TAAGATTGAGGAACACTGGTAAGATATGCTGCTACTTCTATATTCGCCATAGACACGATAATATATCTGTCTATATACACATCTAAACAAAAGCATTCCTCGAAAGACTTTATAAGTGATAAATGGGAAGCACGGGGCTTGAACCCGTAACCAAAGGTTTATGAGACCTCTGCTCTTACCAATTGAGCTAACCTCCCAATAAAAATATTTGGCAGAGCAGATTGGACTCGAACCAACAGCCCGCGGAATCAAAATCTGTTGCACTACCATTGTGCTACTGATCGATTATTTTGGTGGACTGAGATGGATTTGCACCACCGACACCGTACTCTTCAGGCACGTGCTCTACTAGCTGAGCTACCTATCTGAATAGCTCCTAAGAGTGGAATCGAACCACTAACAGATGATCAAATAATCTCTGCTCTACCATTGAGCTACTTAGGAATAAAACTGGAGCGGATATCGAGAATCGAACTCGAAACATCTGCTTGGAGGGCAGAGATTTTGCCATTAAACTACATCCGCAAAATTTATTTTGCGGATTATCCCGAAGGAATATACATCCGCTAAGATAGAAAAGGAAACCTCTTCTCAACATGTTAGGGCCCCGGCGCTAACATGTCACAGCTCATCGCTACGAATCGCAGATTCTGCGATGAGCTGTTTTTAATACACTGGAAACTTATTTTCACATTTATTTTGTTTTTAAAGATAGAAAGTGTAAACTCTCTTTTTGATTCATTAATGCATATTTATGAATCAAATCTAAACTGCAGATCTCAGACGATGACAACCCCAGTTGGAAATCGTCTGAGATCTTTCTCTTACGATAAAACCTTAATTTTATTTTCCTTCAATTCGATTCTACTTTTTTGTTTTATTTCGTTCAAAAATTTTTATTAAACCTTTTTCTTTGAACATATAAGATTCTTTGAATCCAATGCGCTCCAAAGATCTTTTGTAAATTTTAAATCTTCTTGGCGTACTGCCAGAAACAAATAAAATAATTTTATCTTCTCTTGGCATATTTTTAAAAATAACACTTGGTAATTCTTCTATAAGGAGCTTAGCATACAATAGTGCTTCTAAGCTTCCGTATCCTGAACCATTATTCGAGTGATAAATGTTATCAGTTAAAGATTTACGTTTATGAATAACACTTAACACAATATTGAAGCATAAAATTCCATTATAGATATCAAATACCCATGATTCCAATGTAAGTGTATTTTTCCCTACTTTTGTTTTATAGGCAAAATATGCTTCATTTCCAACGTATGAATACCATTTATCATATGGAATTTTTTCAACTTCCATTTTTGATCTCTTTTATTTTAAGATCTCATAGTGATGTAATCTCTCTTCTTTAGATAACATTTTTGTCCAATTAACCTATAGGCTTTTTATCTGTATTAAGAAAAATCACATCTTTATGAGATCTTTTTATTATAAAATATTGCCGTTTAATTTCTTTTTCAATTCAGGTGTCAATCTTGGTAATGGATACCATGCTATATCAAATTCTGGATTGAAAATATCTTTGCGGCCGACACCATATTTTGACACACACCACACTTGTTTGTTTTTGGGTGGTTGATCAATAGAGGGGTCAAGGCAATACACCTGATCTGTTGTTAAAACTTCCATTTTGAAGTCCTTTTAAAAAGAATTTGACGAGATATATTAAACTCTAGGGACAACTCGCGCTTTTATACATCCATTTCTGTACGCATCTATATTAAATATGCGAGTTTCAGGATCTGTATATTTAAAGATTGTACCCAGAGATAATCCCAATTCTCGTCTGACTATGTGACACGAAAGATATTCTTTATTATTTATAATATATCTTTTTGAATTATTAATATTAGACTTCCTGTGCAACTCTTCTGAATCATACCAATTATCTCTTTGTGTTCCAATTGCTAAATGTTCTGGATTACAACATTTTGTATTATGACAAAGATGACGTATAACCAATCCATTAGGAATTTCTCCATATGTTTTATTGTAGACATACCTATGAGTTGTCCAATATTTTTTATTTTCCATTAATTGTCCATAGCCAGCAGATGTAACTGATTTTCGCCAATTCCAACAGCCAGTTAATGGATCAATAATTATATTTGCTTTTATTCTTTCCATTTTTATTTAATTAATTTGGCAGGCGGTGGAGGAATCGAACCTCTCAGCTCCATCCCACTTTTTAACTACGAGTTTAGAAGACTCGTGTGGGGACACCGCCCTTATTAATATACTCTAACCCAATTGAGCTACGAGCGCATTAACTTTTAAAACATTTAATACAAATTTTCACTATACAAATCTTGTCCAGCTAAATCTGTAACATGTTGCGAACCAACAAGACGTTTAATTTGTTTTCTAGCGATAGCTATTTCCATCGCTTCTTTGCGATTAACAAATCTTTCTCTATTGGTGTAAAAACCTTGTTCAATTTCTTTAAATTTGCCGCCGATAAGAGAATGCGCCTGAACTAAAGCATCTATTTGGCAATGCATTGCTTTATCATAATGACGAGAACCTAATACAATATATTCAGTATTGTCCACTTTTCCCTTTACAGCAGAACAAACAATCATTTCTTCCATTTTCTACACCTTTATTGTTTTGTTGGTCCTAAAAATTTGTTCAAAAAATATTTGCAAACCATTTTTACATATGCTATAATTAAAAAAATAAAATAACCGACACAAGGGATAAAAATATGGAATATGTAATTAATGAAACAAATAATATTTTAACAGCTATTATTGAAAATTTTGAAATTGGAGATACAGATAAAGAAAATGCTTTACTTGAACTTCAAATTATGGTTGAAGCTATTAATGAAGCTAAGCAATATATCTTATCTAAAAAATAAAAATAGGCCCGACATAATGTCGGGCTTTTAATTTCAATTACATTTCAAATCCTCAACAATACGCAGATTGTAATAATTTACATCGCCTTTGAATGTGTGATAATTTAGACATACTTTATTTTTAATTGCCAAATCAGTTGAAACATATTCACCTTGGGCAAGAACTTCTTTTCCGTTACTTAATTTGATCTGATAAATTATATTATCAGGATCATTCTTTGAAATATAAATCTTTTCTAATATTCCATATTGACAGTTATCTTTGCTTGCAACTTTTAATGAAAAAACCAAAAATAATAATGCAACCAATAAGGAAATAAGGATAGGTAAGATTGATTCAAAGAAAATATATAAACACTTATTAAGCAAATTCATTTTGTTTTTACAAATCTTTTTAATAATATTTAAAACACCAAAAAGATATAAGAAAACAAAGAAAATGATAATTGATAAAATAATAGTAGAATAAATAATATTCATTTTAAACTTTCAATTTTAATCCAGTATTAATAACAGCTTCAACCCAATTCTCAAAATCAAAATAAATTTTGATAACTCTTTTCCCATCTTCAATAATAGAATTCATATAAGCTGAAACAATAAATGGATCTCCGTATTGATCGTGAAGAAATTTTAAACTATTTTTCAATACATCTTTTTGAAAATCGTAACAATCAACAAGATCGTTTAGAAGTATCTTATCTAATTCTGATCCATAATTTACTTTTTTGAAATCAAAATATTTAAGACCAATAGAAACATATCTAATATTACCGGCGATCATATATGGATGAAGATTCTTTGCCATCTTTTCTAATTCTGACAATTTGTCTTCTTTAACTGAAGCCTGATAAACATCAACATAACCCTCTTTGGAGCTTATTGCCGCTACCTGTGAATTCGGCAAATTCATTTTCTTCTCCATAAGTTTTTTCCTTTACCTTTAATTATCAAAAGCTTCAATCAGTTCTTTAACGCTGGCTAATAATACTGTATCAACAGCTAATTCTGCTCCAACATCAATTGCCTTATCTGCGATTAATCCTTCTTCTACGCCAAGAATATCCTTTGCCGTATCAGTAAAAGGAGAAATTAATTCATCTAAGAAACCTAACATATCGTTTCTTTTTAACTATTGACAAGAAGAAACAATATAATCGTAACAACTGTAATCGTCAGAATTAGTGTTATCATTTTGATTATTTCCCATATTGTAATTTTGATCATCATCTCTTTTATTTTGATGATGTCTTTTTTGTTTCAATCTTTCTCTTGATTCTCGAATTATTTTATCAAGGGCTTCACTAAGGTTTGGATTTTCTAACCAATTTTGATACAGATGTTTTTCTTTGTTATTCATTTTGTTTTCATTTCTTATAGATACATTTATATCAAGACCCTACCCCTTGGAACCCAATAATTAAATCCCGCGCCGCTTACATGCAATCACTATTCTTTAATTATCTTCTTTATTTATTTAACATCAATTTTATTTAAGATGTCAAAACAAATAAGAAATGTTTCCAAGCTAAGAAAAGGACTTCGATTTCCTTTTCGGATAGGCCTCAATAATTATTAACATGTTTCTAAATAACAAAGAAAATAATCTTAGAGAGGACGAGGACACTAGGACAAGATCTCAATTTAGATGGCTTAACATTTTCCTAGTTGATGCTCCTAATCAACACATTGTTGCATTAGGTGACACCAGTTGTAAATTATTCTTATCAGGTAACTTGATAACGTTCAAGCCGAGAAACGCCTTGGAGAGCTTAGTAACGTCTATTACCAAGAACAACAAACTTTTTATGAGTTCCACCTCGATCTGTTATTCCTTTATTGATAATCTAAGTATCCGTCTTTTCCTTGCTTAAGGGAAAAGAAATTCCAATTTGGGGTAAACCTATTTAATCTCTGGTCCAATTGTACAGAGCCATCGGTCTTAAAATGGGATAATTTACAACTATGAACTTATTGTTTCTGTCTTTAAGTTTCTTTTTATTATGAGTGACAATTCTCATAACCCAAGATGATTTGTTAAATCAAGATGGAAAGTTCATACTGGTAATTTTATCACAATCTGATTTCATGTCAAAATATTTTACATTCTTTAACAGAACAGATGGTAATTTCTTTAAAGCTAAAATGCCCTCAGAATCATTTTTAAGACCATTTGGTATCTTAGATAGATAATCATACCAATAAAGAAATAAATCAAATCTGAGAGCATCCTAGAGCCGTTAAACGCTATTGTTTAACGTCTTACATTAATACGAGAAACTTCACCTTTTGTTTTGGAGTAAACAATAACATTTGCACCGGATTCTGATGTCCATCCGTGTGAACTAGAATAATTGTCCCTTGGTGCCAATGTTTGATGTTGTTCAACAATAATCCCAAAAGCTTCTTTAACACGGCGATGATGTTTATCTCCCATATGTGCATAGCGGTACTTGGTACGTCCCCATGCTTCTGGAAATAAACTTGGTGCAAACTGATGCATCTTATCAAATTGAACTTTATCGCCATGATGATACATTAACATTGTGTCTCCAAATTCAATGCAATAAAAAGGATTAGAAGACTTAACAACATTGACATTTTCATCGTTCAGATAATAGTAGCTGAATAATTCTTGCAGCCATAGAGATCCCATTGGATCATGATTGCCTTGTGCAATTAACAAGGTTACTGTGTTTGCTTTTTGTTTAGCTCGCTGTACAAGATAATCAATAGAACGAACAGCTAATCCAATTAAATCTGGATAACGTTTATCCTGTGCTAACACATGGCGCGATGCTGGTGTAACTGGTAACAATGAATCACTGTGAAGGAAATCACCAAGAATATTAATAACAGCATATTCAGTTGCGGGAACCATCATTGTCATTTCATCAATAACTTTGACAAGTTTCTCAACAGCAATATCTGTATTCCATTCTTCTCCAGATTCATCTTCACTTGCCATCATACCTAAATGATAATCAGCAATAGTATATTGAGCTAATAACCCATTTGAACTAATAGGCCGCGCGCCGATAAATGCAGGAGACTGTACTCCAGAAGCTTTAAACGCCTCAACAGCACTTTGAATAGTCTTAGCAATCAAATTTGCTTTAACGTCTTCTTTAACCCATTGCAATTTAACATTGCCTTTAGCATCATAAAGAGTAGAAGTGCCTTTAACTTCATTTACAACTGAAGGCTTATCTTCTATTGGTACTAATTTAACATCTTTTCCTCTAGCCTCTTCAATACGGCGCCATACTCTTTTAATAGCACTAGTAATGGTCCCATTAGAACGATTCAATTTGCGAGCAGCTTTTCTAATAGACCGCTCTTCAAGAATTGTTTTAAAAATTCTTTTTTCACTATCGCTATTAGCAAAAGCCAATAGCTCTTCAAAATCATACTTTGAATTCATATTTATTATTCTTATTCTCTAAAATTCAAACAATCTAAAAAACAAGGGCCGACAGCCCTCAGCACGTTTATTTTCTAAACGCTTCCTTACAAATAGCAATTTCACTTGCAACAGTTGTAACTTTGCAATCTATCTTATAATTGCCTTGAGTCTCTATTGATTCCTTACTATTGTTTAAAGACCAAATATAGAAAGAAGAAGCCAATAATATCAAAACAATAAAAATAACATTTTGTTTCGTACTTCCTGAATTACTCTTCATTTAAAAACTCCAAGAAGAAAATAAGACACAAGTATAACAGCCCAAAGGAAGCTGAATAGGAAAATCAAACCTCTTTACCTAAAACCTTTTTACTTGGGATTTTTGTAAACATCTAAAGGGTAAACCCTAATTATCTAACAATAAATAAAGAGTAAATTGTAATCAACTAATTTCTAATCTACTGATACCCTAATAGGAAAAGTGAGAATGCCTTTACCATTTGGCTATTCGCCCGCTAGGACAAAATCGGATTCGAACCGATAATTTTTCTCTTATACCAAATATATCAATATTATGCGAGTGTTCAATTCGCTAATTAGTAATTACAATTTATATCCTCAAATTGTCAAAAGGGATTTGTTCTTCAGTTTTCGTTATACTCGTATCTTATTATTAAAAACTTATTTTACATTTAATTTGTTTTACCATTCATAGGTAATAACAGTGCCAACATTAGATGTTGTAATTGCCACATTCAATTCTTCATCAAATGCAGTAATCAATTGGCCTTGTTCTTCAAGATATTTGCGATAATCAAAACCAGCAATAACTTCACGCAATTGACTGCCATTGATGCGCATGATTTCAAGATCACGAACATCTTTTGCCATATTAGCAGGAATGTTGGCAATCATATCTTCGGCTTTTTGTTTGCTATCTTCAACAACTTGTTCAGCAACAGCAACTTGATTTTTGATTGTGTTGTACAAAGCACGTTGATTTTCAAGCTGTTTGCGGATCATTACGGCTTCAAATACAGTGTAATCTTTGCCACCAATACGAATTGTTTGTTCCAAATTTGATTTTTGAATCGCATTTGTCAAAGAGACAAGTTCTTTGCTTAATGATTCAAATTCATCAAGATATGCTTTAGAGCGTTTTTCAAATGCAGCAACACCTTCTGATGGTTCACCTTTTTCATTGCGTTTACAATTCAACACCAAATCAGTGCCAACCAATGATGTATTGCGCAATGTAGATAGATTTGTAAGCTGTTGAATGCGTTTTTCCAAAATCTTTTTACGTCCCAACGCAGCATAAACAGTAATTTTACTTGAATTCATTTTTAACTCCTAAGTTTTAAAATAATCAGACGCAGATACTCTGCGATGTTCAGCAACAAAAGAATTTGATTTACAAACTATTTTTAAATAATTAAAAACAGATGTTAAAATATTTCCTTCGTCTTCAATGATAACCAAAGAACCTTTATCAGATTCCCACATAAGGTTGTTTTTATTTACATCATATTTAAAGAATTTAGAAATTTTAATAAAGCCATCTTTATTAATGACTATATTATTAATTCCTGTATGCTGTATAGCTTTAGCAATATCTTTTAAAAGATCGTAAATAGGAAGATTAATGGAATCTAAACAAATTTCATTAACCAACTTTTTATGATTAATAGAGAAAGATTCATACCAGCCAATATGTAAATAATATTTACCATGCAAATAAGTAGCCGGTCGGGACATTTTAACGCAACTTTTTGAAATAAAAACAAACAAATCAAAAAGAGAATCAAATACAAGTTCGTACGTATTGTCGTCATATTTAAATAATTTATATTTAGCACGAGGCAAATTATTTGGAATCAAAGAAAAGATGTTTAAAAACCAATCAAGCACTTTTGAAATTTTCAACATATTTATCTCCAGATGTCAAATTGTAAAGTGCTGGACAAAGATTATCTCTAACCAATCTATATAATCCATCTAATTTAAATTGATTAGGATCTTCAAGGAAATCTAAATCTGCATCAATCGCCACTTTAACAATTTCAGATCGATTTATTTTTTCAAAAGGAAGAGATACTTTTAAATTCTCAAATTTCAGAAAATCTAAAAGATTCACTTCATTATTAGTGAACAATTGCAATGCCTTATTTTCAAAGAAGAAATCTTTTGTAATGCCGAAATAGACTTCTTCAATGCTAGTTGATTTAACAATTGTTTTGATAACAAAGTTCATGGCTTCAAATAAATCTTTAACGCCTTCAAATGGTGTATCAAAATTAACCATTTCAAGTCGGCAATTATCATATCGATCAACAGATTTTTGAACAGCCTCTAAAATAGATAATTTAAATGAGCTATTATCGGACAAATGTACAGCAAGAATAGATTCATACATTGGAGACAAATGATCCAATAAATAGGCAGATACAGGTCCACCAGAATGCATAACAACACAGCGGCGGGATTTTGCTATTGATACAACAGGATCTTTTACAGTTTGCTTAGGCCCAGATTTTGAATTTGACCTAGATTTAATTCTTGCATTCATTTTTATATAACTCCAAAATTTTATTTAACAACTCTATTTTTAAAGAAGTTTCAGAATACATAGTGACATCTTTTCCAATATAACGAGCTTTATCCCAACTCAAATTAAAAACAGTTTCATTTAAAAAATGCTTAATTTGAATATCAGAAACATTTTCTCCAAAAATGGAATCAATTTCAGAAATCAATTTGAAGAGAAAGTATTTATATAAAAAACAATCTTTCTCTTCTTGTGTTTTTAATTCCTGCTTTAATATCTCACAAAGAGACATTTTAAACTCCAAACATAGAAATAGGAAGTCGATCAGAAATGAAAGCAAGCTGTTCAGCGGGAAGTTGATTTAAAGAATCTTTTAATTCTTCAATAGCAATAAATGGAAGTTTCATTGACACCAATTCTTCCTGATCTTGGCCACAAATATGAATAAGACCTTCAACCTGCATTAACGCAATTTTGCGATTACGTTTGCCATCTTTACCAAATGCTAATTCACACACTTCAAAATCATTCTTAACACCTGATGCAATCAAGTTAAATAAAGCAGGATCATTATTCGCTTTATGTAAAGCAAAACGATATTCAGTTTTAGTAAACAAATAAACAGATGCAATTTTGAAAAGTTTAGCTTTCACAAAAGCACGTTTACGACGCATTTTTAGATTATTCATAATTTAAATCTTCTAATAAAAATAATGGTAAAATCAACACAGAAAATGAATATTGTTAGTCATCTTTTGCTAAGAATTTAATTGAAACAGGATTTCCCTTAGTATTAAGTAAAACACCATATGCAAGAGCGCCAAATCGATGATCATTATCGCGCACTTCTTTATATTTTCCAAAAATAGAATATAGCTTAACACCATTTGCTAGTGCCATTTTACAATACAGCGGCACACAAAGCAGCATATTGCCATCATTATCTTCTTTCCACACTTGCCAGCCAAGCAATTTAAGCAACTCTACATCATCAGCAGTAATGCTATCAAGCATTTCCTGTGTAATGCCTTGATAACACAATTTACGAATTGAACATAATTGCTCACGACAAAATTCATCTGACCAAGTATCATATTCAATTGCGCTAGCTGCTTCAATTGCAATGGCTTTTAATAGGTTAGAACAATATCCAATAATAGGCTTCATAATAATCTCCTAAAAATTAATTCCGAAAAATATCGTTAACCATGTCGCAATATTTAGCTGCAGATGAACGATCAGAATAACAAACACCTCGGCGCATTCGACAAAAATCAACGTCGCGGCCATCCCATACAGAATTTCTTACGCTAAAATAGTTGTCATAATCATCAGCATGAACATAGTAATAAACACTGCCTAAAATTGGACTAAACCTGTTCATCATTTAATTCCTTAAAAAATTAGTTACAAAATCATAGTGCTCTTTATTGACGATCACACCATCAGAACAGTTACGCAAATAACATTTACACTTACCAACCTGTATTAACATCAGATGGAGTTGTCGCCGCATCTGATACTAATTTATCAACATGCTCGTTCAATTGATCACCATTATGTGCTTTAACATACACAAATGAAACAGAATGAAGTTGCAACAAAGAGTCTAATTCTTTCCACAGATCAGCATTTAAAACTTCTTTTTTATTGGAACCTTTCCAACCATTCTTTTTCCAATTTGTCATCCATAATTCACGACCATTTTTAACATATTGACTATCAGTATGAAGAGTCACTTTACATGATTTCTTCAATTTCTTAAGAGCCATAATAACAGCTGTAAGTTCCATTCTGTTATTAGTTGTGTCAGGAATATGCCCACTGTCTTCAACTTTTACAGATGGATCGGATTTAATAAAAAGATAATACGCCCAACCTCCAGGGCCAGGATTACCTTTACATGCGCCATCTGTATAAATTACAACCTCATTCTTCATTTTAATCTCCTATTTATGAACAATGTCATGATGTTTCAAATTTACAATAAACAAATCCTTATTACGTTTAACATTTACCAAGCCCTGTTTAGTTAACTGTTTAACTACTTGGCGAAGTTTCATATCACGGTAAGAATAATAGTTAACTGTAAAGTCAAAACCCTGTTTGTTTTTCACTTCGATAATTTTCAAAACTTTTTCAGGAGTTGGTTTGCGCATAAATTAATTTCCATATAGTTAAAAATAGGTTTTGTCAAATACTTATTTATTTTTCAATTTAATTTTTTGATTAATATCTCGCCGAAATTTATCTGAAAAAATCCCACGAATGATATAATAAAGAATAGCTAATAATATCGCCAATGGAAATGCAATGGCAAATGGAAGCCAAAATGGGGCTATGATCCAATACTAAGCGATATCAATTGCGCCGGAAAGATCAAGCACCCATAATATAATCGTCAAAAACAACGGTAAAGACATTTCAATTTTTATTTTCACACTCCTTAAATAAAACAATTGCCGGAGCTTCTATTAGGACCCCGGCTTAACAGTCAATCAAAGAACATCGCTGACTTCAATTTCACTAACGTCACTTTCATTACCATCAACATAGATTAACCCTTCAGCAATTTTATGGATCTCAAATACAGGCTTAATCATTCTTCCAAAGAAAGAATGTTCAACAAGCAATTCAAACCATTTAAATGTTTCAGGATTATTTAAATCAACAGCATCGACCTCACCCTTGTTATGCATCTTCAAAAACGCACTAGCTAATTCAATTAATTCATTCGTATTTGCCCAAATAGCCAATGTGATAATTGTCATAGCTTCACGTTTAGTATAATGCATTTCATTAGTGATAGTCTTCACAACATTTTGAAGATTCCCTTTATTTTCACCTAAATTCTTAAGCAAAAACTTCTCATGCTGCATCGCGCCGCCCATAATATGTTTGATCGCATTGATAACATAACGTTCAACCGTTTCTGTATAAATATGATCAGCAGCCTGAAATTCAGCATCAGTTAAAGATAGAAATTTCCCATCTCTAAAAGCAAGACGGGCATCTTCACTTTGTTGTTTTCGCAATCCATTATAAAGTTCGGCAATCATACCAAATACCCACGCTTGATTTGTGCCTGGCCCAACTGCGTTCTTAGCCATCGCACTATTGGTTAACAAATCTGGATATGAACAATCACCAGGTTTGTTAAATTCGGCATTGCAATAATAAACTTTATAAGGAGTTTTCCAATTTAACTTTTCAATGCTACTCCATTCATCATGAAGGAAATTTTCATCCCATGCCAACATTCTTTCTGTAACATTAGATAATTTAAATTCTTTCATAAGTTTTTGGAGATATGCGCCAGGAAGTGTAGTGAGTTGCACAAGATCGCCATCTCCATCAGAGTGGCTTTGCATATTCAATGATTTTGAATGCAGAATACAATAACGATTTGATTGAACATCAAGATAATCTTTTAGTTCAAAACCATATGTATCTAATAGATACTGGTTAAATCGTTTTTCATCCCAAACTTGAGATATCACTGTTTGCGTTTTCCATACGTTTTCTTCAACATGATTCGCTAATTCATGCCCGGGACAAACCCAGCTTTATGTTTCCATAAAGACGAGACTATATTACAACTTCTATTGAATAATATTTCAAAATAATATTTGTGAATTTATTATTTTGTTAAACAATAAAAGCCAGAGATCTTTCACAATCGCTAGATTGCTACTCCCATTTCAGGGATAGTCGTTGAGGATCAATTCCACTTAGGATTTAACCCTACTGATTACCTATTGTAACATCATAACACAATATCACATTATCATTTGCGTATGAATATCTATCTTATTCTTAAACCGTTCCATTCTGCCTTACGGCACCTGTTTTGGTTAAGATAGCTTTAAGGAGTTCCAGTATTTAATCTCTGTATGCACCAATGCATGATTTCACTGGTGTCCTAAATTACTTAAGAATGGATTTCTCAATGTAAACGCAACAATACTCGCATCCTTATATTCTTCATTACCTCCGTAAACATATTTATGAAGTTGATTATAAATACTGTGATCAAGAATTACAGTTACGTCTTCTGGTACATACATATCATGAACTTGTTTAAGGTTTACACCTTTTAAACGTGGAACAATCATAGTTTGAATTAATGTTTGTCCACCAAGTTCTGTTTTATACAACATTGCTTTTAATGCAATTTTGTAATGTTTATATGCACATGGACGTTCCTGATTTCTTTCGCTTCGTTTTGGAATAATTTGATAATAAGAATCTTGTCCTTCAATTGCAGCACGGATAATTTTTGATACTTCTACTACAATACCAGGATAAACATATTTACCATCTGTTTGTTTTCCACAGAAACGATTAATAATCTTTGCCGGCGGAACCCTTATATATTTTCCTTGACGTTGTGCACCTAAATTAATATAGAAGCCTTTATTGAATTCTTCATCCAATAGACGACTCATATGCGGCAACAAAGTGCTATGATCAAGGATAAGGTCTGATGTTTTGAACATCTTACCAATTTCTTTAAGGGTGTAAACTTCTTTTTTCTCCGGCGCGGCGAAAGTTGTATTCTTGTCGTGCAAACATTTTGCAATCTCCATAACAGCTTCTTTATCTTCTTCATCAATAAAATTATTTAAGATGATTTCAGCTAAAGGAGACTCTTTGGTTTGATCAATATATCGCAAAGCATTAAAGCTCAATTTCTGGTCTTTAATATAAGCGAAATGACTTCCTAATTCAGTATACTGAATTTGAACAATGCCATACAATTTGGTTTCACGGATTTCAATCTTATCGGCTCGGTTAACCTTGTACTTAATCTTAGGAATTGAAGCAGCCGCCGTATTGATTTCTTCTTCATCGAGAGAATCAAGATGAGTTCCATTTTTAGGAACATAGAAACCATACTTAACAGCAAAAGCGGCCTGCGCAAGACGAACAGTATTCTCTTTGGCTTTAATAGAATTAACGCCACAAACAATATCAACACGTTCAAAGCGGATATTACCGTTTTTGTCAACAAATTCAATATCTCCACAATCTTGCATAACTTTAGTGACACCTTTTAAACCAGTATGACTGGTAATACGAGCATTTCCAGCTTTGTAATAAGCAGTGTAATCAATGCGGATAGCTTCAGAAAAGCCAACCTCTTTGATTTCCTTAATAAGGATTTTATAAACACCATCTACAATAACTGGAACGCCATTATAAGTGCCAAGTTTAACAACGCCGCCTTTAGAAAAATATTCTTTTCCTTCTTCAACTAACAAAGATTCTGGACCATCAAATTCTGTTTCAATATGACGATCTTGAAGAACAATTTCGCGACCAATACGGGGGCTGACTTCAATATCCCCTGCAACCATTCGATAACTATCTTCATCAATCTTTTCATAAACCATCAAGGCATTACGAAAAGTCGAATCTTTTGTAACCAACTGATTATCTTCATTGCGAATCAAATCTTGCAAGAAAATAGCTTCATCAGGTTTCTCAAGGCGGAATGCATCACCATTAAGATGAGTCTTCAATCGCGCAGGCAAAGCTGATTTAACAGGAAAAATAGTATAATAACCGTTTACATCGCCTTCTTCATTGTAAACCAATTCAAAACCAGTTGCAGTTGGTTCGCGACTTAATTCATCAACAGCCACAACAAGCTTGTTGCTTTTAGAAAGCATTGTTTCAGAACCTGGATACAGATTGAAAAACTTAGCATTCTCAACAATAACTTCTTTAGAGATACTCATAATAGCTTTAGAATACAAAGCATCACCTAAAGGGCGATTTGCAACCTCTTTACGGAATTCAATCACGCCACCAGTGTTACTGCGATAGGGATTCAACAGTACAACAACATTAGATGCCTTTAATTCCGCATTGTAAGCACATTTATGAGTATACTCAACAAAATCTTTAATAGCCTCAATATCGCGGCGGATATAAGTAGAAAACACTTCAGGATGCTTAACAGCATCATCCAAACGTTCTTTAAACGCAATGAAAAGTAATTCTAAATGAGAAAGCATTTCCAATGGAACATTCTTATTAATATGACGTGTACAATACACAAAACTTGGCCAACGACAATTTGAATCGAAAAATGAAGATGGAATTTCAACTTCAAAATCCGGTGCCGGAGATTCTGGATTTGATACACACATACGCAACAAACCATTGTGCATATCCCATTTCACACGATCAGGATAAACCAAATCATTTGAGAAAATAGAAAACACATCAGCTAAAGATGCGTATTTGCTGATAACTGGTAACTTACCAGAGTTAGGGCGAATGTTCATAACCTAGTCCTTTCAAGACGGATAAAAACAAAACGCTCTGCAAAAGCAGAGCGTCAACAAAAGACATTAAACCTTAATTGTATAAAAGTAATGTCTACCAAGTTTATGAGAAAGCGCAACTCGTCTCGTTGCAGGTTTCCCAGTTGTATTAAAAAATAAGCTGCCGCGAGTACTATCTTTCCATGCACCAATATGATACAAAGCATATTCTCTGGCAACTTGCTTTTGAATTTTATTATACAAATCCATATTCTTACGGCGATTAACATATCTAGAACCTTCGTATTGATTCTTCATATAAAAATTGCCACAAACAGTATTTTTAAATGCTTTGTGTTCAAGTCTGTTAAACATAACATCTACAACAGCTTTAACACCTCTTTCGCCTTCTATGCCAGCTTCAGTGTATGCCATATCAACCAAACATTTCAATTCAGCTTTATGATTCACTTTTTCAACTGTTCTTGCCATAGCAGGCATAGAAAATAAAAGAAATAATGACATCAACGTTACAATAATCTTATTCATAAAATTCCTTTCACTAAAAAGAAATGAGCCGTATCACACGGCTCTTTTGGTATTAACGTTCCAAATAACGCTTAAGGAGATTACCATGCGCTTTATATTCTATTCGTCACGCTGGAAGACGAAGTAGGAGAATCAATCAACACTCAATTCCCACAACCTATACCATTTTCATCAAACATATTATTAATAAGGTCTTTGCAACAACCACAACAAGTAGTCGCGCCAGTTTTGTAGACTAAATCTTCAAATGTACCGTTATCATTAATATGGTTAATAATAGTTTTATGATTAATATTATTACAAATACAAACAACCATGATTTTAATCCTTTCAGGTGTATGGATATTGGAGCAGATATTTCTACCTGCTCCTCACCACTTTCAACATTACAACAAGGAGTTTTTAAAATGAATAATCAATACGGCGTTGCTGTCTTTCCACTACTGCCGCCATAGGTTCTTATTTCTAAGAACGCTGTCAGAAAGGACTTTACGTCAAATAAATTTGCCACTCAGATTCCCCATTGGTAAAATAGGCAACAAGAAATCTCAACTTTTCTGTTTAAAAATGAAACCTAAGTAGCAAAACTTTTATCAGTGTTGTGAATAAACAACACGTTGATTTGGAGCAGGTTGCCAATAATCATCTTTTGGCATCACTTTCCAAACTTCACCCGCAGAATCTTTTACAGTGCCATCACGATACACAAGGGCGATAGTGCGCTCAATTTGTTCGGATTTTTTGCACAGGATAGATTTGCCAGTGAACAAATTCTGTTTTTTGTCAAATTCAGGAAGAACGTTAATCAATAAACGGTCTCCAGCTTTAGGAAGTTTACGCATAATGTTTATCTCCATTAAGAAATTTGTAAATTATATTACATTTTGATTGTTTTTTGTAACACTAATTATTTGTAAGTGCTATAAAAATGAATCTTACCAACGCGAACTGTTTTAAACATGCGCTGTGAAGGCAATTCACCAGTGAAATTGTATTCCAATGCACCACCGGTATAATATTCAAAAATGCCCATCTTATAGAATATATATAACTTTCGCGCGATAGTTTTTTCACGAGCATAAGAAGTATTCGTCCATCCAGATGAGATTTTATGAATATAAGCTTTATTCCAGGGTTTAACAGCGCGATCATTACGAATAGCACACAAGGTGTTTGCATATCCGTTAGCTGTCAAGCGATTAATAAACATCTCACCAAGGGCTTCTAATTGCGTATTAGTAAACTTTTCATTGCGCTGTTCCAATACAAGAGTCTGTGCAAGACATTCAGCCTCCTTTGGATTTATATAGGGAGCCTGTTGAGCAAATGCGCTACTAATATAAGTAGCCAATGCCAAAGTTGTAAAACATTTATTTAAGTTCATTTTGATACCTTTCACATAAGATTGATTCATAGGGTGATAACCCGGCTTTAATGTCGGTGTCAGTTTTGAGCTTTATTTTACAAACTATCGGATAAATAAAAATTTATTACATTTGTTTGTTTTAATTTCTCAAAAAGAAATCGACATATTATCTATATCGGCATTTTTCTACTGTCGTTTAAAAAGATTCTTCACAATGGCACTTCTAACCAATTCTGAATCATCATTTTCATAGATCTCATATAAAAGCTCTTTGGATAAATTGCGGTTATGTTCAAGATGTCCAATTACAATATAGCCATCCTCAACATCACAAACAATATCTCCAAAGTTCTCAGTTTTATGAACAACCTTGGGTTTATTGCCGCCAAAGAAATTAAAAGATTCCAATGAAAACGACTCAAGAAATTCTTCTTGCAAAAGATTATGATTATTTAAATGGTTAGCATGCCATAGCATAGCACCATTTAAACCGCTTGTTTTTAAATGATTAATAAAAAGATTCTGAATATTCATTTTGAAATCTCAATCAATTATCAAGATTCACATATGGAACCATTGTTACAGATGAAATATCATCTTTAATTTCTTCCCAATTATCGGGAAGTTCATCTTCAAAAACAAATGGAAGTTCGCATTCTTTTCTAGTGCGAACTTCGATATCCACAATAGGATATCCGGTATATTCGTTACAAAGGAAATGTATCGGAATATCTTTATTTGGAATTTTAGATAATTCTTCAATCAATTCGCCGACTGTAAAAGGCCTGGTGCGAACAAAGCGAACCTTTTTAAAATCATAAAAATCATGAACATAAATTTCATGATTTAATTCTAAGCAGTCTACATAATTTTCGCACACATGGCGATGCGCAATTTTTAAATTTGGAAAAGAATTCCAAAAAACATTTGGATACAAATCAAAAGCGCGTTTCTTACCTTCTACTATTTCTGAAAACCATTTTCCAAAACCTTTTGAACGCACAATTTCAAATGCCTGTTCTTCATTTTTAGCAAGAACAATAATAGTCCCGCCAAGACCTATTTCGGGGTTATTTTGGATTAAACCATTAAAGCCATCTTGTTCAAAAACAAACAATTTCAAAAATTCTTTCATTTTACTTATCTCCAGCTATGTATTTATTAATATCAGCTTCATTTTGTTTCTGATAATCAGTATTATGAATTTTATCATCTAAAGTTTTAATTATATATTGAACTAAATCAGATCTGCCATTAGCAGAAATATGCAATTCTTTCTTTTCAGCCATGTTAATAAGATTAAGTTCATAATAATTTTCAAATTTAGACGGACTACGTTTGTAAATCGTCAAATTTAAATTTACACGCGGCGATTGTGATTTATATTCCAAATATTTATACCCATCTGACATTTCAAGACCGGCTAATGTAACCTTTGTATCTGCTTTATTGATTTCGTCTAAAATCTGTCCAAATAAAACATTTTCAGATGCAGACAATTTACTTGGTACAACCTGAGAAGGGCTACATCCAGCTAGGGCAATTCCAATCATGCCAATCTGCACTAGCAGCTTCATGCTACATAAAAGCTTTTTCATAATAATCTCCCAATTATTTTAGCTAAATTCAACAAATTCTACTTTCGGATCATCTAAATTAGTCCCAATAGATGTCATTCCTTCAGTAAAATATACATCCATCTGTTTCATCGAATAAGAACCACCACAATTATCATATATAATAATCTCTGCGTCCTTATTGGCGATATTATTCAATTGTTCAATCAATTCTTTAACAGTCATTTTAATCTCCTTAAAAGTTGTTTTTTGTCTTAAAAAATCTACAAAGTAGTTTTTTGATTTATCAAAAAGATACCGACACGTTTTTGCTATTCAACGCGCCGGCATTCTTTTTATTTTTCCAATTCAACTTTACTTGTAACATCAGAAGCTTCTTCAAGTTTGCCATCAATGAAGGCTTTAATAACTGGATACACTACCCAGCCTACTAATGCAAGAATAGCAATTTCTGCTAAAAAGATAAGTGCTTTTGGAACAAAAAAAACAATAAAACCAATAACAGAAACAACTGTTACTGCTTTAGGAAGTGAAATACTTCCATTTTTGTTATAAAACAAACGGGCACAAATAATATTAAACGCGCCGGTCATTTTCTTTTGAACAGCTTCTTTCATTTTAATTCCTTTCCTATTGATATCTAAATCATCAGGATTAAACTTTTCAGAAGATAGTATAAACAAATAAGCATTATACTAAGCTCCCCATTTTAGGATTATTAAAGCAACTCAATTTTTCTAGAATTGCGCTTTTTCCTTCAGTAGAAGCTTTATCTTTTAATGCTTTCAAAGTCCATTTGGCTGGATAATCAATCCATTTACCATCTTCGAATTTTTGATAACCATACATTTTAGACAGCACAAATAATGTGCAACCAAATATCAAACCAGTAGCGGCGCCAATAACAAATCCAGACATAGTTCCAGATATTCCACAAGCAAAACCAATAAGCAATGAGAATACAAGGTCTACATACGCTTCATATCCTAAAACACGTTTCAGAAATGTTGGAGATGCTTTAGCCATAACAGAAATAATTGCTAGACTAGTTACAAGCGAACCGAAAACAATCATAGAAATCATTTTGATTCTTCCTTATTTGTCGAGTTTAAATTCTTCATGATCATAATCGTAAAGTTCTTTAAATGAAGTAACTTTAGATTCAAGAACTTCTTGACGTTGTTTTTTAATTTCTTCAGCTTTACGAAGTATTTCTTCTTCGCGTTCTTTTTTCTGTTCCTCAGAATATTCTTTCATATCAGCACTTACGTCCTTACAAAGCAAATAAACGGAACGAATAATTTTTCCAGAATTAAGAAGACCCCAAAGAATTAAAAAAGTAATTGCAGTAGCTAACATAGTAAACTCCCTTTAAAATCATTTTGGCGCGGGCGTAAATATTTTAAGCCCATTAAAAATGAAGAAACAAATCAATCCAAACAAGATAATCTTGAATGAAAACCCAAAAATAATAAATGAAGTGTAAGTTTCCATTTAGTATTCCTTTCTTTATTTAAAGAATTTGAGAACTAAGCTTCCCATTTCATTTGGATAAAGAATAAAGGCCCAAAAGATGCCTGTTACAATAAAATCAAAAGCGATCCAACTTTTACGAACATTCACTCTTTTTTCTCCAATAATATAAGTGATAAAGATAATAATAGGGATCAATGCACCAAACAAATAGATAAAGTAAATCCACGGCGCGGCAAAGATATTAATATCCATATTAAAATGAACCTCCAATTTAAAATTGTTTAAAAAGTTGATAAACAAATAAAAAGAATAAGTCTTAAATTAAAAATAACAATACAAAAACAAAACAACAAAAAGAGACAACAAACAGACTATATTGAAATTTAAAATTAAAAACAAAATTCCTCTTATTGGTTTATAACCTTTAATTAAAAAATAATAAAAGAGAGAACCATATCAAATAAGATATGAAATCCTCTCCTTCATGAACAACATTTCTAATTTGTTAAAGAGCAAAAACTGATATCCATGTAACCTATAACGCGTACAAAATAGGAATAAAATAAAATGCTAAACAGCAAAAGTTTTGCGAACTGCTATTTAAAAAAGGAAAAGAACAATATTACACATGGTTATCAAAAAGATTGAAGAGAGCCCTATAAATAAGGAGCTCTCCATTTAGATGTTATTCATCTTCGAACAGATCATTATCATCGACAGATACCAAAGGTTCAGCTTCTGCTTTAGATTCAGATTTACGATTCAAAGACTCCCGGCGGCGCTCTGATTCTTTACGAACACGTTGAACAGGACCATTGTCTTTCTTATTGGTAGAAACACCAACAGGAGCAACATCTTGAGTCAACACACTCAGATCAAAATCATTAGCATCATCAGCACCAACAACATCAACAGCGCCAAATTCTACACTGCTATCTTCTTCAGAAACAGAAGAAGCCAAAGCACCAAGTTCAAAACCAGCAGAACGAGACAAACTATAATTTTGAACATTAATACGAGCAGTAACACACCAAGGAGCAGGAACAGCATTATCATCAGGTTCAAAACGAGATTCAAACCCAACAAGATTACCATTCTCAAAATGAATCACATCATTACGAGAAATTGCTTCTTCAAAAATTTCCGCGCGGGATAAACCATTGCGAACAGAAGCATTACCAATAGAAAACATAACAACACGAGCAAACGTTTCTTTACCATTCAAAGTATCAAAAGACACTTCACGACGACTAAACTGAGTACCAGTATATTCGTCATCAGATACAGAACCGGCCGCGCCGGTATTACTAATACCATAAGTATAAGCAGGATATAAAATATCACATTCTTTATTGATATTAATAACACCTTTACCAATAATACGTAAAGAAGTGTCAACAGCTAAACGAGAAAAAGCTTTAGGAGCTTTACGAACATCAACTTGTTTAACAGTACCATTAATAACAGCAGGAACAGTATCAAGTTTAAAAGAAGCTGTATCAACAACAATAGCATTACAAGCATTAGCAGGAATGTATAAGACAGCAGAATCAATTAAAGCACCAATAGAAATAAGACGAGCATATTCATCCAAATAATTTTTCAGATACGCCTTAAACGTAGCAATAGCACCATTATTTCCAAGTGCTTTAGGTAAACGCTTGATTTCGCTGTTATTTAGCGATATAAAGATTTCGCCGGAAGAAATTTCTTCAAAATATTTCCATGCAGTAAAGACGTTCAGAGCTTCACGATTCAGAATTGCATAATCAGACTGCGGGAAATCAGCTGAAGGACACACAGGAAAAGTGCTCAAACGAGATTCACTGATAGAAAGAGCATTAAACACAGGTTGCGTCTCTAACATATTGAAATTAAAGGCATTATTGTTACGAACTTTAGATGCACGCTCAAAATTTGTGTCAGAAACACTGAAATGATAGCCATCATCAGCATTTACGGCCGCCCAGCAAGTTCTTTGGCGCTTTTGCTTGCTAAAAAGATTGTTTGAAATAAAGTTTTTGATTGCAAAAAGATTCACTGAAAAACCGCTAGGATGCTCAGAATCTTCTTTCACGCTCAATTGATACAAAAGACGCGCATTTTCTTTCGATGGCAAATGCACAATTCCAGAAATGTTATGAAAAGTGTTTACTGTGTTTTGTTGTTCAAGATTCAAAGTTTGGTCCAAATTTAAGTTCAAATCGTTCATTTTTCGATTCCTTCTAAAAAGAGTTTACATTTGTGCGATAGCACGTTCATTGAAGTTCGTTTAAGTTCACTTTAAATCTGCGCTAGCAGTTTTTTGAAAGAGATTTTAATCGAATTTCAAAAATATACCGACACAATTATCAATAACAATGCTTAGTTTACTTTAAGTTCACTATACTTATTGATGTACTTACTTTCTTAAGGGACTTTTTCGTCTTTTAGTTTACCAATACAGGGAATATTAGTATTTCCCGCGCCAGTGTTTTAAAATAAGCGCTTTTACTCTTGATTTACTATCTTTATTGTGCACTCTCAAAATTGATGTTTTATCTTTCCTAGGGAGATTTTGACACTTCACTTATGAACCGTTATCTTGCTTGTTCACAATCCGCATGTTTATTAGGCTTTCAGCGCTTTGTATATCAAGTTCACATATTTTTCATTATGCCAAATATACTTTTTCTAATGGCGGCAAAGGGAAGCGAACTTATATTTTCAAGATTTCTTATTCAATTAAATTGTATTCTTGTGTTTCAGTTTCTTATTAAACAGATTCACATTCTTTTCTAAGCGAGTGATACCAATGCTTTGGGTGAAGTCTCAAATATATAGAAATGTATTTCAATTAAAGACCGACACAACTGAGTTGATAAGAGTGTTTGTTTTCTCCGGGAGAAAACTTATAAACCTTTAACAACTGATGTGCTATCTATTTAAAGTCTACATATTTATTGGACTTTTCCTTATTATATTAGTAAGTTAACATACTTTTCATTATACGGTATACACTTTTTCTAATGCTGGCTTCCGAGCGATGATAATCAAAACCTATAATCCTATGTATTTTTGGTATTCAATTTTTCTTTATTTCTATTTATTTGGATTTATATGGTTTTCTCAATCCTGCATGAATACTGGATTCTTTGATTTGAAAATATAATAGCTTTCGCTCGCTTTCGTTCGCTCTCTTAAAAGTGGTTTTGTTTTCCTAGGGAGAATTAGAGAACCTACTCTAAGATGTGCTATCTTTACTAAGAAGTATTCCTTATTATCAATAGGAACAGACACATATTATTAATGAATAGTCTTATAATTACCGCCGCGCCGGTACTTTATTTGTGCACCTAGTTTATATGTCTTATTCCTCTATTGGCTACTAACACCATTAATAAGAGACTTAATGAACTTAATCTTAGATGTTTTATTTCTATTAATAGGAGACACACATATTAGGAGATGTATGTTTATTATCAATAGGGAAATAGTTGCACACTTCCCGCCGGTGAACTTTATCTTTATACACTCTATTAATAAAAACTGCACTCTCTTTATTAAGGACAGATACACATCTCGCGCCGGATGTATTTTATTTATCAAACAGAGTAGTGCTATTTATTCTTCTATTGGATAACTAGACAATTATAAAAGCCTCTACGCAATTTTATGCTAAGGTTATAAAAGTTGTTCCTTATCCAGATAAAGCACTTTTGAAATCCCTAATATTTTATGCTAATCAGATATCGTTTAGAACATCTTTTTAACATTTTATTGTTTTAGAGCAATACAAATAAATATCGCCGCCGATGAATTTTTATCACTAAGATGTGAACCATAACACTTTGTGTAATCCCTATTAATAAGAAAAGGGATTCAATTCTTATTAATGGGAACTATATTAACATCTCGCGCCGATGTTTTTATTGCTATCTATATCAATAAGAGATGTATTTCTAATATATGAATTACTTCTCTAACCAATAGGGAATAGATAAGTGTAGTCCCGCGCCGATACCTTTTAGCATCAAGAGCAATAATAAAGCAACAAACAATCATAATAGAACAGACACTATCACTAATAGGATATATCTCTATATCTCTATTGGTTTACTTCTTAATGTATTCATGTTCGTGTTCACTTCTAATAATGTGTTCGCTTGTATTGTTCACAATGCGCTCGTGTATCTAACTAAAGTTACTAAAGTAGAAAGCTGCTCACATTCGCTCGCAGACACTTCTGATGTGTTTTCTTTTGCGCTTCGTGTTCACTCGCGCTATTGGTTTGTTTATCCATTAACAACTGGACATCGATAAGATTGTGGTTGTTATTCTTCATAAATATCTGCAGAGCAGCTTTTTGAGTTCATCTCAAAAAGATACCGACATACTTTTGCTAAGGGATACTTCTCTTTCCTATTGGTACACTTGTCATAAAAGAGCCGACACATTTGTATCGACCCTCTATTGGTTTACTTATAATACTTGTTCATGCGCAAATAGATGTCGCATTGGTTTTGTTCTCTTGGGATGTGTTTTACTTTTTCATTATCAATACGAGATACAGTGTATTGTGAATCTGTATAAATAACATCCGCGCCGGGATATTTTTCTAGCGCTAACTGAACCGCTTTCAATTCAGCTTCATTATTATCCCCATTGAACATCTCTACATGACCTTCAAACATGAGTTCATCACAGTATCCAATCAGGTAGAGATTGTATCCAATACGTTTAGCATCACAATAGATGATAGACATTAGGCAGCATCTAATTCGCCGGCGAGACCTTTTGCAATCAAACCTTTACTACCAGATTTGCCAAAGTCTTTTGTTGTAGCTGCATCAACAATGCCAAGAATAGTGCGGAACACAGTGAACACTAAAGCAACAGCTGCTTTAACGATGTACCAAACACCATTAACCAAATAAGAGAATGCACCTTTAGCAAAGTCCCAGCACAAACCAACTGTATTTTTGAAACCAACAGTGATTTTGTGAGTCCAGGTTTCTTTTTCTTCTTCAGGTGTATTTTCTACAGCCGATGTCAACACTTCCATTGCTTGCACAGCTTCTTCTTCAGTTGCATGGGTTTGTTCCAATGCGCCATAATAAGATTTAGCGGCGGCATCTACAATTTCAATGCCAGTTGCTTGTGTCAAAACGTTATTAGGATCAACTTTAACTTTGTATCCTTCCATTGCCAAGATATAACGGCGAACAGTAGAGAACACATTACCGAATGACTCAGTTGAACCATCATAAGCATCAACTGCTTCTTCGATTTGTTCAAACAGTTTAGCTTGAGCTTTGCCAGCTTTAACAGTTTTAACGATTTTGGATGCTTCAGCTTTGTCGAGATTAACAGATTCGGGAGTCAAATAATTCAGGCCTGGAACTTGTGCTTCAGGGAAAACGAATTGAGTGTTTTGTTTAGTAGGAGTAGTCATGGTAGTTACCTCTTCAGTTGGTTGGTTATCAGATTGGGTTTTGGTTTCTTCAACAATAGAAGAAAAGAACGCGGCCGCTAATGGACCAATGTCATTCAGAGACGTAATCACATAATCTTCGACATAACATTCGTTGCCAATATTGGCAATAGTTCCCTTATTGGTATAATAACCAACAAGAGATGCGTATTCAGCACAGAGCTGAGAATGTTTTTGTTCAGCAACTTTTAATTGATTTGTAAACAAAGGTCCTTTCTTTTTAAAAGAAGGAATCTGTTGTTCTAAGCGTTTAATATTTGTTCGAACAATATTTAACCGTCTTTTCAATTTAGCCGGCGACAATGTTTTATCAATTTGAACAGTTTTCATCTAAACCTCCAATAGGTTGTTTCTTCAAAAAAGAACCGACACATTTTGTATCAGTTCTTCTATCTGTTAAACCAATCCTAAATGTCGTGCCAGTCCATTGCTACAATTAAAACTAACAGTCCAAGTATTAGGATCGTATTGAATATTGCTAATAGAGTCACGACAAGTTACCCCGCGATGATTTTTAAAGATAAAGTTCATAGAACCAGCCATAGTTTCAGGTTGGAAACCTGTTTTGTCCATAAAAGTACGAACATCAATTTGTAGTAACACGGCATTCTCCTTTTAATAGGGATTCAACATTGCCATTGGTATCCAGTATCTCAACATCAACACTTTTAGTCACCGGTGTGAACCAACGGCTCTTTTCTAATTTGTTTGGAATGTCTTCTAAATAAGAATCCAGTACAAAACGAACGTAACGATTGTTCATTGGGTTTGCTAACCAACGGAGTATTAGCATAGAAATAAGATGCCCAATGGGTAAAGCAATCAATACAAGGATAATCATAACAGTTGTAGGTAAAATCATTTTTGAGTTCCTTTCATATTAAAGTCCGACACAAGTGGAAATAGTATGCCTTCCGACAAGTGTATCTAAATTAAAAACACTTCCTCATATAGATACCGACAAGAGTTTTTACATTCCCGCCGGCACTTTCTTTTATCTAAAGCTGCTCACGCAGATTGATTAATTATCAAATAGCGAATAACAGGCAGCATTAGAACCAATAAGACGTTCAACAGATGCTTTAGTCATATCGCTTGCACGTGGATCACGAACCTCCTTCATGACAAGGGTAACAGGTTCATTATGTTTAACCATTTCATATGCAGCAGTAGCAACAATACCTGCAAGAATAATATTACCTTTCTCAATGATGATATGAGTCATACCATCTTCAGTTGAATATTCACTACGAATAGAGTCAACCTTTTCTGGACATACAACAATATTTTGACCTCTGTATTGTTCAATAAATGTAAAGCCTTCATACGGAGTAGAGAAGTCAACTTCAACACGAGAATCTACTGGCATTGGTGAGCCATCCGAATAAACAGTTGGTCGAACACGAACAGCTTCTTTGTCCAGAGAGTGTGCTTCTTCCATCAATGGGAACATTTTAGCAGCGAACATCCCAAATGCAGGAACAACTGCTTCAAACAGCCCAAGGTATGCATCAAACATGCGATTGAACAAATCAATAGATCTGGTGGTATAAGTTTCGGCAAAAGAGAGCTCAATCTCATAATTGCCATTCACTTCACCTTCCTCAACGTTGAACACAGCTTCGTTACGAATTGCTTCAAATTCTTTTGCATGTGAAGTCTTACCAAGTTTGCCAGCAAGAGCACCGAAAGCATTTTTCACAGTGTCAACTTTTGTTTTAACAAAATGAATAGAAGCTTTAACAGCAGACAATTCAGCAGGAGTTAAAGTAAATTTGATTTTCATGATTTTGTCCTTTCAGAACGGTTGGTTAAAAATGAGTGTAATAGATCTCCCTATCAAAAGAGAGCCGACACAGGATATGTGGATATCCGGCCGGCATATAAAATCAAGGAGAGATATCGGGAGTAGGAGAGCTCCCAAACCAAAATCCAAAAACAGATTTTGGAAAAACATGAAATGTCTTCATAAAGGAACCGACACAAACGTATCAGTTCCCGATTGGTTATTCATAAAAGAGTGAATCAATATCCATAACAATGAAATCTTTGTCATACATAACAATGTATTCATTATCGCCAGTACAAATATTTAATTGTCTCCAGTTGTTATAGATAGGTTTAACAGACAACAGGAATTCTCTTATTGATTCTTCATCAAACGGAGTTACTTCAACAACCAATCCATGTCCGCATTTGTAGTAATTGCCACTACTATATTTCTCTGCTTGTTCGTAAAAATTGAAACCATCCAGAATATCTGGATCAATGAACTCTTCACCCTGATCAACAAGATAAGGGGACGGAAACTCACCATCAAATTGGAACTTTGACTTGGATAAGAACCCAATTAAATCATCTCCGACTTTAAGGGTAAAAGGTGTCAACAACATTTTGAACTCCTTACAAAGACATTATTGCAGAAACAGGATACCAATCATCTGTATTAGACATATACATAGGGACAATAGAGCCATCCTCTAGCGTATCCATACGAATATGGCAGCGTGGATATTCTTTCTTGAATTTCCAATATAAGCCCCATGCTCTTTTAGTTGGATTATTAGTTCCTTTAAATTTGGAATCACGATATATAGCCGCGCGGGAAGTTTTCTTTTCTTCCTTAACTTGTGCACTATGCAAATCTGACTCTAATCTTCCTATTGTTTGATTAGCTAATCCTAATTCAACAGATAGCTTTTCAACCATAGAAACCAATTCAGCTTTAGTTTTTTTATTCAGATTCATTTCCGAACCCCTTTTAAATCAAATTCAAAATCACGATCATAAACAGCAGGACCATCTTTATACCACATACCATTAGGTAGCAAACGATAAATAGTAACCATTTGACCAGGTTTCCAACTGTGACAACGATACACATAAACAGTATCAATACCGAGAGCACACAGTTCTTCTGCATATTGCGGATCCCGCGCATGGTACATCAAATCGTCTAATGTACCTTCTAAACGGAATTCAGGAAAAGATGAACAAGCAAATGCAACCTGATCTGCGTAACGAGCCCATTGAATTAATGGAAAAACATTTTTCAAAGTTAATTTAGCCATGATAAATCTCCTTGAGTTGGCTGTTGTTAAAAAATAAAACTATTTCATAAAAGTGCCGACACAAAACGGTTAACAATAAGGAAATGCTAACCATCTGGTAACAGCTTTTTGATTATGTCAAAAAGATAATGAGCGATACTGGTATACGGAGTAGAGATGGTGACCTCATAACAAATGATTATGCGAGCAGGAGAAAAGGGTGCGCACCGACAAGGACATCTGTTAGAGGCACTATTGTGCCATATCCTTTCAAAAAGAAACCGACACATTTAATCGGTTTTTAAAATCAAGGAGAGGTATTGGGAGTAGAAAGCTCCCAAACCAAAATCCGGAAAGCAGATTTTGGAAAAACATAAAAACATTCTCAAAGGGAATCCGACATGAACAAATATCCGCGCCGAAGATACTGTATACTTCCTATTGATCAATAAAGATCCAAATAAGGATCACGAGCAAGCTCATCAGAAAGCAAATCAATTTCCTGTTGATGCCATTTTAAAGAACGAGGAACAATAAACTTACCAAGTGCCTCAACAATAAAAAGATAATCATCTTTAAGAACAGGAAAAGAAATAAAATTCTGACCAACAATACAACGAGTGTTAATATCAATACAATTAGCAATATTAAGACGAACCTCATTCAGATAAACGGTGAAAGGTCGTCCAGCCGTTTCAACAGCAAAATCTGCACGTTCAGAAATAATACGATAGTCCACCTCAACAAAGTTTGAGAATACCTCGTAAGCAGAGGAAAGCGGAACACGAACTAAAAGCAATTTGTTAGACATTTTAAGTCTCCTTATAAAGGTTGTTTAAATTTTCACAGATACATCTTTCACAAAAATCTGCATAGCAGCTTTGTGATTTATCACAAGGATACCGACACAAAACGGTTGGTGTTCTGTATTGGTTGGGAAGTGGTGAATGGTTGATGAACGGAGATCCCTCGAGCCGCAAGGCGAGAGGGCCGAAGGGGCGAAGCCCCGGAGGGCCTCACTTGTCCTTCTTCCAGTTGATGTGATAACCATAAAGATATCTCCAACAACCATCTCTGCTCTCATCAAAGAGTCTCGGCAACAACAACTTCAACGGCCACTTCCTCTTTTTTAGCAGAAGCCATTGCTTTAACAATAGAAGCCTCTACAAGAGCTTTCTCAGCGGCTACTTTAAGAATAGAACCCACAGCGCCAACAGGAGCTTTAGCAAACTGAGCAGGTTTCACTTTGGCAAGCATTTTACCAAACACATTAACCATAGTGTTACGTTCAACATAAGAAACAAGATTGCCATTCATGCGAGTTGCAAATGTGGCGCTGTGGATTTTGTTCCAGAATGAACGTTGGTTTACGTTCACAATGTTAAACAGATTGAAGCTGTCAGTATGAACGTCATAACCTTCACCATTGTAATGATTTACTTGGCCAATACGAGACAAGCCATAAGTGTCTGCCATTGCATAGATGTTAGAAGCAACCAGCTCAGCTAAGTCAGAAGCACGGCTCAATTCAAAGTCACCTTTCATGATCAAAGCTTTCCATGCTTCAACACGGTTAATTTGTTCACCATGTTGAGCTTCACCCATCATGTAAACGTTTTCAACCACGTTAACTTCACCTTTGCTATGTTTCATGTTTGTAACAGCATCAGATTGAACAGCTAAACCATACGCGGCGATGATGTCATTAACAGTTTCTTCGGTCAAAACTTCACCGTTAAATGTTTTCTTGCCAACCAAACCTTTCAAGAAAGGAATAGCAACAATCAAAGCATTTGTGTGTTTACCTGTCATTTCTTTAGCAAGTGCAATTACTTTAACTGCATCTTGGAAATCATCACGGCTATAAGATTTAACACTTTCGCTATTGATCCATTTAGTTTTAACAACGCTAGAAACTTCATCTAATAGGTATGCATATTGAGTGCCCCAGCTAACAGATTCTTTAACAGATTCCAAAGTGAAGTTGGGTTGATTATTCATGCCAACCATTTCAAACACGGTAGCACGGTCGCCATCGGTATCATCTTGGTTCAAGATATGAACAATAGGATCTACATAAATGGCAGATGCTTCAACAATTGCATTCAACTCTTTCTCAGCTTGAGATTTATAGCTCATAACTGATTTAGATTTAGCAGCCAATTTGCGAACGTTGCTTTCCATCAATACAGGGAATTTAATGAAGCCAACTGCACCGTTGTTTTTGATCACTTTGGCAACTTTACGATCATTGCACCATACGGTGAAGTCATCCTCTAATTGGAATACAGTTACCAAGTTACGGCTGTTAACCAATTCGAATTGGAATGCCTCATTTGCGACAAATAGTTCTTCCAGAGCTAAAGTGTGTTTAGCAAAAGTTTTGTGTTCATCTTTGGCAAACTGTTCATTACGGATCATCATTGCAATAGAAGCGAATGTTTTAAACATATCGCCGCCGAGGAATTTCTTAACACCTTCGCTATCAACGATAATACGATTAACATCATTCCAGTATTGAGAACCTGGGAATACATATTCACGCCCTTTGAAAGTAAAAGCGAAACCTTCTTCCAAATTGAACAAACCAGTCCAGGAGCCAATACCATAGTACAGGTTGTTAATAAATTGGTTCATAGTTTCAGCAATAGTCAAACCGCCGCGATCATCTTTTTTCAAAGATACGCATACAGATGAAACTGTACCGTTATTGATAAACAAACGACGCAAAGCAGAGGTGAATACTTGATTCATAATCACTTTAGTTTGAGCCTCATCAAATTTGGCAAGACGAGAACCTGCTTTCAGATTAGGAAGTTGAACCAAAGCATTATTATCCATAGCAGCATGAAGATAAGTTTCCAAAGCCACTTTACCAAATTGTGCTTCGATTTGATGAGCCACTAACAGGCCACCAAAGCCTTTTTTATTTGCTTTAACAACTTCGCCATTATCGATCATAACTTTCAATGAAACAACTGGAGAGTAAGTCATATCGCCAGCTACAACAGGTGCCAACAACTCACGAATCAGAGTAGTTTCTTCTTCAGCAGCCTCTTCCTCAGTTTCTGTAACAAAGCCTTGGAAGAAATCGAACTCTTCTGTATCAACAGTATCGGCGCCATTTACAACAGGTACATCAATTTTTTCTTTGAGAGTCTCAACACCTTGGTTACGAACATAACCCTGCAGGCTGTAGAAGTCAGAAACAAACAATTCTTCTTCAACACATGAGAAACCATATTTCAAACCGTCGATTTCAATGTATTCTAAGTTGTCTTGAATCATTTTGTTCAGATCAGAAACAAGTTCTTCATCTTTTGAAATGTTCACAATGAATTCATTGATATCAACTTCTTTACCTTGGGTTTCCAATACAGCGTGAGCTAAACCTACCATACCAGATTTGAACATAGGCACAACAACTTCCGCGCCAAGTGCAGAAAGGATACCGTCAACAACACTGCTACCAGAATTGTATGCAACACCTTTGGAGTGGTGTTTAGAAACAAAACGGAAGAAACCGTATTGTTGTACCAACTCTTTAGTAGCTTGAGACATACCGCCGGCAAATGCTGCTAACAATTTGTTATTCATAGCAACTTCAGGAGCAACAGCAGAACCATCAACATTAGTAACAGTAGTCAATACAGCTAAACGACGTTTGCCAATAGAGACCTTATTACCTCTATTGGTTTCCAACACCATACGGGCAATAGCTTTTTTAGCATCATAAACACTCAGTACAGTATCACCAAGATAAGAGACAACCATAGATGATTCATGTTCCCATGTTACCAAATTGCGGTTCATCAATTTGTGGCTGATATCTGCTGAAGTGTTAACCAAGAATGCAGAGATAGTTTCTTCGCCTTTGAAATACTCTTTCAGTTTAAACAAGATTTCTTTATCAAAGCAAATCGCCTCACGAGTGGCAACATCTTCCGCTACATCAGATTGCATACCGGCAAACAATTGAGAATTCACTTCCAAGTTAGTTGGAATGAAGTATTGCAAACCAGCACGTTCTTGCATTGCTTTAAAGTTATCTTTAGCATGTGCATCTTTGGCTAAAGAAACCAATGCAGCCAGTAATAGGTTGCCGTTAGTAATACGAACACCATAGATTGTTTTGCGAGTCAACTCTTTGCCATTAACAGATTCTTTAGCAGTATGAGTCACTGTTAAGAAGCAGCGAGACAACAATGTATTCATATTCTCACGAGTGGCAATTGCCCAAGTTGCCAATTTGAAGCTTTGACCAACATTGAAGATTTTTCCAAAGTTTTCTGCATCAGCAGGAAGCTGGCCATTCACTTTTGAGAAATAAACTTCAAGTGATTTAGCAATAACTTCACCACCTTTAACGTCTGCTACTACATCGGCGGCAGCTGTTTTGAACTCACCAAATGAGGTTTTCAAGAGTACAACACCGCCTTGTTTTGCAGTGCGCAATGTAGAAGATACAACTTGAATAGATTGTTTATCTTCAGTGCTGAGGTTTACTTTACGGATGATTTCGATATCAGTTTTCATGGTAGTCTCTCCAGATTTTTGTGAAACTTCTGCTTCACGAGTTGTTAAAATAAAGTCAGAAGAAGCTTTTTCTTCTGTTTGTTTTACTACTTTTTTAGCCCATTTCAGACGAGCTTTTGATGCAACCTCTTTGGCTTTGAAACCGCGGAAGTCTTCTTTGTTAATAACTGCTACAACCATTTCTTCTTCATATTGTGCTTCATTACGAACACATACAATAATTGCATCAGTGTGCAACTGTGGAATAGATTTGTTAGTAGCATAGTAAACAACTACTTCATAATCGCCGCCGGTGATTTCTTCTTCAAAGCGAACTTCTTTGATAGCAGCGAATTGAGAAGCAACAGTTCTTAAAGTGCCAATAGTAGATACTTCTAATTTACGAGCAGCTTCAACAACAGTTGCAACAGTTTGGTTTACAGTGTTAAATTTAGTCATGATAACTCTCCTTGATGAGTTGCGCTTGGGTCCTAGGACGACTAATCCTAGATAGCATTTATAATAAAAGTTTGAGAGACCCTATTCTCTATTTGATACCACTATTATTTTTATGGCGCTATGTTTAAATATATCCTATATACGTGTAAAGGCATATTAATAATGAAAGCCTAAACAAATATATTTAATATTAATGGACACATTTAATTTTGTTTTTCTTCTATTGATATTTGATTCAATAGTTAATCAATGAAGAATAACTTCATCATCTGTATTGATTGCTTTTATACATTTAAACAATCAGTTAATATATGTATGCGCGATGATGTAGTAACATACATATAGATAAGAAAGAGATCTTAGTTATTAATCACTCTCTCAATTTTAGTGTGCTGTTGTTCAATACTGTGTTTAGCAGCTTTAAAGCAAGATACAGCAGCAAAGGTTGCAACTGTTACAGTACCAATAACAAGTGCAATACGAGCAGCACTACGAATTTCTTCAGAGTAAGAAGAAACAAAAGTTACGAAACGATTGAAAACAGTTTGTTGGTTACGTTTAGCCATGATATTACTCCTTCATATTGAGTAGTTAAATAAAAAGAACACATATGAATGGCTGTTCACATGTGTCCATAAAAGTCTTTTATAAGTAGTAGTTAAAAGAGAACTACTTAATGATTTTGCACTAAAATCAGCGCGGGATGATTAATATATTTTAGATGTCATTAATCACAACATCTGATGTATTTCTATTTACAAGATACATCAATACTAAGTTAATTTAAATAGGTTCACAGAATGCCCAAGAACAATGATACACACTAGCACCATCTGTATCATTCATACAAACAGCATCAACAGGTGTAACAACTCTAAGGATAATGGGATTTCCTCCTATTGATCTAGCCGCTCTACCGGCATAGATACGAGCTAAACCAAGATCATGAGTATAGAACACACGATCAAGATTTTTCTTTCTTCCTTTTTCTGAAATAGTTTCAGTTGCAACAGGTGGAAGAAGAATAAAATCAATTCCATTAGCGTCTGTTGTTCCATGATAGTAAATTCTATTCATAACATTTCTCCAATTAAAAATAAAAAATGATTAACGCTTCCCCAATGGATAAGATTCAAATGCACATATACGAATTCATATTCTATTGGTCTATTCAACCCAGGGGGCAAATCCCGGATACACCCCCATGTTGCAGAGGAGCTATAATACACACCAGGAGTGTAACCTCGTTTTGGAAACTTTTCACCTCTGGTGTTAGGACAAAAATGTTAAAAACATTTTTCTACACACCAGATCCCTACATTCATTTTTCATAAAAATATCTTTAAAATATCTCATAAATAATTTTCATATCATAAATATCTCTCCCTACATCTCACCCAGGGGGCTCTTATCTCCCTCTCTACTTTCTCTCTTATATCTCTCATCTCATTTTTATTTTTTATTTATTTTGTTTTCTCTATCTGTGTTAGTAGCTTTAGCTAGACTTTTAACAATAGACAATCAATTGTTTTTATGATAGTTGCTATGTGGTAAGATATTTTCTTAGAAATTGGAGTTTATCTTCTTTTTCTATGTCTTACACTTTTGCAAAAGATTGATTTTTATACATCAGAATGAAGATAATTTTATTATCTGAGCGATGATTGTTTATTTTGTTTTATTTACTATATACGTATATATGAAAGGAGTTATTACTTATGAGTCTTGCTCAAAGTATTTATACTCAAACTAGAAAGTTTTTATATGATAGTGCTAAAGAAGCTCAGTATGCTAGAGGTGCTGCTATTTTAGGTGCAGGTGGTGCTGCTTATGGTGCTGTTAGAGGTGTTACTTCTGATAATACTACTGTTATGGGTGGTAGTGTTGGTGGTGGTACTTTTGGTGCTGCTTTAGGTGTTGGTGCTGCATATGCTTTACACAAAAATGCCGGCGCGAGGTCTTTTCTTAAAGATATTCATGCTTCTGCTTTTGGTGTTAACACTCGAACTAAGAATTTAGCTGAAAGAATGGAAAACACTGGTGTTCCTCTTGGCGGTATAAATCCTCACAATAGATATAATAATGCTGAAGCATATATGAACAGTTTCGAGGGATTTGCTGGCAAGAATGCAAATGAAAGTCAAGGGATTCTTGGTGGGTTAGGGACTGTTGTTCATGAGAAAGAGGATATTACTCGTGCTTTCAATAGAAACAAAGGTTTCTTTGATGAGAGTGATGCTAGATTCACTGATGATGTTCGAGCTAAAAGAGATATTTTCTTTTCTAAGGAGATTGAATGATGGCCGGAATAGGCGAATTTTTAACTAGAGGAGCTAGGAAACTTGGTGAAGCTGGTTTGACTGATGCAGATAGGGCCGCGGCGAGAGCTCTTCATGCCAATATGGATAATTCAACCAGATTAGAAAGAATGATGCACAACAATGGCGTTTTAACTGCCGGCGATGTTAAATCTAGATTATTCTCTTCTGCTATGGTTGGTGGTGCTGTTGCTGCACCTTTTGGTTTGGCTGTTGCCTCTGGGACCGGATCTGACACAACTTTTTCCGACACTATGCAGTTTGCTGGCGCTGGTGCTGCTATTGGCGGATTGATTTCTGCTGGTATCAATGCAAGAAGAGGGCGACTTGGTAGAATCGTCACTGATGCTAAATCATTTGCGCATGGGGTGAACACTAAGCAAGAACCCATGAAAGTGAATTTTGCTAAAGCATTATTCACTGATGAGTCTACTCTTCAACAAGAGGCTAAAGCTGCGTTCTCAAATCAAAAAGGTTATGATGATGCTGTTCGCAAGTTCAATCGTAACTTTGCTAGACAAGCTGACAGTGCTCAAGGTAGCGCAGGTTTCAGTTTTAATGACAGCATTAGAAATGCGGCGAATCAAATGAAAGAGGCTGTGTTGGGTACTGCTAATGCAAATGCATCTAAATTGTCTGGATTCAATGCCGGTAAATTGAGAATTGGGCCAGAGGTCACTCCAAAAATACACCCTGCTGCGCAGAGAGAATCATTGAGTAAAAGGGCGATGCAGTCTGCTATTGATAGATCTGAACAGAATCGCAAACAAGCAATGCTTGTCGGTTTGAACAATCGTGTTGCTAACGCTTATGAAGGAACCTCTTGGGCTCAGGCTGAATCTAAACTTGCTCAGAAAGGTTTGAATACAAGACTGATGGACGCAGTGAATTCTCCGAATGTTTCTGCTAGAGCTATTAATGATGCATTTGATAGACGACAAGGGATTTCTGCTTCTGCCACATCAAGACTGAAAGCTGGAAGATCAATGTCAACTGAATCTGTCTTTGCTGGAAGTACAACTTACTCTGGTTTGAATAGTGCTGGTTCTAGCTGGGCTAGCGCAAACAGTTCTAAATTTTCTGGAGGATATAGCAACAAAAGAATTAGCAGATACGGTTAAATATATTTTCAGGGAAGGAGAATTAACAACTCTTCTTAAGGTTTTATAAATGGAAAACAACACAAATCAAAATGTTGGCGCGGGGAGTGGTAATAGATCCCGTCCAAAGCGAGATCATAAACAACAAAATCCTCAACAAAGGCAACAACAAATGGGTCAACCAAGAGATATGATGTTCGGGATTACAATTCCTAGAACAATAGGAGTCTCTGCCCTCCTATCTGCTTTTTCAATGGTTCTATACATTGCATGGGTTGTAGCAGGAATCAACAGTAAAATTGATAACTCTGTCACACAGATTGAACAAACAAAAAGAGAACTTCAACAACTTAAAAGTGAAATCGTAACGAGATCTGAATTGGCAATACAATTGCAATCAATGCAAAGGGATATCGATCGGGTCAATAACCAGATGCACGAAACTCGTTCTAGTATGAATGATCTGGATAAAGAGTTGAGATCTCTTATTAAGGAAACTAACAAAAGATGATTGAAATTATAAAGAGGAATTTGGCACTGTTCGTTTCTAGAAAGTTGTTCTTTTCTCTTTTCATCTTCCTGTCATGTTGTGTTTTATTGGATCGCGGGAAACTTGTATCTACATCATTTGAGATGATTACTATCTCTATTGTTGCTGCTTATTTAACATCTAATGTGGCAACTAGATACACTGTTGGCAGAGATGGGTTCACCGCAGATTCATATGGGCAAAAAAGAAAGGTCCTCCCTTCTCCAGATGAGGAGACTGAGGAGGAGCCTGAAGAAGAATCTCCAATGGAGGAAAGAGGGTTTATGTCTAAAGTTAAGGTGAGCAAATGATCCTTGAAAGACTTAAACAAAATTCGTCTATCAAACGTAAGTTTGGTGTTCACGGCCGGATTAAATTGAAACTTAAAGATGGCTCTGAAAAGATGATATACACCCTTGAATCTCCTTGGGACTTCAATGAAGATGAAAAGAATGGAATAGTTGGCCTATCATGTGTCAATGAAGGCAGCTATGATATTATTATAGAAGAATCTCCTGTTATGGGTATTAAAGTTCCCTTTATTGTTAATCCAAGTTTGAATGTTCAATTAAGACAGAAAGATAATGCGATTGATAGAACAGGGCACGCTTTAGTTCCTAAAAATGATATAGATGTGTTTCATATCTATGGCAGATATATTCTTATTGGCTCAGATATTCTTCGTCATAACGAGGGGTTCTATGAGCCTACAGATGGTACAATTGCTTTAAGCTACCTCATGGAGCACATTAAAGAAAGCGGAGATAATAAATTGGTGATAAAATGGCTATAACTAAATATGAAAAACTTTCCAAAGCTGGAGAAGACCTAATCAAAGGTTTTGAAGGCTTTGCTGATCATGCCTACAATGATGGTGTAGGAATTATGACAATTGGCTGGGGGCATGCAATCAAAGCTGGAGAATCTTTTCCTGCTAAAATATCAATAGAGGAAGCGGATGAAGTCTTCAGAAAAGATGTTCAGTTCGCTATTGACGCCGTTAATAAACTTGTAACAGTTGAACTGTCTCAAAATCAATTTGATGCACTTGTTTCATTTGTCTTTAATACTGGCGTTGGAGCGTTTAAAAACTCTACTCTGTTAAAAGAATTAAATTCTGGCAATTATGGCGTGGCGGCCGAAGAATTTAAAAAATGGAATAAAGGAACAGTTAGCGGAAAGAAAGTTGAACTGAAAGGTTTAACAGCAAGGCGCAATGCTGAGTCTGAACTGTTTAAAACAAAACAATGTGAAGGCGCAGAATGTTTCTTTGCTTAAAATAAAAGGACCACAGGGATTAACCTGTGGTCTTATTTTTTATCTTTTTAATTTAATTCGATTTCAAATTCGATCAGATGGAAATCTGCATCGTTTGCAATCTCTGCTGAAACTAGAATTGAAAAACCATTCGTCCGTTCTCCATTTTCTTGGTATGTGAATGAATGTGTTACATCGATTGTATATCCATTCTGTGTTTCTTCTGGATTAAGAATTCGTCCAAGAACTGTGTTAAGTTGTGCACTTAACAAATATGGAGATCTTGTTTCTGTTGCATGTTCACTACAGTTTGACAAAGTTTCCAATACAGATTGTTTCAATTCTGAAATTAGCGCTACATCTTCTGGTGTTATGTCAGGACTAATTCCGGATTCATCAATCATATAAAAGATTCCATCTGGGAGAGTCGTATGGCTAAATCTGACTAACGGAATAGTAGAAGATCCTTCGGTCATTTCTTCCATTGATGTAGAATCTCCTGCGCGAATCATATTTGCAATGCACTCGGCTTCATCTGTAAATACTTCTACTGGTGATGCACCTTCTATTCTATTTTCTCGTGGAAAATAAATGTGCTCTAGTGGCTCTGGAGGATTAACCCATACTAGGCCGGGTTCCTCAATAAATGCCTTCAGTTCTTCGAAAGACATATTGTTACCTGAAGAAGGAGAAGTCGGCGCCTCTCCTAAATTGGCTACGTTTACAACATGACCAGTAACAAGATCTTTGTTTCCGTTAAAGATAAAATCTTTTAGTTCGTTTTGAGTTAGTACATTGGGTTGCATCTGAATGATCCTCTATATGCTTCCATAATTTCAATATATGGAGTTGGAAAGTTTCTGTGTAGCTTATTTACTGTTGTATCATCTGTCACTTCGATATACAAATTATCTTGATTGTATTTGTTTTCATATACTTCCGCCTCTTCTTGGTATGTGTGGTTAATATAATCAACCAATGCGCGAGGAGAATTAAATGGGTTATCAGATTCATTAGGGAATCTATCGTCAATTTCTGATTTTATTGTTTTTGGCAAATTCAAAACAATTTGCATATCTTTATGTGGAACATATTTAATTCCTCTATTATAATTGATTGCCGAGTTGAACAGCATAACAATGATTTCTTTTAGAGGAACAACATAGCCGTCCAGGCTTTGTTCTAAGATTATTGAATAATTAATATTATTCTTAATTTGTTTAAATTCTGGTTCACCGGTCTCTTCATTTACTGTCTCAACAGTTGTTGTACGAACAATACGGTAAGTCAGCAGAGCAGTTGATAAGATGAATTTATTTTCTAATTCTTCCATGCCGGTCATGGATTTTCGCTCTTCTTTTGAAACCAGATAGATAACTGGGTAGATATCTAATCTTTCTAATTCAAATTCGCTGAAGCCCATATAGTTTTCATAGAAAATTTTTCCCAGTTTTTCTGAGACTACATCATTCGCGGCCCACACGTCTGTTTCAAGAGTTTTGTCATTAAAAGACAGTCTTGGTTGTGCACACCAAGCTGATACATATGCCAGATTGTGAAATGTTAATCTCTCTGGCTGAGATTGTAGATAACGGTCAGTTAAAAAATCGCCTTTAAGCATCTTATAATTCCTTTTTATTGTTTTATTTTCTATTGAACAGTTTTGTAGAATCAACTATAGTTTGAATTGTACTGATTTTCAAAAAACATGTCAAGTTTTTTCTGAAAATATTGTTGTAAAAATGTGTTCATAGTTTGTTAAGAAACTTTTACACTATTTTGGAAAAATTCTTCTTGACAGGAATTGGGGAAAATATGATATAATGCATTCATGCTTTAAGTGAAGGGAAATATCTGTGTCGGGGTAAACTACGGCTTCCGGATTCCTGGATAGAGCATCTCATAGGAAAGTACCGTTAGAAAGATCAACTCGTAATTGATTGAGTATAAATAACCTCTAGAGGGAGGTCGCGTGGAAACTATGATGAAACTCCTAGAAGTGGGCGTGCCTGGCAGAAGGAGTAGGTCGAAAACTGGTTGCTGAAGCAGCGTAAGCTCCCTGATGTAAGCTCCCTGAATAAATTCACAGCAATACATCAAAGTAGTATGAAAGTTGGCCAGTATAAATAAATTCCCTGTTAACGGAAAGAGGGTTTGCAAATCCGACGTCGTGAGACACGGACCTCATGGGAAGAAGAAGCAACTTTAGTGTTAGAGAGATACTGTTAATGAGCTCTAACATGTTCAAATATTTTATTTAAGGTTTACGAGACTTACGGAATATTTGTTCTAACTGCAACTGGAAGGGTAGAGATAGACGGACTAAGAATCCGCCGCCGTGATCGCCGTGTAATAGCGGGAGTTATGGAACTTATGCAACATGACCATAGCTGAGCAAATGTGTTAGATCTTGCCCAACGAGACGAATGACCTCTATGCGGAGAAAATAATTTAAAGTAGTATTAATTAGTAGTAAATTGTAATTATTTTTTCTGAATCGTCGACACAGGCCAGGCCCTTAGTGTAGCTATAGTATTTGTAATGTTTCCTAAATGGCTTTCAAAACAAAGAGTTAACATCTCGGCGCCATTAGGTAAACAATTCTAAGCTGATTACATTTGACTACAAATCCTAAGCTACAAAACTTAGCGATCTTATTTAGACAACATTTCAAATTGTTGTTTTGAACATCATAACAAATGTTGTACATCAGTTGTAATTGATAGCATCACTAAATAAGATCTTGGGATCCTAAACAGCATTGTTTAGTCTCCTAACGCAGAGCTACAAAAGCTCTGCTAATAGAAACCTTAAAATAGAAAGTAATCAGTTTCTATTTACGGATCCTAAACAATAGAAAACAATCATTAAAAAGAGAAAACAATCAAATATTGCTTAGTAGAACATTTCCCTATTGGTCTATATCAAATAGATGTAATTCAAACCAACAGGAAAATGTTACAAATACCAGGTTTGAGATCCAATACAAAGAAATTGGAGATCAAAACAATTTTGAAAACATAAATATATTGGAGAACTTATTTCTCTATTGGTTTATAAAAATAGAAAACTTAAAAGCAAAGCTTAGAAGCTTTGCTATGAAACAATAGGAAAATAGAAATCAAGAAAACTGAATTTCATCTACTTTATTTTGAGATCCTAAAAACAGTTGAATTGATTCCTTAAAAAATTGAACCAATAGGAAAATAAGATCTTATATAACAGGTTCCTATACAAGAAATTGTTTTACTTGAACAGTTAAATATTTTTAAACCTTAATCAGGAGTAGCTTAATGCTACTCCTTTTTTGTTTATCTGTAATTCTTGAACAGCTATCTATTTGAACTGATAGTTATCTATTTCCTCTATTGGTAATTAATAATAAATGAAGACTTTATCTGAAAGTATTTTAGATGTATTCTTCTAAATTATTGACTCTACTCAAGAGTCATATTGTATTTGAAAAAGAAATCCTATTTGCGATAGGAAATAATTTAGACTATACTAAACTTTATCAGATTAAATAAGAAAAGAATTTTATTTGTAAAAAATATTTTGTAGACCTTTTAATAATACGGGTCTATTTGTTATCTCTATTTCACGGTCTTTTTAGTATTGAATTAAAATATCTATAACAACATTTTTAGGAAAAGAAAATTAATGTATAACAACCTAACTGGGAACGTATCCCAAGAAGAATTGGCCAATATGTTCACATTGGCAAACAAGCTTACCAATAAAAAAGGAGAAATGGATCTTCAAAAAGATATAGCCCATGTTAGAGAAGATCTTCCAACACTGAGAGATTCAGATATCAAAAAAGAGGTAACAGAAAATCCTATTGTTTTTGTTAAATCTGGATTAAAGCTTCACGGCGATAAACTTAGTCGCTTAGACTATTTAAGTGCTCTTGATATTGATGAAGGAGCATACGAGATGATGGCTATGACTCCAGATGAAGCTCAAAGATTCCATCGTAGTATTATAAAAACAACTACCGGAGGTATTCTTAAAGCTGCTCCAATGCAATGTCGTGGATCAAAATGTCATTTTAAAGAAACCTGCTTAACAGGTGATACAATCGTCTTAATGTATGACGGTTCATACAGACAAATAAAAGACATTACAAAACGAGATAGAATTTGGAGCTTCTCAGAAAAAGAAAAAAGAATGACTGAAGACTTCGCAAACCTCCATGCACAATCAATGGGCATTAAACCGGTATTCCTTTTAACAACAAAACATGGCCACTATATTAAATGTACATCTGACCATTTGTTTTATGCCAAAGAGGGCAACAATAAATATTGCTATATCTCTATTGATACTGGTTTACGTCCAGGCGTAAAACTATTATTTACAGATGGCTTTTATAATAAACATCTAGAAGATGGACTGGCTCCATGCAAAGAGTACGGAGACGTATTTGTAACTGAGATTCTTTCTATAGAACAGGCCGGAGAAGAAGAGGTGTTTGACATCTCTGTATTGGCAAATAAAAACTTCTTTGCGAATGGGCTCCTTGTTCACAATTGCGAATTGTACAAAATGAACAAGGCTCCAGTCGGAGCACCATGTCCATATGAGCAAGCATATCTAAGAGAACAAGCAGGAAGATATTTTGAAGAGTTTGATGTTACTCCAGATAAACCAACAGAAATGAATCTGGTATCAGAGCTAGCAGAAATGGATATGTATGAAAGACGCGTAACCATGCTTCTAGCAATGAAAGACCAGGACTTATCTCAAGAGGACATAGTTGGATTCTCAGAAGACGGTAGCCCAATCATCAAAGAAGACGTATCCAAATACTTCAACATTAAAGAGAGAATCAAAAAACAGCGTCTCAAAAACCTTGAAGCATTATTGGCAACCAAAAAAGAAAGAGCAAAAGTTGCATCTCAAATTTCGAATACTAACGCTAATCCAAATAGAGAAAGCCTTAAAGATAAGATTGATATGCTATTAAAGGCTAGATCAGAAAATACTTCGGGATTTGTTGACCCATCAGTGCAGGAACTTTTAAAATGAGAAGTAGAAGAACTCGACTAAGAGAGAAAAAAGAAGGCAAGAAAAGGGAACACATTAAAAAGAATGGCGCCTTCTTTAATAAAGACGGAAAATATAAAACTGGGCATTTCTATTCTAGAAAAATGCAAACGAAGATTATTTATAAGTCTTCATATGAGTACACATTCTACAAGCACTTAGAGTCCAATACGGAAGTCGTTAAATTCTTTTTGGAACCAATAAAGATCCCGTATGTAGATGCAGATGGCCTAAGAAAGAATTACATCCCAGATTGTCTTGTTTTGTATTCTGATGGAAGAATAGAGTTGTGTGAGATAAAGCCATTAAATGCTCTTAAGGCTATTAACGTAAGAAGAAAGGCCCGCGCGGCTGTTAATTACCTAAAAGAACATTCTCCGAATGTTACATATAGATTTGTAACAGAAAAAGAGATTTTCAAAATTGATTCAGATTACAAAAAGGTTTTAAAGGAACTTAAAAAATGACACCATTCAAAAATGTCCACTCATTAGACTTTGAAACAACTGGAATAGATCCTAATTCCTCTATTGATGTGGTAGAGAATGGAATCATAAAAAAGAAGCTAAAGCCAAGAATCTGGTCAGCAGGTATATACACAGAGGGACGTAGTGGAGTTGAAGCAATTTTTGACACAGACTCCACTGGGGCCGCAAGAAGAGAAGAGGCAGCAGCCTTATCTAAAAACAAGTTCTACAGCACAAACCAAGAGTACAAAGATTATGTGTCAGGAAAGAAGCATCATATAGATCCAAATTCAAAAGAAGTGAAGTTCGTCTACAATGACGGGAATAAAGGCGTATCGCATTTTATGGACTCCGTATTTAAGGCGGAGGACAGTGGGATGATTCTTGTACAGAACTTAGCATTTGAAAGAAAACATTTATCAGCAGCAGAGGGAGATGTTCCTGGATATCTGACTTCAAATATGTCTGAACAGAATCTCAATGGCAAAACAAAACTGTATGCACCATCAGGTGTAACCAATGCAAAGAGAAAATTAAAAGGCGCGCTTAGTATCGCAGAGGAAGATAAAATCTATGATGAAGTGATTTCTGAATATGAGAAAGCAGACATTAAGGTTAGACAAGAAGCAGAAAGACGAGCTAAGAATGCAATCAAAGGAAAGCAGCCAGAAAATGTGTTTTATGCGGCAGATCTTATGGATTTCTCAAAAGCAACCTTAACAAAAGCTGCAGCAAAAGGATTTATTCCGGAGTCCATTGTTGAGAACGGAACAAGTATTGAATTCTTGGCTAAAATGGTTCTTGGCGAAACAGAATCTCACGGAGCGTTATCAGATGCAAAACAGCAAACAAGAATTTTTCGCAGAATGCTGGATATCAGAAATCAACTAATGTCTCCGAATGGACTGTCTCAAGAAAACGCAGAGCTCCTTAAAAAAATGAAAGCGGTCAGCGGTACATTAAAAGAAAAGGCCGCGGCCAAATCTGTATTGTCTAATATTGATAAACTAAGAGAAAACGGAACTCTTGATATAAGAGAACAAATAGGTTCCACATATATAGAAACAAAAGATATTATCACCGGCGAAGTAAATAAGGTTGAGTCAACAAGATTTAGGCCAGTAGAGTCTGAAACATCTGGACTAGCCAAAATCTCTGAACTTATTAATTCCAGATACAAGGGAACTAAAGCGGCAGATGAGTTCAATAAGATCTTAGAAATTCACAAAGGCGACACGCCTGCAATCCTCGGCGCATTAAAAAATGATGACTTTGTTAAAAAGTTAGAGAATATTCAATCTAGATCAGAAGATCTCATAGATAAGGTCTCTATGGGGTCAGAATTAACCCAGGAGGACGCATCAATTGTTAGAGAGGCTAACTCATCAGAAAGACAGTCATCGCGATCTGGAGGCGTTGTAACCCGCCTAGAAGAGGAATATACAAAGGCTAGGAATAAGCATCAATTCCTAAAAGATATCCTGCCAGAAAATGCAAAACATGGTTTACTAGGAATCGGTGCAGCCGCTATTGGTGGCGGTTTATTATTAGCAGGTGATTCAAACGATGCGAACTTAAGGGTCAAAAAGATAAAAGAAAAACAAGAAAGATTAGATATGCAACAATACAACGATCCTACATTTAGGCAGTTCTCCGGTTTAGATTATCAAATGCCAGCCGGTGTGGGTATGGCAAACAGAAAAGCATACAATCATTCTTACGAATACTAGGGACTTAACCAATGCAAAACAATCAACAAGAAGATTTAAAAAGCTGGGCAAGAGAACAAGTCCAAAAGGGCAGAGAAAAGGCGGAAGGTGTTAGATCTAGATTCGATCAGCTGAAACTTGAGGCAGGTGATAGAGGTAGCGGTCATGACGCTATGCGTCTTTCTAAAATGATAATGCAGCAAGATAATGCAGGTAATACATACAAAAGACTTGCATTCGATATCCAAAAAATTGCTGGCAACAGTGCAGGCGGATTGCATGATGACCTTGCTAATGACTTTTTAAAATCTGATAAAAGTGTAGAAAAGGCGCTAGATACGAAGGCAAGAGCATCTGCAAGAAATAAAACAGCTGCACAAAGAAGATTTGGATCAAGAATAGGATCTGAAGACTGGAAGTTGACGCAACCAACTAGAGGTGGCGGCGTAAAAAATATGTATGCATTTAAAAACTTCGAGTCATTCTTTTCAGCTGGAGCTACAGACCACCTTGGAAGAGCAGCGACATTCGCAGCTGGTAGAGGTGCCAGGGCTGACTTAATGAACTCTCTAGGGTTTCTAACAAAGCATCAAAAAAATATTCTAGCATCAACAACAGCTAGCAAAATGGATAAACTTTCAGCAGGAATGGGCACATATCTTGGTGCAGCATTCGTTCTCAATGGGTCTATGGAGTATCTTGTAGGAGATAAGGAATCTACCTTAACTGATAATGCATTAACAAACGCTGTTGGTATGGGAATATCTTTGGCCGGCGGGACTTACGCATTTAGAACTACTAAAGAATTGACACATGCCGCTACATCTCTTATTGGCACAGGTAGCTTAGGCATTAAAGCAGGTGGAAAATTAGGCTGGTTAGGAAAAGCATTGGGGGCAGGTAAATTATTAGTTGGTACAGGAGCAGGCATTGGAGCATTTACAGCAGCAAGCACAGCTATCGATGCAGGTGTAGATATATTTAAGTCGGCCGCTAATAATGAGAATGCAGCAAGTAGGCTCAAGAAGACGATATACAGCGGAGACACAACAGTAGATGCGAGCATTAGAACAAATCAGCTTTTAACGAGTAGGCAAAGAGCAATGAGTAAACTTGCTAAATCCTCTTTAAATGACAGAGGATACGTTATGGGCAATGAAGCTATGATTCTTAAAGGTATTTATCAATGAGTAAAGTTATAGAGATAATTGATCAAGAGAGAATAAAAGAAGAGCGAAGATCTCAAATGGAGTCATCTTCTTCTATTATGGATCTCTATAATATGAGCTGGCAGGATTACTTAAAAAAGAAAAATTATGACAAAGATGTTAAAAACATGTGTCGCAATTGCCAACAAGAACAGATAAGAAAATATGGCAAAATTACTATCAAATGCTCTGGACCCAAAACAATAGATGTCTTGCCAGAAGATATTATTTCCAGTTTAACAGCAGAAGAATATGAAGAAGCCAAACAAGAGATGGAGCCATATTACTGGGCAGAAAAGAATATAGATATTCATCAGAGAGACCCTGATAAACGGCTATTTGTCCCAAGATGGTATCAAAAAATTCAAATTTCCTGTCTTCATGGTGACTCCGAGATATTAATGGCAGACGGATCTAAGAAGAAAATTAAAGATATAAATGTTGGAGACATTGTTATATCTTATAATGAGATAAGAAGAAGTGCGCCAGCAAATAAGGTTCTTAATAAATGGAATAATGGTAAAAAAGAGGTTTTCAGAATCACACTTGAAAATGGTGACTATATAGATGCAACAGCTGACCATAGAATTCTTGGATGGATAAGAACTGGGCGTGAAAATAAAATGCCAAAATGTCCGTCATTTAAAACAGATTATGGATCTATTGCTAGCGGTGATATTAAAGTCGGTACAGACATTTATATACTAAATAAATATAAAAAGTTTGGAAATGTTAATGATGATAATTTGGCTAAAATACTAGGATATTTATGCACAGATGGATATTTAAAAATTGAAAAATATCATAATAAGGTGGAATTCAGAAATATAAGGAAAGAATATGTAGATGAAATATTCCATGCTATTGTAGACAGATTTGGAGATATACCTCTTTATAAAGAATTTCCAGAAAGAATAGATAAAAATGGTTCAGTTCATCAGAAACATTATGGTGTCTTCTTAAATAGAAAAAACTCAAATATAACTCTATTTCTTAAAGAGATAGGTGCAGTGAATAAAGAAACTAGAGAATTAAATATTTTAAGATGGGCATCTAAAAATTTATCAGAAAAATCGTTTGGCGTATTTTTAAATAGAGTTATTAGTGGCGATGGGTGCGTATATCCTGTGCCAAATACAAACACTTCTAGGGTTTCGATATCCGGGAAATATAAATCAGAGTTTTTAATTGAGCTTAAGGAAATATTGAGATCTGTTGGTGTGTATAGATCTCAAATGTTTGACAAAGTAGACAAATATGGGAGGTCTTCAAATCTACACATAGCAAATGCTCACTCTTTAAAAATCTTACTATCTATTACTGGTGAAATATTCGGGAAAGAGGAAAATACAAGAATTGTACTGAACAATATTTCCAATATTTCCAAGGAAAGAAATAATGGCAGACTTAAACGTGGAGCATTTAATACTTCTACGCGTGTAAAAATAGTGTCCATAGAAAGTATAGGAATTCATGACGTTTACGATATAGAAGTGGAAAATAGACATAATTTTATTGCTAATAATATTATTGTCCATAACTGCAGTTCTAACAAAAAGGCTATCAGATGTGGTCGCCGCGCCGGCAAATCGTATGGTCTTGCATTAGATATAACAAATAGACTAATGGTTAATTCTAACTATCAGGTACTTGTAGTTACACCATTTCTTTCTCAGGCCAAAGAACTTGCAGATACAGTTAGAAAATTGATAAGAGCTATTAACCCTGAGCTTGGAGATTGGGATTCATTGGTTAAGAGATCAGTAACATCGCCTTACCAGGAAATACAATTAACAAATGGCTCTACATTTAAAGCATTCACAGCTGGTAATGACAATGCAAATGCAGTCCGTGGCCAAGGTGCACATCTTATTGTAATTGACGAGGCAGACTTCTTATCACAAGAAGCGTTCGATTCCATTATGGCGATCTTAATGGATAAGCCGAATACGGAGATTATTTGTACATCAACACCTATGGGTGAGAACATTATGTACAAACTTTCTCAATCTCCAGAGTATAAAGAGTTTCATTTTCCTTCGTTTGTTATCCCTCACTATAATGATGATATGGATAAGGCCAATAGGGAAAACCTCTCTATTATGGGATATACGCAAGAAATCCAGTCAGAATTTGGCCTTGACGATAATGCAGTCTTTCAGCCTGACTTTATTAATGAAGCAATTAAAAACGAAGTACAGGTTCCTGTGACAGATGTGATATCTAATCGCCAGAATTATATTGTATCATTGGGATGCGACTGGAATGCGGATAAAGTTGGTACAAGAATAGTTATTCTTGCATATTCAAAAATAGAGAAGAAAATATTTGTTGCCTCAATTGACAATGTAAGAAGAGAGGGTTGGACACAGGTTGCAGCAGTTCAAAAGATTGTTGATCTTAATAGAAAATTTGAACCGGATTATTTATACGTAGACGAAGGGTTTGGTGAAGCAAACGTTCAACAATTAAAACTGATTGCCGTAAGTAATTACGGTAAACTTCCAAAAGACCACCCCGATCTACGATTAAATAATGTCACGCCAGTTAACTTTGCATCTACATTAGAATTAAGAGATGTTGTCACTGGGGATGTCCGTAAAAAATTCTTTAAAAACTTTATAGTTGAAACAACAAAACGTGCTTTAGAAAAAGGCTTATTATCTCTTGCCGGAGAAAATGCAAAAGATATTGTAGAACAAATGCGCGGGTATATTGTTAAGAGCAGATTATCTAGCGGGCGGGAAATATATGAAGCCAAATCAAAAGAGCTTGGAGACCACGATTTAGATGCTTTTATGATTGCATTAGCAGGCATTCATTTAAATCAAGATTCTATTCTGGATACGTATATTAAGTCTGATTATACAGTTTTACCTATTGATAAGAAGAGAGACCTCTCCTATAATCAGTCAGATAAAATTGAAAAACGTGTTTATTCATCTGACGATGTTTACGACAGAAGACGCAGGCCCAATAGCATATCAAGACGTTCAGAATTTGGAGGAAGAGCCCCGGCACTATCTAGGTCAACAGCAACAGGAAGAATGAACTCATATAGACAAAATATGAAATTAAAATATAGGTAAAGAATATGGATTACAACCTAATAAAAGTAACTGATGAGACCGTTATTTCAGATGCGGGCATATGCTACTTTGATCCTGTTGAAGAAACCATAAAGGAAATTGGCAGCGGATATATGATGGGAACTAACCCATATTCTCCAGTTATCCATAAACTGCTATTTGTTGCAAAAAATAATTCTGTAAAATATTTAAAAATCAAAATTAAAACTAACAGAGATATTGAAAGAATGTTCGATATTAAGATTTTGCCTGGTGCTGTTGCTCCGGCATTATCAGATTTTGATAACACAGACAATTACAATGAATTGATTGTAACAGAGAGCATTCAATCATATAGCTTTGTGCCATTTTTTGTGTACATAAAAGCTAAAGTTCCTGTAGATAGAATCAGTAGTCTGCCATTGGAGATTAATTATGAATAACCCACAAAACATGGAAGAGATGACTGAACTATTGAAACAATTGATTGATGCAAAAAATACGTTATCGAACGGCTTAAGCCAAGTAAAAGTGGCAGCAACGCAAGAGCGTGATCCAGATGTGATAACAGCGGTAAGAGCCTTATTTGGCGATCAATACATTAAAGATGGAAAGACATCTATAACATTTAAGATGCTTACATCTTGTCTTGATACAATAAGGCTCGCCGGCAAAGATAAAGCTAAGGAGTTGATTAAATAATGTATTTATGGACAGATATAAATCAGAATACAATTACTGATCAACAGCGCGCAGAGTTGTATATGCGCCTATTCTCCTATTGTTCAGAAGACTTTGTTAATAACCAAGACTTGATGCAGTTCACTACAAATCTTGTAGCTTGGGCACAATCAATAGAGGAAAGATTAACTATCTTAGGGAATAATTTAGTTACACATACCCACATTATTCCGCCCCATACGCATCCTATTTTGCCACATACACACGCTACATCTATGGGACCTACAGATGGGGGGACATTGTTTATAACACAGCCATCAACAGCATATCCAGTAGAACAGGCAACAGTAGATCTATCATGGAAGACGGCAACGGTCCCTGCTAATTATTTGAACACATCTGGCTCAATAACTAATATGAATAATAAAGTTACGGTTGGGGCAGGGCTTGTAGGCGATTCAACACCAGGGCCAAGAAGAGCAACACCAGAGCCAAAAGCATTAACTCCAAATATCCCTCCGTATTTAGTGCCTAACCCAGTATAAGGAAAGCATATGGAATTAACAAGAAAAGTAACACCAACAGCAAATGCGACATATCTTGTAGCGTATGCTCAAATCATCGTGGATCACTTTTCCAAAGCTCTCCAAGAAAATGGGTGTATGATTCAGGTTCCGGCCGCTCTATATGCAGAATTCGACGATCAATATAATAGACTTGTTGATTATTTAGAGTCGGCAAACAATGCTGGTTCAATAGATGATAATAAGAGACAAACAGCCACAGTCCCTATTGAAGATATCACTGGCAATAGAGAAATAGATGAAGCGATTAGGGATGCGATAAGAAACGCAAGTACAAAATGCTTTAATTGTAAAATTGAGAAACCTAAATTTGATTTCTCTGGAATACTAGGAAATCTTACTGCGGACATTAGGCATTCATTAGACCAATTCAAGGGGATGTTTAAATATAATAAGGCATCAGTTTGTCAGTATTCTTTTTTCTTATCATATTTATGTATTCCAGACCTATTGAAACTTATTTCATTAATACTGGCAGCAATAGTTAAATTAATGCAAAATATACAGTTGCCAAGGCTAACTATCCAAGTCTTTATCAGTGGCATCTTATCTGCGATTATAGAAGTATTAACTAAAAACATTTCTATATTAGCAAGATTTGCATTGACACCAGTTCTATGTATTCTTGATGCCATTGATTCTATCATTTCACAATTGCCAACACCAGAAAATATTCGCGCACAAAATGAAAGTGAATTAAGAAAACTTGGTGTTAATGAAAAATTCATGTCTGGCAAATACGACACAGGCTTAGCTGAGAAATCAAAGCAAATCAGGCAGGCATATACATCTAGAGTCAGAAACTTTGAAAAAACAGCTTCAATGAATACAGAGAAGTATGTTAGAGAGATTTTTGGACCTTTAGAGGAAACAATAAATAAAAGTGTAGAATCTTTGAACAATTCAATTGCAGAATTAACAGGTCTATTAAATCATTTTACGTGCGAGCCGAGTCGCTCTGGAATTTCTGTATCACAATATCTAAGTAACCTTTCAGAGTTTATGGCTCTCGTAAATTTGTTGAGATACATTGTTAGATTTAAAGCAGGTAAAGCAGCACTTGATAAATTATGCAACTCACCAACAGACGGTGGTGGATTCGCAAACGATAATAGTACAGAAGATTACGGTCCAATGTCGCTTGATAATATAGGATCAATGATAGGAAATATCATTGAGTCTGACGTAGATATCATTACTGATGACAAAGGTAATCCAGTTGCTATTGGTATAAGAGATCCAGAATCTAAAAGCGATAATACAGATAACCTGTCGTTTTGGAGTTGTAATCTCAATGAATTTGCAGACTCTTTAACTGTTCCATCTCTAATAAATTATATCAGGGATTTAGATCTACCTAAACTAAATCTAGATGAATTTAATCAGTCTCCTTGGAAAGTAACAGTAGTTCCACAAAGCGAATATAATAAGCCAACGGTAAACACAGAGATTGTTCCGCTTGTTATTGATGAAGTGTGGAATCTCCCACAACATATTAAAGATATCATTTCAATGATTGATACCTATGATGCAGCAAAAGATCCATTGAAAAAAGCTGGAGATGTAGATTTTCTTGGCAATAATGATATTAACGACATTATCAAAGAAATTCCTTACACCGGAAGAAATGGTAAAAACCTTGAAGATATCCCTGGCGCAAATATCAGAATTATAAATCAAGATGGCGAAGTTAAAATCGTAGATGACAATGGGAATATTCTCAAAGAAACTACAGATAAGTCTCGCCGCGGCAATAATTCCTCTATTGACAATGTAGATAAACTAATTTACGAATTCTCAAATAGTATAAATGGAATTGGACAATTAGATTGTCCTCCAGAGATTCAAAACATATTAAATAAACTTGGAGACTTTTAATGAATTTAATTGGTTTAGATCCGTTACTAAGGTCTAATTATTCTAGCAATCTGACTAGCATAAGAGATGCTAGAACCCAGGTTAAACTTATGGGAAGGAAGAAACTTGATAATCCAAGTTTCTCCTATTTTGGATCTAGAAACTACTGGTATAACAATGATAAATTTACAGGCTATCAAGGTCACGAGTATGACTTATTTGAATATTCTCGAATTATAGATACAGAGGCGATGGTAGCAAAAGCTTTTGAAAGAAAGCGCGCGTTAATATTTAAAAACGGATATTTCTTTGAGTCCAATAACCAAGACAACATTGATTATATTAAAAGACGCATCAGAGAAATTGAGCATGTAACTGGGACAACATTCAGGTCATTTATAGAAGAGATGGCGTATAATTTAATCATGTTCCATAACGCTTATATTGTATTAATCAGAGATGAGGACAAATCTAGTGGAGAAGAATACAATAATGGTTCTAAAATTCTTGAGCCAATAGCTGGGTGGTTTAATCTCCCAACTGAATCTGTACAACGTAAGATAAAACCAAATGGCGATATCTCAATGTATAGACAATACATTGATGGACAAAATTATCGTATCTTCAGCCCAGAAAAGATTAGGCATCTTAAATATAATGCAAGAACAGGATTCACAATTGGTACACCTCCACTAGAGGCCGTAAAAGACGACATCCTGGCATTAAGAAGAATTGAGGAATCAGTAGAGACACTAATATACAAAGGTCTCTTCCCAATGATTCATGTTAAAGTTGGTACAGAGTCAAAACCAGCTGGCAAATTAATAGACGGTACTGATGAAGTAGAAATGATGTCAGATATCATGGACAGACTTGATGACTTCGGCGGAGTAACCACTTCGGAGCGCGTAGAAATTAAAGCTATCGGCGCAGAGTCCTTGGCTCTCAGAGTAGAGTCATATTTAAAATATTTCAAAGACAGGGTTATGCTAGGTCTTGGAGTATCAGATTTAGATATGGGAGTTGGCGACTCATCTGGTAAGGCAACAGGGCAAATTGTTTCACAAACCTTAAAAGAAGCTGTTATAAATATGCAAGACTCAATAGCAGATTTTATAACAAGCACACTCTTTATTCCGCTATTAGTAGAGTCTGGGAAATATAATGTAGATTACGAAATACCAGAATCTGACATTGTTAAATTTACATTTAATCATGTAGACCAAGAGGCTCAAATTAAAATTGAGTCACATATTCTAAACATGTTTAATAGTGGTTTGATTAGTATCAATGAGGCCAGAAAAGAAATCGGATTTAAAGAACTATCTGAGTCTGATATTAAAACAATAGGCCGAGAAAAAGAGGGTATAACTCCAACTTATCAGGTTGAGCAAGTTCGTCTATCTATGCAAACACAGACAGAACAAGTCAATCAAGAAGCAAACAGTTCCGGAAATAAAACAAAAAGCGATGGAAGCAAAAAGTCTGTCGCCGCGGTGAATAATCCATCTAATCAATACACTGATTCTATTGATCCCAAAATACTAGAAGTAGATTATCTAATACAAATAATGGATAATAAAGAACTTCTAAATATAGTTCTATCAAATCACCTAAAATCCGTAGTTGACAGAAATAATATATATACAGATAATGTCATCAATCAGATTAGTGAAATAGCTTCTAGTCAAATCAATTCTATAAAAGATAATGATTATGAAACTATAAAAGAAGACATTGAAGCTATCCTAGTCAGTGCATATGAGCCATTAGAGGATATAGTATGACCAATATAGAAGACAAGGTAAATGTCTTAGGGAAAATAACGATATCAGACGAAACGCGGCAGCGAATTGCTGATTCAATATCGTCCGGCTCCAAAGTAAAAAGCATCACGGTAAAAATGGAGGCAACTCATTCTGGCAAACCAAATGGGAACTTCTGGATTTACACTCCATACGGTATGAAGACTGGTCATGGTACATTTACTCAGCCAGTTTTTAAACCGGTAACAGAAGAGCATATTGAGGATTCTAAAACACTTGGAAGAGTGATAAAATCAGAATATGTTTCTTATGGAATCTCAGATAAATTAGAACGTCCATATGATAAAAATTATCTTCAGGACTATAAGAAATTTATGCTGAGCAAAGAATACAAATCTCGCGGATTCAAAGGTCTTGGACATGTAGAATTAACAGCCAAGATTACTGATAAAGAATCGATACAAAAGATTCTAGATGGCAAGTATGGATTTGTATCAGTTGGTGGTGGAGTAAAATCAGCACACTGTTCAATTTGTGGTTCTAGCAAATTAGGAAAAACAACATGCGATCATGTTCGCGGTGCAAAATATCAAGGAGAGACATGCTACTATATTGGTGGCATAATGGACTTTGAACATATCTCGTATGTAGGAACACCGGCAGATAAAAATGCCAAATCTACATTGATTAGGGATAGCAAGTCAAATACATCCCACTTTCAGATATTAGATTTTGAGACAGATAAAGGTAATATAATGACAATTAAAATTGAAGACTTTGATAAGTCTAACGATTCTCTTGTCCAACATGCTAAATCATTGGGCATTGCCGATTACCAACTTCCAGGTGAAGATGGTTTGACCGCATTGGATTATGTATTTGGCGAAGAAAAGACATTTCCGTTAGCAGATAAAGTTACAGCACTTGTTGCTTATGACTTTGCAAAAACACAATTTGAAGATTCTTCAGATAAAGAAGCTGTATTGAGATTGATCCAAGACAAACTAGACGAATTGGAAATTAAAGATGCAGAAGCAGAACTCGAAGCCATTATCCAGGCAAGCAAAGTTCAGGATAGCGAGGGCGAGAAATCAGAGAATGATGAAAAAGATCATCAAGAGATGATTGAAAAAATCGCCGATGCAGTCGTAGCTAAGATTCAAGATTCTATCTCAGGCACTTCTTATCAAAACTCTCAAATTAAAGTTTTGCGTAACGAAGTAAAAACTTTGGCTTCAGCTAAACAAGAATTGGAAGCCGAATTGAGAGACTCGCTAGTTTCTCAAATTTCATCAATTGAAAAAATCACAGATTCTTCTAAATTAGAAGCGTTGAAAAAACGCTCACTGCAATCACTTAAAGATAAACTGTCTGATCTTATTGAAGCTCTTTACGAAGGCGGCAAAGATGATGATGTTGAGGACAGTAAAGAAGTTAAAGACGGTCAAGAAAAACCGCAACTGCCTAAAGATAGTTTATCTATTGAAGATGGTGCAAGCGGATCTGGTACTGATGATAAAGATGAAGAAAAAGAAGGTTCTGAAGAAAACGGTAAAGTAGAAGACAGCGAAAAAGGCTTCGTCTTTAAAGATTCAAAAGAACTTAATAGTCGTTATTTGGAAATCATGAAAAAAGAAGGTCTCCAAGCAGCGAAAGCATTCAAATTAAAAGCCAAGATTGGCTAATTTATTAACATTAGGACTATAAGATATGTTTTCACCATATTCAGTAAATCACAAACAAAAAACTAAACATTTCAGTACACGCGACTGGAATACTCCTAGCGTAACATTCTCTGAGGGTATGCAGCCATCTGGTCAATTTATGCCAGCGCCATACTTAAAATTGTTGCGAGAAAAAGGCACTGAAGATACTAAAGTTTACACTCAAGTTGTTGTATCAACTGGCAAAGTATTGGCACTAGATAGCAATGGTTTTGTTGTTCCTGCCGGTATTTTGGATTCAGACGATACCTACACTGAGAAAGATGTTGAAGAAGGCGTAATCGCTGCTGATGGCACTCCAGCTGTAGCAGGCGATAAAGTTGCAGATAAAATGCGCGCCGCCAATATTACCGTTTCTGCTCCTATTGGTGTTGCACTGTTTGATTTCTTCCGTCATCCAGGTGGCGATGGTATTAACCCGTTGCAATTCAATTACCAAAACTTGAACTATCAAGCTCGCGTAACATTCTTGTGTGACTACGTATTGGAATTACCAATCGTAGAATCTGACACAGTATACGAAAAAGCACCTCTGAAAGGCATTAGCGCATTTATCGCTGCTAAAGGTCCTAATGCAGGTCAAAATACTGTAGCAGACTTCACCACTATTAAACCAGGCGATTTTGTAACATTCGACAAAAACTCTAACTTTGTTGTTGCGCAAGCATCTGATGACAGCAAAAAAATTATCGGACAAGTTTTGCAAGTTGTTAAACCAAGCAAAGAAAATATGCTTAAATGGGTTCGTAGCTCTAGCGCAGGCGGAAGCGAATTGGACAAAATGCCTGGCACTGCTACTAACGGCTTGGTAGATAAAATTTCTTACTCTGGTGGATATGGCTTAGTACGTGTCAACCTTATTAACAGATAATTGTAAAATCAAGGATTTAATAATATGTATAAAAAACCATTTACATCAGAAGAACTGAAAATTCAAGACAGTATCCAGGAAGTTCGTAACCTGTTCGCAAATAACGGTGTTAACAGCGACGGTGTTGCAATGTCAATCGAGGACACCCTGGCAACTCCAAACATGCCTATGGCATTTAAACGTGTAATCGAAGAATATGTTATCGATGCAATCGAACCAAACTTGATCGGTACACAATTGCTACAACGAATCTCTGTTGATCCTTTCCGCACTGAAGTTCGTTTCCGCACTTACGGTGCAATGGGTGCAGAAGACTTGAGCATCGGTGAAGGTCAAGAATACCCAGAACTGAGCATGACTAATGGCGGTGGCCAAGTTAATGCCAACATCGGTAAATATGGCGTAGCAGTTCGCATCACTGAAGAAATGTTGAAACAATCTCAATGGGACATCATCGGTCATCACCTGAAAAAACTTGGTCAAGTTATGGCTCGTGATAAAGAGAAAAATATCTTCAACATGATTAACAACGCCGGTGTTGTAGTGTTCGATAACGCTAACCCTGCTCAATCACAATTGGGTCGTACAACTGGCCGTGATTTGACCGGTGCAGGCAATGGCTCATTCACTGCTGACGACATGTATGATATGTATGCATCTATGCTGGAACGTGGATTCACTCCTAATGTGATTCTGTGCCACCCATTGGCCTGGGCTACATTCACTAAAGATCCTGTTATGCGCGAATATGCATTGCAAGGTGGCGGTTTGAACAGCTGGTTCAGCACTATGCCTAAAGAAAATATTGGTATGGGCGCATTCTTGCCAGAGGCATGGAAATCATTCACTCGTATGTCCGGTGACACAGCTTTCAATCCTACTCGTCAAGAGCGCGAAGGCACTCAAACTAGCACATTCCAATTCCCTGGTTATTTCCCTGGTACTAATCTGCGCATTATTGCATCTCCACATGTACCATTTGATGAAACACACAAAACAACATCAATCATCATGTTGGATACAACTGAGTTGGGCGCAATCTTCGTAAGTGAAGAGCCAACTGTGGATGAATGGGATGATCCAGCACGTGACATCAAGAAAATTAAAATTCGTGAACGTTACGGTTTGGCAATCTTCAACGAAGGTCAAGCTATCTCTTTGGCTAAAAATGTTAGCATCGAACCTAACGAAATTGTGTTGCCACCTCAAGCTATCGTTAACGATATCCCACGTATTCAACGCAAGTAATTTTAAAAAACTTGGTGTATAATAGATACCATAGTTGAATAACACAACATGGGGGTAGGGTAAAACTCCCTACCCCCATTTTTTAATGGAATAAAAATATGAGCGCATTACACGCAAAACTTAAACTTGTTGGACAGACATATCTGTTCTGTGAAAAGGTTTCACTTATTAAGAATGTTGAAACCGTATTAGACTTGAACAAATTGAATATTGCAGATTTGGAAGTTATTGGACATCACATTCAACATGGTGGCATTGAGTCTAATGTATCTGCCGATGAATTTATGGATCGCGCAGCAAAACTTCGTGAAGAAGTAAAAGAGGGCAAAGTAGACGAAGTTGTTAAACTTCAAGATGTAACAGAAGTCCGTGTTCTTGATGCAGAAGTCGAATTGGAAGACGGCACAGTTACTACTGTCAAAGAGGTCGGCAATAAAAAAGAAGACCCTCGTAAAACTTATGTTCAAGAAAAAGTTATCGATGTTCCAGCTGCCGTTGCATTGATTAATGTAAAAAATATTCCAGACTGCGATCGTGAAGTGTTGGAATACGCCTTAGCTACTGAGACAGCTACAAAAGGACGTAAATCTGTATTGACAGAGATCAAAAACATTCTAGAAGAGCTTGATAAAGAAGATAGCAAAGACGGCGAGTGAGGAGTTGAACTATGTCGGATAAGCTAATAGTCGAAAGTGTTGAAAACACAAAAGAACAATTAACTTTTATGCCATTAAAAGGCTCTATACGTTTAAAGCTGTCTGACAATGTTAGTCCTGAACTTATTAAAAACAATATCAGCGTTTATAGAGTGAATAAATCTGACGGAGTAAAATCATTAGACATTTCTTACTCTGACGCTTACACTCAAGACCTGGCTGGATTTGCTGATATAGATATCACATCATCTGGCCAGGTTTTAATTATATCTCCAAAAGATTCTTTTATTCCAAGTTCAGACTACATTCTCTATATCAGTAAAGATGTTCATAGTGTAAAAAATAAAGTTACTGTTGGACAAAATGAAACAGACACTGTAACAATTTCTCCGCCAATAGAAAATAAGGTAGAGATTGCCCCTGTTTCGCAAATCTTAGGCGATGTCTTTGTTTGCAATATTAAAATTGACGACAAACAGTATTTAGATAATGAACTGTTTTCACTAGAAGACGGGATTATTATTAATGGTTCACGAATAAAGATAGCTGATAAATCTATTATCGCCGGCGCGTCAATAATTATAAGTTCTGAAATATCTAAAATATTAGAAGCAGATTACAGTCTTCATTTCTCAACTGGGTCAACAACAGGCATAGAAGATAAAATTCCTGATGGATCATCTAAGAGAATAACAACAGATGACATTATGAGCTTTTATAATTCTCCATATAGAGACATTATAGGGAATTCTGGTTCATCAGTTGGGACACCTGGGCATGGAAATCAAAATACTTCTGGCGGAAACCAAAACAATAATGTCAGCGCGGCAATATCCTTTAGACTTCCAAATAAAATCTTAATCAAATTTGAAAAAGAAATTGATAAGGATAACACAAATATTTCCTCTATTGATATAGATATCTATGAAGCATTCGATAACTATAATCTTCCAAAAATGGGCCTTTACAATGATGATCTAAAATACATCTTGGAATTCAGTTTAATTAGAGGAAACAAGACTCTTCAAATTGAATTGCTTCCAGATTTGAGATCAGAGGTTCCAGTTGGAGAAAAATATATTAAAAGGTGGAAATAATGGCAGAAGTTCACTATAAATATCTAGCTGGAGATTATTACAGAGGAACAGATAAGCTCACTGGTATAGGACCAAGGGTTGTTCACAATGTAAAAAATACATTTGCCATACCATCAGTTTGGGATACATTCACAGGTTTTCATGGTCCGAAACAAAATAGATCTTTTTCATCTAAGGTAAATTCTGGTGCCGGTGGCGGTAGCGGGGATGTAAAAGTTAAAGTTCAATATAGAGAACCTTTTCACTCTTTCAAATACTTCGAGGCACTAGGCTCTTTTTATGGTATGCACGAGATTATAAATGAGAAAGAAGATTTCGATGGTACATGGCAAGAGATAAGAGAGAAATGGAAATCAGAGCCTGCATACATAGACAGATATGACAGATTAAGAAATTCATCGCCGCTAAAATATAATAATTCCTCAAATGATTTAAGCTGCATTTCTATATTGGCCACAGTGGATAATGGGAAAGTGGATTTCGGCTTTCAGCAATCTATCAAATATGATGAAGATAAAAAATCTTATCTAGAAATTCATATTGGAGAATTTCATCTCTTACCAAATACGCCAAGAAGTATTTTTAGATGCAATTTGGCAACTGACCTCCTATACATAAAAGAGGGAATAGATCATTTTATTGCAGATGATAAAATAAAATCAGAGGTATTAAGCTTCCCTGACCAAAGTGTAACATCAAATAGCCCAGTAGAATTCTATATGGGGATAGCGGCATTAGGAAGTAAAAATAGGCCAAAAGATTTTAATTCAAATAATTTAGATGGAAGACATCCTAACTATATTGAGGCCGGTGCACAAATAAGATGGAAATCTCTATCTGACAGATGTTCTGCATGGGTAAGGATCTATGATGGACTTGATATGTCAAGAGTCCTATCAACAGACGTTTACAGAAATTCTCATTATGTTCTTAATACAAAAGTTATTATTAGACTAGATAAGCTTGAAGAATTAATTCTGGCTCATGGTGGAGTCGATCATTCTACATACAAGCTCTTGATTCATTTGCCATCATATTCATTACTTGGATATGATATGGTAAAAGCATTAAAAGAACCAAGAACATTTATGATCCTTAGCGACATATCGGAAATTAAATTTGATGTACCTCGAAATTACAAAACTAACGGTGGACATCATTATACATTGAAAATCTATGACACAGACAAAGAAACACTTTTATTTTCTGATAGCACAGATACATCAATAGGCATTTATAAAAATCCAAGAATTGATGTAGAGTTAAAAAGAGGAAAATGGCGCGTAGATTATGGGAATACAAATTCCTCTGTTGGTCCAGGAGATATTCCATTTAATTCTTCATATAAGAACAACACTGGTATTCCAATAGAACAATACGGAACAATGATTTACACACTGAGCGAATCATTATCAAAATATTTAAAAGACAAAGAAAAAGTTTACGCCTCTATTGAGGCTTATGATGGAACGAGGCAAAATAATGGCTAATATCGAAGTACGTCTTTCAACCGGAAGTGCAGTTTCTACAAATGTTGACAGTCCTAATAATTCTCTGGGTGGGAAAATGGCGGAAACAGCGTCAGGAAGTGCAAAAGCAATCATTGAAGAAGGGTCATTCCTGATGAATTCGATCTGGGACAATATTACCCAATTGGATAATGTTGCAGGAGAACCAGACTATCGCTGTATTTACATTTATAATAATGCTACGGGTCCGAAACATGGACCAATTATCGGCACCAAGTTTTACATCTCTGGTACAACATATGCAAGATTTCAGGCAGGTGCAGTTGATCAAAAAAACAAAGATGCAGGCGTAATTAGAAATGAAAAAGAAGAGCCTCTTGGCGTTCTGATGGAGTCTCATACTAAAGACTCTCCAATTGTGCTTGGAACTTTAAATCCAGGCGACTTTCATGCTATTTGGTTAAAACGAACACCAGTAAATGTGTCCGGCGCAGGTGAAATCAGAGAATCATTCGACTTTGTAATTAAAGGTTCAGAATAAGGAATTAAGATATGGCAGATTTATTAAATGTACCAAGATCAACTGGCGATGACTTAAATCATTATTATTTCTTATATCTGCCATTTAATCTTGAGGATCAAATTGATAGTAAGAGCGATAATCCATTCTTTATTATGAATTACAAAGGTGATCCATCAGACGATACACAGGTATCTGAATGGAAAAACGCAGTAAATGAGTTTTGCTCATCTCTTTATTTAACTGGTCTTAATCCATCTTTTCCAAGAATATTTCCAGTTCCATGTGGCGATAGGGAACTTGGACCTGGTGTATCAGTTTTTGAACGAGCGAAAATATCAGAAGTCACTGAAGTAAGAGAGGATGACGGATATAGTATAGATGGTGAAACAGCATGTGAAGACGAGGGCCTAAATAGATTATATTTGTTTAGCGATATTAAGAAAACATCAACAGAAACATCAGAAGATACAACTGGACAATACTCATATATGGGATCTGCATCTGGGCCAATAGGGCACCTATCTAGCGTTATTAATTTTGGAAACAGTTATACCGGCGCAGCAACGCCATATCCTGCGAGCCTAAACACTTTGATGTGGGACAAAAAAGTACGAACAAGTCAACAGCATTCAGATTTATCGGCCGGCGCAAAGACTATGAGCTTCCAGTTCGCATTGGTTAGAAATGGAAACACAGCAGTCCCAGGAATAACTAATTTTGATAAAATCGGTATCAAAGTTTATCCAAGAGATTTTGTTCTATTATCTATTGACAACAATAATATTAATGGAACAGAAAAAATAAATGGAATAACCTTTAATGAATACCGTTTTAAAATTCATGGAACAAACGGTGGCCCAGCTTCCCATTATAAAAAACATAAAGACTTTAAAAAGGCATTTGAGTATATGTTTGCAGAAGGATCTTTTGGTGTATTGAGTTGGGATATATTTGTACCAAAACAAGGTATGAGGGCAGACGGATATCGCTCAGAATCTAATATCGTAAAAATAAAAAAATATAGCAATAATTGCGAATATGTTTCAATATTGTATCCTAGTAATAAGCCCATTCCTCCGACAGGAACAGAATTAATACTGTCAACAGGATCTACATTAGTTAATGTTGATGTAACATCTTCTATTAAGCTTTTTAAGGGTAAAGACATAAAAAGCTCATCTAGTACCAATCAAACAGAAAGTGTTTTTACAAATAATAACCAATGGAAAGACAATGGCGCGGCCGAGCATATGAATATTGTGAAGGCAGAGCTTCTAAACGCTGTATACGGCAGAAATGATCTCAATCCTTTTCATGGAGAAACTTCATTTTGTTCTCCACAGAAGAATATAATAATGGAGAAAATTTACAGCTATGTCATTGTGAGGGTTGATGTAACATATAATCCATATGAATTATCTCAATTTGTCAATGAGGATTATAGAAAGATCCCTATGTTTATAGGTAAAAGATCAGGCGCCGATGATAAGGAATATTATTATGTGAATTATGATGCAGCAGAATATGATGTCTCAAGATTAAAAACATCTTCAAATGTTTTAGATATGTTTGGATTTGATTTAAGATTTAGAAATGTATAGGGGGATAAATGTATTTAAAGATTTCAGAATTCCCCACAGAGAAAGGCTTTGGTGGACAAGGTTTATCTGTATACGCAACGGTGTTAGCAGGTTCAGCTGGGGAGAAAAGATTTTACTCTGGTTACGATTCAAAACACATACAAGAGCAGGTTTTTCAATATCGCTCTGGATATATGATAACAAATCAGGACTCTGTTCATATCTATCATTCTCCATTTATGAACAATAAGAAATCAAATTTTATTGAGCATAAATATTCGGATATGTATGATATTGAAGGTCAAAACTTGATGGAGTTCTATTTTAGATCTCCATATAAAGTTTATAGCCTTAGAAGAGGAGAGCAGGAGCACAAATTTGTTTCTCAGTATTCAATTTACACTGACTATATTCCAAAAGAGCGTAAATACAGAGACGGATATCTACTTCAAACATATAGTGATTCTCCAATCCATTTAGAATATAAATCTGGGTACAGACATTCAAGATCGAGAGAAAGACAGCGAACTTATGGATGTTTGTATAATAATAAGTTTGTTTCCGATGGAATATATCAGTATAAAAGCGGATATTTAGATGGGCAGTCATTCTTTATATTTTCTGACGGAAAAACAAAACAGGTCCGGCCAGGATATGAAGTTGATTCAAATAATAATGTATCAATTATTATCCCTATTGATAAATCGAAACTAAATATAAAAGCTGATCAAAAATTAAGAATCTTTGTAAATCTTCCACCTAAGTATATTAACTATTGTGCAACAGTTGATAGTAATAAAAATTTGGCACATATAAATGAAACATCTGGAACTAAATTAATAATTCCTAATATAACTGTTTCAACTGGTCAATCAGAACAAGAAGTTATAGAGGCATTTTCTAAAGTATCATATTTGTCGATATCCATTTACAGATATGACACAATAGAAAAAGATCCACGTCATATTAGAGACGGAATAACATATGTAGATGATGATGCATATGACCCAGAATTATTCTCTAACCTTAATCTTAAAAAAGTTGACATCAGAGATGAATCTATAACGTATAAGGCTAATCCAAAACAGGTTATTTCAGATTCTGTTAAATTTGAATTAAGGTTCTCTAGAAATGCACAATGTTGTTTTGATAAGAAAATAACAATAAATAGCGATTCATCTGTAGCATGTCAAATTCCTGAAGCCCTAGTAGAATATGATATTATCGAAAAAGAGAAGAATACTGAATTTAGATTCTCTACAAATCTAGATGGGTTTGAAAGAAAAGTTGGAAAAATAGAAAAAGACAGCGCAGATAAAGCAAGGCCATAAGAAATGAAAATTTTTATAGATAAAGAAATAACTGGCAGCGATAATTTAAATAAATTAATAGAAGACAGTATTTCTTCTACTGTAAGATTCTCTGCCTCTTATGATAAACAAACAATACGAAAAACTCCTCCCGATACCTTCGGGAGAAATACTGCTGTCAATGTAAGGCTAAGTGATGGCGGAGGCACCGATATCGATGCTGTCGCATTTTATAAGCGTCCAAGTATAAGTATTGTTCCGGAAGGAAGAATCGATCCAGAAGAGGATTTGCCGGTTTATCAATATGATGGTGAAACTAAATATCTCTATGATCAATCTAAGCTGGGGGAATTTGTAGCACCACTAGTATCTAATAGATTAAACATTCCGGCAGATTCTTTTCGTATTGAAAACATAGTAACATCAAATTGGGTTAAAGGTGTTATCAAATTTGACATTGTTGCACATGAATTATCAGAAGTTATTATAGGCAAAACATTTGGTTTCCTGAATTGCCTACCAAGCAAACATACTATTTACGATAAGGCCAAAGAATATGGATTATGGGCGCCGGAACATTTTAGAACTGGATTGCAGCAACCACTAAGACCAATAGATCACGACACATTTTTCTTTTCTACAAATGTAACATCTTTCGCCAATATGAATTCCGGAAATAAAGATAAGGAAATTCATAATAAAGAAATTTCAGCATACATCTCAAAAGAACTCAGAGATGAACTTAGAGATGATCTTATCGTTTCTGATCCAATCCAAAATACAGATGATACATCAACAGTTGGCGTCAAAATAAAGAATTCAACAGATTATCAATTTTTTGGTCAATATATAACAAAACAATTTGATCCAAATAAAGACTTCGCGGTATCTAATAGGGCAGATGATAAATGGGATGAAAATAACCAGGGCAAAGTTATGTATAACGCTGGCCTTAATAAAATTGTGTTCTATGCACATAAAGGTTTTTCATCAGATGATGTTACGCTAGAAGAGTCTAAGTCAATATTAGATACATTGTGCCAGCAGCTGTTCGGATACTACGGACTACCTATTGATACGGTAATAACGCAAAAAGACTTCACATCTAATTTCCCAGAAAAAGGAAAACCGGTAAAAACTTTTACATTCTCATATAAAGGATCAGCAGTAGTTCTCAATGGGGATTACACAATCCATTTAATATATGAGAAAGTCAATAAATGTCCAAGATTAAACGTTTACAAATTGATGGATGGATATAATTCAATAGGGATATTAGAGGGCATACAAGATGGATGGTCATCAGACGGTGTTGAATGGTGGGAGATTGATTCTGGTCGCGTAACAGATAAAAATGGCAATGTTATTAGAACACCAGAAAAATGGAAAGAAACAGAAGATCACTGGTATCATCCTGTTCCTGGCGATGGTGATGCTAAAAGCGGCCATTGGTTCAAAGAGTCTGAAAAAGGTGGAGGGCCAAGCGATGTTCGCAGAACGGAAAATAAAGACGGCGAGAAAAAAGAAGGCGATTACGAAAAGCTTCCAACAGACGGTAAATACCAATATACTGATTTAAACACATTTGGCGATCCACATCTTCCTGGGTATAAATTATGAGTGATAATAAAGAACTTGAAATAAAACCGTTTTTACTCCGAGATGGAGAGGTTCGTAATAGTGATGAATTCTTGTTAAAAATATTTAAGCGAATCAACCCTAGAATAAGAGAAAAGATTGAGGAACTCAGTATAACAGGGGATATTTTCAAAATTATTAGGATTTATAAAAATGAACATCCAGATGAAATTCTTCGTTATAATACAATAGCAGAGATAACAACAGACGGATGTTATTTTTCTAATCAGGATGGCGATAAGGCCACTTTAATGATGTCATACGGTAGATGGGATGCATCATTGATGGAGTTCAAAGAAACAAAAACTGTTGGCGTTCCTGACGTCCCGCTGGTTGTAGAGTCCAATACAAAAGAAGGTGTCAATAAAAGCTTTTATAATTTGCTTGATGATGTTGTCTTAGTTAAAGATACTGTTGATGGATTTCCTGGCGTTAAACTCTGGAGAGGTATAGTTAAAAGAGATAACCGCGCGTGTATCTATACCAGATGGAAGAAACAAGAAAGAATTTACTACGAAGATTTTGAGATATATGCAAAAGCATACACTCCAGATCGAGGATTTGAGGCATCTGATTTTGTGGAGTAAAATATGAAAATAGATTACGAAAAATATGATTTCTCTAGATCTGATCTTAGGAACTTCTTACTGCTTCTATCAAAAGAATTCAAAAAGCGCGGCTTAGTGCTAATTCCAGATGGCCTAATCCTTAAAAAACCACAGCAGGTAACTGTTGAACACGGCAATACTTCTATTGATCTTGTTGGTATTCCATTTAAAAGGGTATTTGGCAGAACAAAAATATTTTATTATCGAATAAAACTGTCAGAGTTTGCAGATGCCTATAGGGTTCAATTGGGTACAGCAAGATTTCCAATAAGGATGACTATAAACCCAAATGATGAAGAGATGCTCGAAAATGTTAAAACAATTTTATCAAAAAGGACCGGGGTCGGAAAAGATCATTTTGTATTAACATTAAAGTCAAAAACAGAAAAGTTACAAATCTTTAAATTTAAATTTGTTATTAAGCCAACTGAGTTCACAACAGAGGATGAGGGTCTTTGTTTAATAAATGACGTAGAGGCTCTTATATACGTTGCAGAGCCTAATATAAAAAATCAAAACGGCGTAGCTATTCTTGGATTAGAAGATCAACTAACATCTAACACTTTATTGTCGTCAAATATATTATACGAAAGCAATGAAGATAGAGTAGAATTTCATTCAACAGATGGCGATTATCCTTCTGAATTAAGACTTGGTAATCTTACATACACTCCGATATACCCAAGAGTAATTGTAAATAAACAATTAAGAAAAACCGAAGGATCTAGAATTACTGGTTTAATAACAGATGATATTAAAAATTTCTCTGTACCTGGATCAGCATCATTTTCCGGCGATATTTCTAATCTCTCAAATGACGGCACAAATTTTTTATTTGATATAGAATCCGGCAAGGAAGCGTTATTTAGTTTTAACGGTAGCAATGGTAAAAAATATATTGAACATCTAAAATCAAATGATCAAGAGATTTCAAACAAAACTCCAACGATTTTGGATGGACTGTTTTCAAACACATTGTCATCGGTCGCACCAAATTCTTATATAGAAGTAGTGACACGAAAAACTTCTATTATCTCAAAAGAATTCTCAAATACATTAAGCAATAATTCTCTATTTGAATCTAATTCTTATAGCGGAAACATAATTCAAAATAGATATAGTGTTAAGTCTTTAAATATCAATCCTGTATTGATATCTTCAAATAAATTAGAAACATCAAATTCAATATTAATAAAAACAAAATAGGAAATAATATGTCAAATTTCATAGGAATTCCAACTCTAACTATTAGAGATAAAAATACAGGAAATGTAATCAAAGAGATTACAGTTAAAAATACACAGACATTCCATGTGGACTTGAATATGAGTCCAGAGTTTTTAGCTACTGGCTTATTTTTAGATAGATACAAGAATGATGGAGTAATTCAGGAACCTACAGATAGACCGCATATTATTGTTGCCCCATTTTTAAAGACAAAATCAAAAAGGTCCGGAGGCCTTTTTGCAAATCAAAGTTACAATATCAATGATGGTTTTACCGTAAATAATCAAAAATATTACACAATGGCAGATCTTAATCCTGGAGAGAACGGCTATACCACAGAAATAGATAATTTGGGTAGATTAAATTTAGTTTTCAAAGGAAAACTGCAGGCTCCTGCACAAACAAGAGATATCGGGACTATATTTGTTGGAAATTTTTCCAATCCGTCTGCTATTTCAAAAAGTAATCCATTTACATTTTTTACTCCTTTGGATGAATTAATTATTCAAGACTCTGCTATGATAATAGATATTACATATAGAGTTATTCTAGGCGAAGATAAAAATGATCCAATTAAAACAGGAATTGTTGGATCTATTTTTAATCATGGGACAAAAATAAATATTGGAACAAGAAAAGATTTTGATTTTGATATACCGTCAGACCATTCCAGCGCCGACACAAGAGAGGCAACAACATCTATAAAATATAAGAATCATCTTAAAGATAAATATACCGGATATATAATTCCTAAAAATGTGAAAATAAAAAATGTGTCCAATTCTCCTTACAATATTTTTACAAGGCCAATGCAATCATCAGTTGTTCAAAATCTCATATATGACTCTTTGAATACATGCGGAAACTTTACAGCAACATCTTCATATGTGAACGCCGCAAAGGACTATTGGGGATTCGGCAATGAGTCATCAACAATGTTAACTAGTGTATCTGGTAACCAAACCCCTGTTGTATTTGAAAAGAAACTTCAAAGTGGCAAAACGCCAAAACCATTCTTGGATTCTGGATCATTCAAAGCTGGGACTGGACAAATTTCTGTTAAACGACTAGAAGATAATAAATATATACCAGAAAGATGGTCTCTAAGGGTTGCCAAAGGCGGTATTCCTGGTGTCGCAGAATTCGAACTCAAGAAAACATATGTATCGTCATATATTGGGAACAATAATATTCAACTTGGTGCGAGTGTACCACATCTTAGTACAAATGCATCAGGGCATTTAATTATTCCTCAATTTAAATGTAAAAATGCAGAATGGTATTCTTATGCTGGAACATACTTTGCATTATGGGGGTTTAATGTCGCAATAGTATCTCAAAAAGGTTTAATTTTAACAGGCATCACTGAAAATAATTATCACCTTTTTGACAAAGACAATCTTCCCGGTGTGACAAACGATGTATGGATCACAGGTATAGGTTGGGATATCGCCAAGAAAGAAATTTATCTTGCATGTAAGAATAATGGCCTATGGAAAATAAAAGGAGATATTTATGATACTGCCGCGCCGGTAGTTACTAAAATCTCCTCTATTGATAATGTATATGCAATCAATACGAATGGAAAAGGCGGAGTAACTATAGTAGACAATACAGGAATGAGGTTCACAAAAGACGGATGTCAAACTTGGACTACTATTAGCAAAGCAGAGTTAATAAATGAAAACGGATTTAAAGATGAAAATTATTTAAAATACCTATCATCAATCTGTACTAATTATGACTCTCCAGATTTTAAAACATTTGTACTATTCGATGTAAATGGCAGAATAAGTACAAATTACGCAAAAGGATTATGGATATCTACTTCCAATAAAACTGGCAAACAAGTCCAAATATATTGTGATTCATATTCGGATTCATATGGATCTACATATGGTGTAAATCTATGTTCATATTGTAAAGAAGGATATTATGTAACAGATGATTTAAAAACTCAATTAGTTCCATATTTTAGATATCAAAGCTATAAATATAGTATATTGGGCATCAATCATCTGTACAATATAATGCCTCAAAAGATTTCAATGTCGGCCAATAATAGATTTTTTCTAGGATATACCAAATCTGCTAAAATATTTTTTGGGGCAGTTGCGGAAATTACATTTGGATCTACCAGTATTTCAAATTATAGTTCATCAGATAGTATGCTATGCGATATGTCTGGAAATAATCTTGCCGATGAGGTTATATGCGCATACAGAGGAACGAATATTTTAAATTTATCAAACGTATCAAACGGATTAATGTCCTGAACAATAGCAGAGATAAATAAAAGTGTCGGAGATAAAACTAAATCTCTTGTTTTATCTAAGAAATATGTTCCAATGAGGGATGATAATTACAGCTATATTCCAGTAACAGCTGTAACAAATGGACTATACGATCTTGTTGTTGCATTTAATAGAAATGCATGTTATCAGTACACACCTGAGGAATATGCCGAATATTTCAAACCAAACAGAGAAACTCCGTTAAAAGTCATGACAACTGCATATGTCTTGGGCCAAGACGAATATGGCGACTTTAACAGTGTAAACAATATTAAAATTATAAAAAATTCTGATAATACATTCTCTGAAAAAGTTGGACTATTTGAAACAGGCGACAAATTCATTCTTAGTGGAACAACCGTCATAGATGGCATGGAGATCACAGTTGGAACAAGTGGTACATTTATAGAAAATGATGTTTACGAATTTTATAAATTCGATGGATATCTAAATGATAATGTCTCCACAGCAATAATTCAATCTGAATTCAGTTCATCTAAGTTGTCAGATACAATTTCTCATGAGGGAACAATTTCTACGGAAGGGCCTATCCAGGAATTGAGATATCCATTTATATCAAATGGCAACGCCAGAATTACACGCGATGGGTTTATTAAATCTGATGGTATGCCAAACGGGATATGTTCAGATAGTTTTAACTGCGCCACATTTGGTGACTTCAAATTGAAAATAGATCCAGAGAAAGTAAAAGGCCTATGGTGCATTGCTATTAATATAGCACAGTCAGACAGAGGACCGACCTATGGATATGGACAAGGATTAAGAGTTTATGTTGGCAATGTTAAGGGAAATAAATTCTGGTTTATTAAAACTGAAGTTGGTCCAATACAGTCTATAAATGTTTCGGCGGCAACAATAAAAAGTAATACGTTATCTGGTAAAACAAATGTTCGAATTGAATACGACAGTGAGACAAGAATTATTTCATTCAGAGCAGATGATAAAGTATTTTATAAAACATCTCCATTTAGTGATAAAACAATCGCCATGAATACAATTCATACGGCCGGATTCTTTTATTCTATGGACGTAAATGGGAATCTAACAAGTCGTCTAGATCCGTGGTCTGATTTAACTGCAAATAATTTCACTCTTGTTACAGAGCAATCAGAATTCAAGATTCCAGAGTTTATAAGCGCGAATGGAAAAGTTTTGTGCACTCTCCTTGGTAACAAAGAGAAGAAAACAGGCTACTTCAATCCGAAATATGTTGGCCTACCTAAACTTCCAAATATGTTTACTGTATTGATAAATGGAGCACCAGCTAAAAAAGTTTACACCAATACAGAGAATATATTAGATATCAGAACAGAGGCAGAAGGATTTATACGTCCACCATTCTTGCCGCAAGGTGAACAATCTCAAACAGCTATTATTGAGACATCTTTAAAAACTGGCGAAGTATATATCGAACCTACAACAGCAATGGTATTCTTCTCGCAGGAAGATAAAGGCAAGTCATACAAAATTGAGTACAAACATTATATTGATACTCATTGGGGCGTAGACGAGGTTACAAATGAATAACAGATTAGAAATTCAATCTTTTCAAGTTGTGTTTACAGATGGAACTAAGGGGGAGGTTCCATCTCAATTTCATGACACGTTTCTAGTTCCATTTTACGCATCAATTCATGATATAGAAATTTCTCTTCCAATAGGAACTGTAGCATTTACAGATCAGTTTGCATTAAAGGTAGCTGAAATCATTTTTAACAAATCTATCTGGATAGACATTTATACTAAAAGAAAAGGAATCAAACTATCAGAAGAAGATATGTTTATTTTAAAAAGAGATTATGTAATTTGTGCAACTCTTGCTCAAATAGGCACAATTCTTTATGGTATCATTTTAAAAGGTCAATCTGTTAAAAAAGTTTTGGGCGATTTTGAAGTCGATAGAGATACCAATTATGACACTGATAAAGCACTAAATTTTGCAAAAGATGCCAAAAAATGCATGGAAGATATTGTAGCAGAAATAGATAAGCTTGCCGCTACACTTGCTGATCCGTTCTTACTCGGTAGTTTGAATTGCAAAAATAAACGCGCAGATAGATTATGGCATCATCCTCCTTTCTTATCTAAAATGCCTATCGCGGCAAATAAAATGTTAGAATGGGACGGCAGATTCTATAAAACAGGATTTGGACATGGCAACGAATATATCCCCCTTTATACAAGAGATTGATCTTCGTCAAGAATTGATAGATTTGTTCACGGGCAATGAATTTGTCAATAAAATGAGGGAGCTCATTCTTAGAGACTCCAGAAAAGACAGAAATGGCAAAAAGATTAAATGTCATTGCTACAATCCACAAACAAACGAGGGTAAATCAGACTGTCCAGATTGCTTTGGTGCTGGATATTTATGGGATGAAAAATTGATTGTCGGCTATATGTGGATGCCGCGGGAAATTGTTATGACAAAATCAAATTCATTCAATTCCATAAACGGCAAACTAGGAAGATCCATGAATTCAGAATGGATGCTAATTGTCCCATATTCTATAAATGTATCAGAAAGAGATATCATTTATACGCCAATAGTCAATGATGAAGGGCGCATTAAATTCCCTATTGTTCCTGATAAAACCTTTTATGTGTCAGAAACAGCTAGGATGGGGTTCGATTTCGGACGAAGAGATTTTACAGCAATAGGATTATCAATAAGATGAGTGCATATACAGATCCGTTTGAGACAGCGTTAATAGCATTAAGACAAAAGGCCGGAAGACTAAAACTAGATACAATTCCATTAGATGTTTTTTATAAAACATATAGAAGATTAACAATTGACAAATTCCTAGACCTCCTTTATTCTCTATTCAAAATGGAAGGGCTGTTAAATGATGAGCAGGATCCACTAGGTCCTAACAGTAATGATAAGTTCTTCTATACGGAAATCTATCCCGATCTTCCTGAGGGAAAGAACTTCTCAAATACTGTTACATATGAAATCTATAAAAGGCAACCAGCAGAGTTTGATTCAAAGGTTATTAAAGAGCCAGGAACAACTCAGTATCGCCCTGATTATAAATGTATAGTAACAGACACAGATTCTCGCTTAGCAATCTGCTATGAGAAACACTATGAGAACTATCTTAAGTTCACTGTATTCTCAGAAAAAGCAGAGGACGCCAGAAAAATTTCTTCGGTTCTAGAAAATTTCTTTACAAAATATTATCATTTATTAAGAATGCATGTTGGTCATCTGGTATACGAAGGAAGAGGTCAGACAATCATGACTGAAGCTTTCGGCAATAAACGTGTATTTGGAATCCCGCTATTATTCAGAGTCAGAACAGATGAACCTGGCTTTATTAAAAAAGACGATATTGTGTCTATCGACACTTATGGTCATGTCGTTGACTCATTCTTTATGGATGAATTAAATAAGATTAATAATTTTGAAAACAAAAACTGATAAGGCATAAAAATATGGCTACATATCAAAACCTACCCGGTGTTAATCTAGAGCTTCTAGACGGCAACCTTCGTGTAGATAACACAAGCGATGCTCGCCGCGTCCTTGTAATTGGTCGTTCAACAACCGGTAAAAGCAATCGTCTTTATACTGTGCGAGACACCAACCAAGCTGTAAATGCTCACGGAGCAGGAACTCCTTTGATTCGTAAAATGTCAGAGGCGATTCTTGGTGGAGCAACCCAAGTTCAGCTGTACCGTATCGGTGGACGTGCTGCCTCTCTGGATGGAATCTTCGGTGAAGGAACCTACATCCGCACTGTTGAAGAATCCGTAACAGCAGCTGATAACATCCGCCTTTACATTGGTCCACGCCCAAGTAATGATGGTAAATCATGCTTGATCGCGTTTAAAGGCAAAAACATCATTTATTCAAACGTCCCAGGATCAGAAGTTAATCGCAACCAAATTGAGGTTGTCGGATTTGACTATGATACAGACCTGGTATTAGGAACGCCAACTGAGCCTGTGTTATTCTCCAACATTATTCCTACTGCTAAACCACGCACTGTAACCAGCCGAGGCAATGGCTCTACTTCAGATTACACTCTGACTGGTGCAACTAAAACTGATGCAGTTTCTGATGTGGTTGTAAAAGTTAATGGTGTAGAAAAAGCTTCTGGCACAGATTACACTGCTAAACTGGATAAAGCTGCTAACCGTCATTACGTTTCATTCACTGCGCCAGTTCCGGCCGGCGAACGTATTCAGATTAAATACTCAGTTAAACCAACTGGTAATGAATCTGGATCAGCAGTGTTCTCTGGTGATGGCACAACTGTTAAATTTAACTTGCCAGGCACTAGAGCCGCAGATGATTTGGAATTAACCAAAGTCACAGTTGCGAATGTTGACGAACTGACTAACACAACTCTTGGCAATTCAGATGACGGCCTGCAAAAAGCTGTCACTCTGACAACTGCTCCTGGTGCACAAAAAACAGTTCTGGTTGAATACATCCTTAAGAAAACTCCTGTACATGTTCCAGGTAAATTCGTTGAGGGCGAAGACAACATCGACACCACTTGGAAACGCTACTTCGAGTTGCTACATTCAGCACTGTTGGATTTGGAAACTGTAAACTCATTCTCTATTGTTACAGACTCCGCAATTATCGACGCTCCAAATATCGCAGATGGTTCCACCGCAGAAGATCGCTTGGAATACGTTTACGTATACGAAGAAGACGGCGAGGTTAAATACGATTGGTCAGACACCAAAATCCTTTATCGCAAAGGCACTACAACTACTAAAGATGTTGCAGAAGCTGATTTGAATGGGAACGGTCAACCTATCGTTGCACGTCGCTACCACGAAGCTAACTTTGCATATCTGTTGGCAAACTTCGCACATACAATTTCTGAAAATGAAGACTTTGTATTGGCAACAATCGGTGCATCATTGCCAACCTCTTTGACAACATTCGAAGTGAACAAATGGATTGGCACTCCAGCCACTAAAGACTCTGCTGGCAATATCGTTACTAACGGCACTGGATTGCTAGGACTTCGCAATATGGTAGAACGCGCAGACACTCGTCAAGGCTTCTACAAAACAGACAGCGGGTTCGTTGATGGCGATATCATCTATGACTCTAACGGCGCCCCTGTTGATATTGGTAAATATCTGTCAGTTGTTCCTCAAGTGATTGTGACTCAGGCTTCTGCTTCTAGCGGAACCACGGCAGGTGTTACAAACGGTGCAGCAGTTTATGCAGGGCTGTTGACAACTATCCAGCCAGGAAACTCTACTACCAACACTATTGTAAATCGTATCTCTCTGCCAGGTGAGATCAAAAAAGTTAAACTTGATCAACTTGCAGGTTCTGGATATGTGATGTTCACAACTCGTGATGGTCAAGTCCGTGTGGTTTCTGGTGAATTAGCAACCAACATCAATTCTGACTATGATTATGTATCTACTACAATCATCGTTGCAGAAACTATCAACCGAGTTCGCAAAGTTTGCTTGCCATTCATCGGACGAGGATTGACAGAAGCAACATTGGTAGCTTTGGACACCGCAATCGAATCTGAATTGCAAAAACTTGCAGACTCCGATGTGATTGTAAACTTCGCACATGTTGTTAACCAACGTCAAGTTGTTAATGGCAAAGGCGTTCTGGATGTTGCCCTGACAATCGTTCCAGCATTCGAACTTCGTGAAGTTAACGTTTCACTGAAACTGGCCCTAGAGGTATAAGATAAAAAGATAAGGAGAGACTACTAAGTCTCTCCTGGTTATAATCAATATAGGAATAAATATGGCTATTAAAGAATATCACAGCTTTGGTGGTGTTGATATCACTCCGGTGTTTGGCAATACAGCTTTCGGCGAAATGCAAATGGTTTCATATCGTGCAGACCGTGAAAAAGCTCCAATTCACACAATGGGTTCTCCTGATGCTCGCTCAATTGCTCGCGGTAAACGTTATATCTCTGGCGCATGTGTGTTCACAGTGTTTGACCGTGATACATTGCTTGAAGCTATGGATGAAGCTGGGCGCACTGATGTATGGTTGAGCAAACATGAAACTGCTAACTATCGTCGCGGCGGGATTTACAAAAATATCAACAACGGTCAATATCAAGATGCAATCACTGATGCTGCTCGTAATGCAATTTACGGCTCTAATAACATCAAGGATAACAATGGTTCTCGTGGTGGAGGCACCCTGACTGCTGACTACGGTAAAATCAATTTGGATACATCTCAAAATATTCGTTCATCTTTGCGCACTGCTGCTAAAGCTCGCCTGGCTGACCAAGTATTGCCATTCGACATTAACCTGGTTGCTACAAACGAATATGGTCACACAACTAAGATGGTTATCTATGGTGTTGAATTGATGACTGAAAGTGGTGGCGTATCTATTGACGATTTGGTATTGGAAAAACAACATACATTTATTGCGCGTTCTATTTCTAACTGGATGCCAATGGATCAATACAACACCCGATAATTTAATCTAACTCTTTGGAGTATAGTTTATGGCTACAACAATAAGTACAAGTAGACAAGAAACATACAAAAGAGAGTATCATAGCGTGGGTGGCGATGCTACCCACGTTATTTTTAATTTCCCTGGACACGGAGCGTTGTACATGGGGAGTTTGATTTCTCTTTCATATCAATCTTTCAGGGACAAAGTTCCTATCTACAATCTTGGAAACACTAATATAGATGGATTCGCTATCGGTAAACGTTATGTTGCTGGATCACTTATTAGGACTATTTTCCTCCATGACGATCTGTCAGACTTTTTAACAAAAATCACAAAAGCTATCGGTTTAAAGAAAAATATTGATAGCATCTATCAAAATAAATTAGAAAGAATGAGAACGTATCATCATCTTATGTTTGATGACATCATTCCATTTGACATTATTATTCTTTTAAGTTCTGAATACGGGGCATATTCCGTTTCAGAAGTTATATACGGCGCTACACTTATCAATAGTGGGCAAGTGCACTCTATTAACGATCTTATTGCAGAGGGAACAATGTCCTTTGTAGCAAGAGACGTTAGACAAACTAGAGATAAAATAGGTTCAGTAAAATATGGCCAAGCTTTAACAAACGATAGAAAAGCCTCAGATTTAGGCGACAAAGCAGACTATAAACCAGAAAGCCAATTTAAAAATAAAGAAGCTGAACAATTAAATCAAATCTTCAATCAAATGAAGGAAGACGCCAATGAAGATGGTGCAGTTACTGCACAAGAATTGAGGGAGCAAACAATCGTTTCTCAAATTCTAAGAGCAGTAAATGACGGGGAAGATTTGTCAAATTACATTCCACAGATAAATGAACTATCTGACAAATACAAAAGCAAAGTATCAGAATTGGTTTCTCAGTCTTATAAAAATCAAACTGGGTCGCCAAGACAATTGCCATCGGTTTTTGATAATAAGACAGCAGATAAAAACACCTTGGTTTATAGAAATAATCCATCGTCTGATCCATCTGAAATAACGGACGGTGATACAGTTAAATTTAAAGGCGTAAAAAATATCGGCGGCGAATTATACAAAGAGGAATATGGCACTAACGGAAATTACAATACATCTAATAATACAGACAAAATGAAAGAAGGCGAATACAAAGCTCGTCTATTCCCTATTGATGCACCAGAAACGTCTCACACTCCAGGCGGAGAAGACCAACCATTCGGAAGAGAAGCAAAACAGTTCCTTGAAGAGTATATGAAATCTGGCAAATGGGATGAAGATGTTAGACGTGGATATGTAAAAAATGTTCCATACAATACATATGGTCGTCATGTGATTTACAACTACAATTATGCATTGGCTGCAATTAAAGCCGGAATGGCTCACTATAGTCCATCTGGAGCAAGATTAGCTGGAGCAACAGCGGCAGAAATGAGAGAGATGGAGACAGCTTATGAGAATGCCAAAAAGAATGGTGTTGGACTATGGGGTCAACCACCTGTTGTAATGCCAGATGAATGGAGAAGAAAACATGGGAACTCTAGCTAGCAAACGACACGTTAGATACGAAACTGATAGACAAAATAACACTATCAAAGTATTCGCAGTTGATGAACAGGGCAATAAACAGGAACTCCATTCTGCTGGAACAGCTGGCGACTTATATGACATTGCTATGAGCTATTATGCTGCTCACTTTAATGGTACATCAATGGAGAATCAGTCCGTTAAAAAAGCCAATCTAGATAAAATCGATTTGGAATATGGAACTACTTTTAACACTGATAAATCTACTTATTTTAAATCAAATGAAACATGGCGCGGCTATTCCAATTACGTTAAAGACCAACAGGGTATTGATGCTGTAAATCAACAAACAAAATTAGGTTTTATCCCTGGCAACAATAAATGGGTTAATCCAACTAAAACAAAACCTGACGAACCTACATTTACGCCACCAAAAGCAACAGAACCTGGTACAGGTGTCGAACAGCTTCGCCCACTTGGTGCAGATGATGCATTTAAATATCAGATTGATCCTCCAGAGATCCCAGAGGAAAATGAAGTCCTCGACAAAGACGAACAACAGGAAAAAATAAAAAGAGAAGCAGAATTAGCTAATAAAACAATTAGTTCTGTTGGTTATAGTGGACTTTACACCAAATACTACTCTTCAAGTGACTTTAAGATTTATATTGGAGACATACTTCTTGATTACGCAGCAAGTGTTGCATTTAGTGAATCATTATCTTCAATACCTGTTTATACAATAGGAAATAGTAGATACAGCTTCTTATCGCGCGGCAATCTCTTAGTGTCTGGATACATAAGCATTAATAAAGCTGGCAAAGATTATTTAGCCAGAACATTAGCAAACTTTAGGGATAATAAAGTTAGTTTCAAATCTTTAAGCCCTTATGAACAAATGCAATTAACAGCAGATGAGCTTAATGCATACAAAGAAAAAGAAGCTAGGTATATTGCGTCAGAAGTCTCTGCTAAGTCTGTATTGGATTTATCTGACTTAGATCCATTTACTCTTAATCTTGTTTACAACAATTCAGATGTGATTTCTAGAGGTGTACAGCAACAAATATCTATAATAGAATGTAGAGTCATAGGGTTTGAACATAATGTAGATATAGGTTCAGATGGACAATTAATAGACGGATACAAATTTATAGGTAAGGAAGTTGTACCAAGATGAGAACAGAAGAAATTGAAGGCTTAAGCGCATTGCCTCAAGACGATCTTACAAGTGAAGAGATTGAACAACTTGAGATGGCTAAAGAAGAGCAACAAGAAGAGGAGAAACGAGAATATACAGATGTGGATATGCTCATTGAACTTCTTTCTGACAAAGAAGATGCGCCAACTATTTATGATATCGAAGGATGGAAAGACGAATATGGCATTATTCAAGTTTCTACGATCCTCAATGAAGATGACATTTATCTGTGGCGCATTTTAAGACGCCAAGAATATAAATCTCTCCTTAAAAGCGGAACATTAAATGAGCAAGCAAGGGCAGAAGAAGCAATTGTGAGAAGATGTCTTCTATATCCCAAGCCAAACGAGAAGTTTATGTACAACTCTCCGGCTGGGGTTATTTCAACACTAAAAGAGCAAATCATGTACAAATCTGGATTCGTCCCAGATGCAGTTGCTTTATCTCAAATTAAGGTATTGTAAATATGAACACAGTAAACCTCGGCGCGGGAAATATTTTAATTCCTTTCAATAATTCCATAATTGAAATAGATGGAATCATATATAGGGATCTAGTTGTAATAGCTAGACTACTGAACAGCGAAGAAATAACTCGCGTTATGAGGATTTCTGTAAAAGATGCATACGGCGCAGATGAAATGTTCGAGGATATTTTTCGTTCATGCGTTGTTAGTATTCCGGGAATAAAAGACGGTTCAGATTTAGAAAAATCATCGGCGGGATTTATAGCTACAGTTGGTTCAGCAATATTAAGCAAATCAATGTCTCACATTGATGATCCTATAAAAACATTTAAAGAGTATACAGAAAACGTAGACATATTGGATACTATGTCTGCTATTGTTTCAAAATATTTATCTACTCCATATTTAGAAGTTAAAAAACTTCCGATAAATAAGTTATTCGAAATGTACGCAGTTTGCCATAGAGCATTCCCAAATGAAGTAACTGAAATTAAAGAACAAGAAGACACTATCAATAAAGATGTAGGGGTTAATACAGATGACTAGCGGCGTAACAGTAGCAATGCTATTCAATAATGGGGTTATTCCAAAAGAAGGAATTCAGCCTGGAGAAATAAGAAGCCCTTATATTAAAGAAAAATTATACACAACAAGTTCGTCTCCAAATGAAATCCAGTCAGATGAAGAAGCCAAAAAGATAATAGGCTCTATCACAAAATATGGACTATCTGCTGGGGCAATGTATCTTATTAAACGTGCACTTGAAAATCAAAAAATACAAAAACGAGTTAGGGAATACTCTAACTTTGGATACTTAGCAGAGTCTGTTTCCGGAACAAAAGATGATGCTTTAAGAATCTTTGGCGGCGGGAGAGTTACCTTGACCAACTTGCTAATGAACACAGCAAGAATGGCTGAGGAGCTCTCCCCTTTTCACATTTTAAGAACATTTCAGATTTCACACATTCTTCAACCGTTTGCGACAAGAGAAAGTGAACACTTCTTTGATTCTGATGCATTAGCTGAACAGAAAAACTATTTCAGAGAAATGTTCAAAATGCATGGCGAAAGAGAATTAACAACCTCAGATTTCGCAAATGGCATTACTTACCGTTCTGGACAAATGTTTGATTCAGAAGGAAATTTGATTCTTAAAGATGCAAGACTGGTTGCATCTGAATTTACGGGGATAAACAGACTTCACGATGAATCGTCTGCTTATAATCGAATCCTATCTAGATTTGTCGCAAGAGCAGGTGTATCTAAAAATGCAGAACAAGAAGTTTTTAATTTAGGTAAGAATGTAGCGGAAGGAGCGCCACCTTTAACATTTATAGCCTCAAGTGGAAATGAGTCTTCAGAATTTAAATGGGCCAAAACAGTTGTTGGCCAGGCTGTTGCGCAAGGCTTTAATACAGTAAATGAACCAGTCGCTTTCGTAGAAGAAATGACAGGGACCTTAATTAATAAAGAAAATAAGGTTTTTCAATTTCTTAAAAAGTATGGAAAGATAAATCCTAATGCACATCAAAATGCGGGAATAGGAGAGCTTGCACTCGGATATATAAAACATGGTTCAGTAAAATTAGGAGCATTAGGCCTAGGATATTATGTCTTAGATAATGCATCAAGAGTATTTGGCTCAGATGGAAGCGGATACGATAAAGGTGTTTTAGAAGGCTTATCTGCAAGCGCAGTAAATGCGAAAATCAAATATAATGAAGTTGTATCTGATAACTTTAGGGAATATGTTGCAGAGCAAGAGTATATGGCCCCAGGGTCAACTAGTCTATTAAGACTAGCTGGATTTCCATTAGCAGGGGCTATGGCCGCGGGCACATATGCGTACGCAGAAAGAGCCCTCCCTTCATTTCTAAGCGGAACATATAAAGAAGGTGTAAGAAATGCTGTACAGCAGTCTAATGTAATATCCGGCGCCGTATCTGATGCAGTGGATTATACTATCCTAAATTCTTCTATTGGTAGAGTTACAAGAACAAAACAATTCGCAATGAGAGGTGCATTAGTAGGTGCACTATTAACTTTACCATTTCTTCCTGGCGCATTAATGGGTGAATCATCTGACGATGCAAAGGTTGAATACTACGAAGGCAAAGATGTAGCAATCGAACGTAACAGAATGTGGTTCAGCGGAAGTGGAGATATTGAGGGCGAGGGAGTAAAATACTTTACCAAAAACTGGTTCAATAGACTGCAAGCTGGCAATAGAGACAAAATTCTATATGGAGACGGAGATACAAAAGAATCTCTAAACCCGTTCTTACATCCATTTGATTACCTTAGAAATCCATACAGATTTGAAGAAATGCACAAACATGATATGCCATATCCTGTATGGGGCATGGATGTATCGGTTGGAGGCTGGGCTGGCAAAATATTTGAGAAAACAATCGGACAGGTAATCAAGCCGGATATCATTAATCCGGAAATGTATAAAATCTCTGGCAATAATATTGAACAGGGACAAGAATACGATCCGAATAGTATTCCAGAATCAGGTGACCTAGGCCTATATCACAGCGGAGATATACAGGCAGGAAATTATTTCCAGATAGCTGGTCAGTATACATCTAAGTTTAAATCTCTTATTGATGACAATTTAGCAACTGGAAAAGTTAATCCAAGATATGATCCAGTAAGCGAAGGATTTAATTATACATTCAATGCAGCGCAAGACTTTATCGGTCTTAAAGGCTGGGCAATGTCCGGAATAACATCTAGCTTAGGAGTAGGAGACACTGATCACTCTAACCAAATAGCTAGATCAGGTGAAGCAACAAATTTTGCAAGAGAATTCCAGTCGTGGAATTTAGGTGGACTATTTGGCGGCGCTGACGTATTACGCCGTATTGTACCAATGTCAACTGAGGTGACTTATGATAGGGTAAATCCATTAAGTAACCATGTCTCTACTACATGGCTTCCTAATGGCAATTCAAATTATGCTGATTTCTCAAAAGGTGCATTCTGGGATAAAGTAGAGAATGGTTATGACAGACTCCCCGGCGCAGGGTATGAAACATATAATCCATCATTAAAGGGTGTTAATCCAGAAGATTATCCAGACATCAATAAATTTGAAATACTTTCAGACGTTGCATATGGCAGCAAAGAATATTTCACAATGAATAAAAAGATGTCTGACCTTTATCAGTCTGGAGAAATGGAAGAACAAGACCGCGCTAAGTTTGATGAAATTTATATTCAAAACCAAGAGCGAGCCAGACAGAAGGTCTTCCATGAATACAAGACAGATGATGACGTAGAGGGTGTTTCTCTGTGGGGCAGAGCATTGGGAACGATGTGGGAAACCACAACACACAATGCAGAATTGCCAACAGAAAGATTATCTTTCTTCAGGCCAGCGGGCAAGTTATTACATCAAAGAACAGCCGTTGAAGATTATCAACATACGCAATTATCTGGTAGTGATACTGCGCTGTGGAATAGACCATATGATCATTTTATTCGCCCATTCTTTTCAGATGTAAATAAATATTTTGACCCAGATTCTATTCCAGACCATGTTCAAGAAAAACGAAATGTAGATAATTATTTCGATGCACTTGAATATTATAAACAAATGAAACTGTATCGGGAAAACTATTACACCAATACAGGCCTTGCAAATCAGGCAAAAAGAAATGCCGGTAGAACTTTGTATGGAGCAGTAGCAAGTGGATTAGATTCTCAACAAGAAGTAGAAGCTGCATATTCAGCATTATCGGATAATGAAAGGGCTTACTTTTCTTCATTTGTGAATGCAAAAGGGGATGACAGGGCTAGAATATCTGCGATGGTTGATGGGGCAAATGAATCCCAAATGTATAAAATGCTTTGGGAAAGAAAAGATGCACTTGAGAATGGCGAAAATATTCATGCGCTGCTAGAACAAGAAGAATCCGAATTAGTTAGATCTCACGCCGCAGCATACAAAGGATATCAATCTAGTGGAGATTCTCGTATTGGTATATCATTTAGAGAATACCTACAAGAGAAAAGAGCAGAGGAAGTAATATCCGAAGCAACAGGAATCCCGGATGAAAATTTTGTAGGCTGGGATCCAAGAATTGAGGTCAACGATATTAAGCTAAGAACTCTTCAAGTTTCTAAAGCAGATGTAAAAGAATACGGATATTGGAAACAGGATGAACAGGCTCTATCTCAAAACCTAGCAGTTCTAAAAGAAGCACAGGTTACAACAAAACTCAAATCCATAAGTAGCATAAGTGCAAGAAGAGATTTTAATAATTATTTGGCAATAAAAGATACGCTCCATCAACAAGGTATTAGAACAAAAGATGTCATATTTTCTAATACAGGTTTTGGAGATACAGACATAAATATAGGTTAAGACAATGGCAGAAATTAAAAATCCAAGACTGATGCTTGCCGGCGCAGCATTGGGAGCTTACACACAGGATCCAGAAAATCATCCAATTATGGGATTAGCGGGCGTTGGTATTGGTGCCTATGTCGGAGCTAATCTACGAATAGTTAGAGAAATCCCAAAAGCTAAAAACAGAGTTGATAGACTTGGCGCGGGTGTGTTGGATTACATAAACGTAAATCCAGAAGAGTTTAATGCCACAAAACATGCAACAGTAAAAGAGTCCGAGATGGAAAGATTTATTCGTGACAGAGTAAGAAATTCCTCTCGGGCTAATACAGCCATGAGAAGACATATTAACGACAGAATTAAGGCATCAATGCAAAATTCTGGAATTGATATATCCATGTTTAAAAAATCATTCATAAATGAGATGATGAATTCTTTTGACGGTGAAAAATTCACATCCGGCTTTGATAAGTTTCTCCGAAATAAATCCTCTCTCGGCAGAAATACAGATTCAACTCTCTTTTCTGAAAGACTTGCCGATATAGAGAAACAGGCATCTGGTATTATTAAAGGTGCACAGCAAAGATATGTAGAAATGCAGACGTCATATAGAAAGGCTGTTGATGCAAACTTTGTAGCTCTAACAGGAAATTCTTTGTCCGATGTGTTTACAGATGACCAAATTAAATTTCTATTAAATGGCAAAAGCGCAGTTGAAAATCCTCAAGAAGTCATTAAGTCAATTGGGAATGCAAAGATAGAAAAAGATTATATCCGCGCGCTTAAATCTTCAACAGACCCAGAGAACATTGCTATTGATGAAAAAGGCATGTTCTCAGCGGACATAAAGCCGATAGATAAAACAAATATTAAAAGTGTAGAAAGTTTACAAAGGGGTGTTCTAAATCTAACTGAGTCTGCATCCAAGGATGACAAGATAGATTCTATTAAAAAATATCTAGTTCAAGCATTGAGTAATACAGAGGGCGAAGCAGAAAGAATAGCCACAAATCTTGTAGAGTCTAATCCAAACGCATCTTTTAGTATTTCAGATAATAATCTCCAGATTAAAAGACCTGGAGAGAAGTCTGTATCAATGTCTCTTATGGAAAGAAATAATGGTAGAGCAATAGAGCGCATTGGTGGTAGTATATATAATCCAATTATGTTTAATCCATTCGGTAATGCAAATGGAAATGCAAAACTGCCTAATGGACAAAGAGTAGCTGCATGGCATTTCGGAATGGGAGATTCAGCACAAGTATCTGGCATTATTGGAGACAATCATAAATTAACTGGGTATACAGCAGCAGAAGCAGCATCTCTTCATTCTGCTGTTACAGGGATGCCACTAGGCGAAGCATACGAGATGTATAATAAACGAGAGTTCATTGGTGCATCAAGTGTCGTAGATGATTTAGGAATACTTCCGAGAAACTCTCAAATTGATTTCTCAAATTCTATGACATTTAGCAAGAGTGGTGTAGCAAAAGGATACACCGACAGCTTAACATCTTCTGGATACAAAAAGATCGTCGAAGATGTTGACATGGCTGCTAGGAAAGCTGGTATACCATCTCCAGCATTAGCTAAAATCCGTTCTCAAAATACAGGTATAAATGACACTAGCACTATGAATTCTATAGCCGCTGGGATTTCGCCGCATCCAGAACGTTCAAGCGGCAATTTAAGCAGAACAAATGTTGCAACAGTGTCAGATTTAGAGATTCCGTTTAAAGCAACTTCAGAACAGTTAGATGCGAGCCTAAACCAAAAACTAAGATCAGAATGGGTCAACGCAACAGAATCAATGGCAAAAGATGGGAAAGGTGTAAATCTTAGAGGATCAATTCCAGTAACACTTGGCACATCCTCCGGTAGAGATTCTTTAGGGTCATTAGTTCACGGTATCACAGTATCAGATGGCCAGTCGGCTACATCATTAAAAGGTGTAGGTGTAAATTTCCCATTGTCAGTTAATCTCGGAGAAGGAGATATCAAAGGGAATAAACGTCAAAGAGAAATTATAGAGTCACTCATAAATGGTGGTGGCCCAGTGGAAGTTTCTCATAACGATATTGTTAGCTTTTCTGGTGGCAAACCAAATCAAGTTCCAAGATATGCAAATAAAATGGTTTTAACTGGAATAGAAGAAAATGAGGGAAATGTTCGCTTATTGGGTTATGGTGTAAATTCTATAGATGACCACAATGCTGTTGGTATGAAAGGATTTGGTGATATCAAATCCAATATGGTTTTTCAAGATGAAAGAACAAGAAAAGCTGCTAAGATATTAGACGAGATGGAAAAACTTGGAGTCCTAACAAATAATAATGGCGCAATTGAATTTGGTGATGATACAAATCTCTCTAAAGAAGGAAAAAGATTTAAAAAACTTCTTCAAGAATTTAAATCTAGTAGAGAATCCAATAAAGAGTATTTAAAACAATACGGCGCTGATAATTATAAAAAGCTAACTTTGGACATGGTAGATCAATTAGAAAATGATCTAACTAAACCAGCATATAAAAGAACTACCCTTACTCGTGCATTATCTTCTATTGGTTTAGATAAAAATCTTCCAGATGTAGTATTGAGACAGCAAGATTCAAAAACGGTTGCCGCATTAGAACAATTATATGCACCAATAAAAGAATTAAATAGTTCAAAAAATGTATCAGAGCAAACTATTAATAGAGCTCAACAAAGTATGACAAATACTCTTGACCTATTAATTAATAATGCCGAAGATGGAAAAGTAAAAGAGTCCCTTCTTAATATGCGTGAACAGGTTAAAGTTGCACATGAATCACATTCTCCGGTTGAAGCTCTAAAAGACATATCTTCTCAAGCAAGAGGAACACTTATAGCAGAGAGAGCAATTAATGATGGTAAGAGCTCAAATATAGCTTTATCAACAATGTTGAACAGTCTGTCGGAGTACAATAAAAAACTCAAAGATGGAGTTCAGGAAGAATTCCTATTCCATCATGGAGATGGAAGCACATCTAAAATTCTTCTCGGTACAGATACTTTTGGAAACAGAGTAAGATCAGAAGATGTAATAACTCAGTATCTAGAGCATAATACAGAACGTATGAAAAAAGCTGCAAATGGTGTTCCTAAATTAGGGGGAATAACATCAAGCGGATTTTATGATGCTGTACAAAATGACTTTACACAATTATACAGAAAATTAGATTCTAAAGGTATGGCCCCAAAGATTTGGGGATTGGTTACATTCCAGTCTGGCAACGAGGCAATAACAGGCGCAAATGCATCTAAAGGTACTATTTCATGGATGGCGCAAGATGCAATGGTTATGAATGGAATGTCAAAAGAGTCCATAGCATCAATGACATCTTCAAATAATGATGCAATATATGCCTTTAAATCCAGATTAGCACAAAGATATGAAGCTCAAGGTATAAACCAGGCATTCAGCAATGATGTAGATGTCGCAAAAGGTCAAATAAACAAACTTTTCGATCCAGATACGGCGCGAAAAGAATATGTTGAGAAATATTTAACAAATGCCAAAGTCGACAACGGAGTTATGACAATCTCTCTGGATAATGAGGCATTAAAAAATATTAAAGGTAACTATTCTAAATTTAAATCTTTGTCTATTGAATTATCAGATACAGACCTAAGCGGCTTTGTAACTATGGAAGACGGTAAACCAGTAAATAGACAAATAGATAAATTAAAAAGAAATGTACTGATTTCTCAATTAGATTTACAACAGGCCAGAAAAAGTGGTCATCAAGGAACAATCAGGTTGGCAGAAGAGGCATATCGTGATTCATTTAAAAAATGGGCAGATACGGAAATTGCAACAGATAAGAATGTTGTAAAAGAGGCCATCAAAAGGGAGTTCAATCAAGGTGCAACTGTCACAGCTGTTGAAACGACTGGTTACGAAGAAGCAATCAGAATCAGAGATTCTAAAGCTAATAAGAACGCTGTATTCATAAACGATGAAACATATAGAGCTTTGGGATTTAACAATGGAGACTATTCTCTAATAGATGAGGGTAATGGTATTCAAAAGATTGTATTTAAACACGATAAGTCAAAAGCTGCAGTAGGATTCTCCTTTCGTGAACCTGCATCTGGTCCATTATCATCTATGGCCGGCGAGTTTTATTTAAATACTCAAAGAAATAGAAATGGACTAATTCTCGGTATTGGTACTAAACAATTAGCTGCGCAATCTGGCGACTATGATGGCGATAAATTGGTATTAGGAATCCTCAAAAAGAATGCTCAAAAATTTGATGAGATTCACAAAGAAATTTCTAATATAGGATCAATGCAGACAGAGGTATTTAACAAGTATGGAGAATTCATCGAGGGAATCAACTTAAAAATGGCCGAGGCATCAAAAGAGGCTAAGGCAGTTAATATAGTTCCATCTATGAAAAATATCCCAGAAGACATGCCAGCTGCCTTAGTAGAAAAGATTGCCAAAGGATCGAGAAGAGATTTCGATGCACCAGCAATTACTTCATTGCAACAATTGATAACAAATTCATTAGTTGCAGAGCATGAAAGAAATGTCGCTACATTAATGTCAAATGAGAAAATGGATGCAATAGCAAAGGCTGGGACAATAAAGAATTCTCAAATGGAAATGATGTTGGCATTTGAAGCATCAAGATCTATTCAAGAGGATACACTTAAATCTGTTCGTAAATCTTCTACTGGTGCAGCAGTTCATGATACTTTATTAGACTTAACATCCAGAATTAAAGAAGGCTGGGGTAAAAATCCTGATGCAGACTTCACAGAGCTTGGGAATACAATAAAAGGCTTTATGCACGAAATGTATGGAAAGCACTTCACATCTGATGAAGGAAAACAGCTCCTAGATAGAGTGTCAGAAACAATTAAAACTGCGATTGTAAATCATGGCCCGGGGATAAATGCAAATCCTGCAAATATGGTAGGTGACTTATACACCGCCTCTGATAAATTAACAGCCGGCGCAGTAAGATTATCTGGCATATCTGACAAGGCACTTGAAAGCATTCAAGCTGGATCAGAACAATTGCAAAGAGCACTGGAATCAAATATAATTTCAGAAACAGACGATGGTCTGAGGTCAATGGTTTCAACACTCAAAAAGAATAAGCATTCTTTAATTCTCGGCGCGGCAGGACTTGGAGCGTTAGCCTTTATTGGTGGCGCAGAATCTCCAAATATGTCTTCTCCAATGTATAATTCTCCAGTAGCAAGAACAAATCCAACACTACCTCCATTAACAAGTGAATCAGCATATATTCAAAAATGGGGAGCAGATGGTCAGTCTGTTACTATCAATGGTCAACAAATCAATAACTATTCAGAATCTAGAATCAAGCAAAATATGCGATCAATGTTCCAAGGTGATACAAATAGTCGTAACACTGTAAGGTTTGATAATAGAAACTATTAATAAGGCAAATAATAAAATGGCAAGATTTACATTTAGTATCAATGGACGACTAGACTTAGAGCCAGTTTCATTTGATAAGGTAGATAAATTTTACTCATCACAAGAGGAGTTCCTAAGGGACTCCTCAGTTTTGGTGTCCACATCAAGATATAGCGAAATGCTAAGCCTTGTAACATTCCAATTCGATGTATCAAAAGAGGATGATGTAGAAAAACTATCACAGCTAATCTCTATGTGTAGAGCTTGTCCATATGTCTTTATTAAGTCTGATGCAATAGAAGAGGATCATTTATCTGATTTAAATCTAGCCATTGGATCTGGATACTTCATGTATGCTATTCGTGAATACGAAGCAGAGATGAATTCATCTGACCAAGGACAAGGTGTTGTAACATTCTCTATGCGCCTCCAAATGGTGAATTGGAGACCATTAGCTAAGTCTATTAAATTCATTTCTTTATATGGAGATAAGAAAACAATTTCTCCAGAAGTAGGAAGTGTTAGAGATGTTGCATTAGCCGGCGATGTTAAAAGTGCAGAAGAAGGCGGCGGATTAACAGAATATACTGACAATCCAGAAGACTCGAATGTTTTAGAGACAATGGTGGAGTATTATCTTTCTGATGTTAATAAACATTCCGGCGGGCTATTAAATAAAGGAAATGATAGAAGCTATGATTTTAGTATTGGCTCACCAAAAATTTATTCATCAGAAGAAATTGCAAAAGTTGATAAAACAAAATTCCTATGGGGGCAAGTTAGATCATTCCGCGTATTAAAAACAGTAGAAACTTCAAATACTGGAAATATCGACATCTCTGCTCCAAGAGATTCTGGAAAAACAAAAAACAGAAACACCTCAGAGATAACAGGAAAAGATGTAGGAGATAAACAAAGATTTGATGAAGACGGAAGAATCTATATTGGATGGTTGAGAAAACGTATTGCAGGTACATCTACATCTGAAACCAATACAGCCATTCAATCTATTAGAGTAAGAAGACGTAATAGATTTGCTAATCAAACAGTCCAAGGGTATGTTTATCCGTTCTGTCAATATCTTGGACATTCTCCAACAGAGCTGCTTATTACAGCAATAAGTAATCATGAAAAAGGAATGTCAAGCTCTGCAATCATGGCGGCAGTAGCAGAAACTAGCGCCGCTATTGATTGGATCCGTCATAACAATCCGTCTTTAAAAGGTCTGGATGTAATGGCAGTTGAAAGTCCCCTTGTTAATGCAATGGGCCTATCTTATGTAGCGCTTGATTCTAGTCACTCATCTACAGCTGGCGAGGCAAATAATGTTCTTGTTCACAATCACACATTTATTGAGTCAGATTCATATCAGGCAATAGAAAATGGTAAATATTCTTTAGCTTCCAAAGTAGATGCTTGGAACGACTATGTAAACCAAGGCACAAGACTTCTTGAGTTTATTAAATTAAAAATTGAAAAAGATAAAACAGGCGCAGTCGACACTGGATTAGATTCAGTTATACAGAGAATCAACGAAGAAATTCTTGCGGCAACCAATGAAATGATTGACAGGGACCGCGCGAATGATTTAGAAAAATCAAAAGGAATGACTGTTCACCCAGATTCTCTATTAGCCCCAATGGTGAATCATGAATCATGGAAAAAATCAACACCAGCAGAGAAAGTCCAAAAGATAGTCGGACTATATGTAAGCCTTCAAAGTCAAAAATCAGCAACAGGTTCAGAAGAAAGAGTTAAAGGCGAAGCGCTAAGAAGATTAGAAAGTGCTGTTAAAAGAGCTTATAGAAAAGCCCTAACAGGAGGCTTAGACACTCCAGAAGTAATTAAAGCATTAAGCGAGGACATTCAAAAACAAGAGCAGTGGATTGCAGAAAACGGTGGCTCTCAAACAAGAATGTATGGAGAAGGTTTACCAGATTTCAATTATGGAGAAGTCCTAAGAAACATTGTTCAAACAAAAGAATATCCTGCATGGCAATCACTCCCTGCACTTCCATTTGTGTATGATGTTAACATTATCTCTGGAGAAAAACTCTTAGCAACATGGCAAGAGATGCTTCCGCAAATAAATGAACTCTTAGTTGATACACAAGCTTTAATAGCTCCAGGAATGGCAGAGTTCACAAACGTAACAGACCTATCGGGAGAACTTCCAACGACAGGCGCAACAAGAGTTGTTCAGAACCCTGATGGATCAGTTACAGATGTTAAACGCAACAATGAGGGCGTTAAAGTTAATTATAATGGAGACTTTAGTGGCAAATCGGAAGTTGACTCTGCCTTATCAGCACAACCTGGGAAATGGTTAACAATAGGGCAGGTAGTTAGATATGAAAGAGTCTCATGTTATTTTAGAGAAATAAGAAGAGTCGGAAGTAGTCCACATTTAGGTGTCGATCTGGCATGTCCAATTGGCACACCTGTTTATGCTCCGGCAGATGGAACAGTTTTGAGAGCAGGGCCAGCTGGCGGATATGGAAACCTTATGGAGTTATCTCATGAAGGAGGTATCGTAACCAGATATGGACATAATTCTAGACTGCTTGTTAGTAGAGGGCAAAGAGTTTCCAAGGGCCAAAAGATAGCAATAAGCGGAAATACTGGACATTCAACCGGGCCACATGTTCATTATGAAATAAGAAAAAATGGTGGAGTTATAAGTCCATTTGGATTTCATAATCAAATGGGCGCATATAGTGGCACAGGTACAAAAGGTAGTAGAAGAATAGATTCAAAAGGTCCATCTGGCGTCCCAGTCGCAACTAAACAAAATGACACAAAAGCCGTATCAGACAAAGTGCAAGATGATATGCAAAGACTCCGCAACCAGGTTAAGGCTACAAATGCCAAAGCTGGTCTAGGGGCAATTAGCAAAGATCATATGGATATGCAAAGGATTATTGCCGAAGAGGCCACTAAACTTGGTTTCGATCCAAATCTTGCATTAGCTATGGCATGGCATGAATCCAAATTCAGCCCAAAAGCATGGAATCCAGATACAAAAGCCGCAGGTCTTATGCAGATCGTTAGAAAATTCCACAATGACTATGGAGTTAATGACACAACTGTTTGGGATCCAAGAACTAATGTTAGACAAGCATTAAAAATGCGTCAACAGGATATCAACTCATTTAAAAGAAGATATCACAGAGAGCCTACTCCAGGCGAAGTATATATGATGCACCAACAAGGCCTTGGTGGTTTCTATAAAATGTATGATAACAGGAATAGAAGAGCAGTTGATGTACTTGGTCAAGCAAAAGTGTTTAAAAATGGTGGCAATGCATCTATGACTGTTGAGCAGTTCATGAGATTGCATACAAGAGAAATTGATCAAAACTATTCTAAAGCAGCTGGCGGACAAGTTGGTATCGGGGTTCTAAATACTGGAGATCTTGATATCCAGGGAGATAAAGTTGCCGCGCCAAGAAGTTCTGAACCTGTAGATATCGCTATTGATCCAATTCCTTGGACAGAAGAGATCCAAGCAGAATCAAGATTAGAAACTCTTTCTAAAGATTTCAGAACTGGACTAGATAAACTTCTGCCAACATATAAGGTTTATATGGTTCATGGTAATAATGAAAACAGTCTCATTAAGCTTATTAATTTCCGTACAAATGCAAGTTACTATGAAATACCGGCAGTTCGTAACATCAAGGTTGAGATGGCAAATCAGGATAACCCTGTAGCAGTTGCATCATTTGAAGTTATGAATCCAATGAACACTTCATCTGACCCAAGAGAGATTAGAAGCCTAAAAAATACAGCTGTAGACTTATCATCATTGGAAAGTGAAGAAGCGCAAATTATCACTTTAGACATGTTAAGAATTAAAGCTGGTAATAAAATTCAAATCAGAATGGGTTATGGTAATGATCCTAATCTATTGCCCATTGTATTCAACGGCATGATCACGGAGACCAATACAGGCGAGGTATTACAAGTTGTTGCGGAGGGGTACGGAAGAGAGCTTCAAAACGAATTATTGTTCTTAGGAGATATTCTTCCTACATTCAACTCGTCTGCAAATGATGACTTATATATCTCAGCAGCTGTTGCCAAGGTTCTTAAGTATGCAAATATTCAACACTTTGGCAGGGGTCCAAGATGGTTTGAAGATGCAGATGAAGCTGAAGCAGAAGGTGCGAATGTCAATGTAAACGTTGCTCAACAAGAGATGGATAAAAATCACGCTTGGGCTACAGCATGGAACACAAAAACAGATGAATACTTCTTCACTAGTTTTGGCGGGCAAACAGACGTGCTTGAAAACACATGGATTATGAATGTGGACATGGCAGATAGATTCTTTATCACTAAATGGCATGATATTTTTCCATTTGGACTTAGAGACTATTTTCCTGACTTCCACGTTCAAAATAAAACTGTTTGGGATGTAATAACTACCGGCCGCCGTATATTCCCTTCTTCTATCGCATTGGTTAAAAACCTTGATGGTAGATCAACTACTTTTACTGGGATCAAAGAACAGATGATGATCAAAGGTGAAAAACCTCAAAGTCTAGCGTCTCAAATTAGACAAAGTATTTCTAAGGATAGTAAACCAACATTAGCAGGTAATGGCGAAGAAGAGCTATTTGCGCCACAAGACACAACAATGTCAGGAGTTAAAAAGGTTGTACAGGCCAGAAATGGATCCAGAGAAGAGCAACTAAGGGCAGAACAATCAGCAGTTGATTTAGCTCATGTAGCACATGCTGCACAACAGACAAAAGAAGTTGACATTGGAATGTATGGTCCAGCCACCAATTTCCATATTCTTAGCGATTCATATAATATCTTATCTAATCAGTTAAGATTAAATCAGAACTGTATAACAGGCGCAGTAGTTGAATATGGTAGCGAACCAGGAGATTTTGGACTTGGTAAAAATGACCAATTCAGCATGAACTCCAATGGCGGCTTATACCCAGCGTATGTTAAGAAAAACTTCATATCAGATTCTTCAATATCTTCGCAAGGCATGGCAGTTAAAACTGCACAAGGATACCTGCTTGAAGAACTTGAGAAAATGTACGACGGACAAATTATCATAACCGGCAATCCAAATATTCAACCTGGTGACTATGCATATGTAGTGGACGATTTAAGGGTTATGAAGGGTGTAATCAAATGCAGAGAAGTTCAGCATATTTACAATGAATGGGATGGCTACATAACAATAATTACGCCCGGCATGTTTGTTGAGCCAGCAACACATCTATATTCTAACCTCTATATGAAGTTCGGCATTTACATGTCATTTGTAGCTAGAGCATTCTCTGAATTTAAAGAAGCTCAAGTTGGATCATCTCACGCCGCGTATGTTTATAATCAGGCAGACATTTCTCCAACTCCAGGTGCATCATGGGAAAATGCCTTATCATTTGGCGGGAATGCTGCTGTAACTGGTTTAAGTGGATACCTAACATATAAGGGTGCACATGCCGGATTAAGATGGATTGGTGGCAAAGTAACTCAATCAGCACTACTAAGTGGATGGACATCAAGAATTGTGGGTTTAGCATCTAGATTCAGTTCCTCTATTGGTACAGGATTCCTAAGATTTTTCCCAAGAACAAGCGCATTAATACATCAAACAATAACAATGGGTGCAAGACTCTTTGGTGGAGGATTGCTATCAGGTGGATTTGTAGTTGTTACAGTATATGCAGTGATTATTATTCTTGTAGCATTGGCTATATTCGGTTTCTTTAAAAATCTGTATGAATCATATACAGTAAAAAGAGAAATGCGACATAGATCTTTATTAAAAATGCCATTAACAGTATTTGAACAAGAATACACAGCAGGCCTATTCGGATGGAATAATGACAAATCTGCATTAGAGTTGCAGTGGGAAAATATTAAAAGAACTGCTTCCAATATTAGCGATATCTGGAATGCTGGTAAAGGCGAAGATGCGCATAGATTTAGAATCATAACAAAGCTAGCAATGGACGAATAACAATGTTGACACCTAAAAAACCTACATTAGTTGACCAAACAATTAATAACGCAGGTATTAAATATACTGACCAAGGTAAGATTGAGTCAGTATCAATACAGGGGACACAAATATTTGTGGTTGTTAGACTTGTTGGTAAAAATCTGCAAGACATGATGGGCAATACAGTTAGTTGTGGGAGGCACTTAGTTGGCCTCCCTACTCACGCTCCTGAACATACAGCTACAATGGCGGAGGTTCTAATTCCTTTAAATATGAGCTCTTCAGTCCAGGTTGTTGATCCAAAGACATTAATAGGATCTCGTGTTCAAGTGTTTTTCAAATCTTCGGGATTTCCAGAGGGATGTACATTGCTTTCTAATCCAGATGCAAGATCAGTATCCAGAGAAGAGTTATTCAATTTACGATTTGAGAGTAAAGATGGTATAATAGACCAGTTTACAGAAAAGAAAATTCAATTAACTGACAGTCAAAAAGCTGAGCTAATATCAATTCTTAAAAAAGAAAAATATGATCAAACATTCCATAAGGGCGCCGTTGGTGTATATGGAAACAGTCAAAATATGTTTGTATCAAATCCTATGCACCAATCAACCTTTGTAGATTTCCAACAAAAGGCAGACGAGAAAACAGTCATTAATGATGTTAAAAAAGAGGTTAGAAAAAAGGATTGCTATATGCCGGCAACAGTATTTACAGGAAAATCATAAATGATAATTAGACCATCTCCAACAAGTACAACAGTGGTAGATATAAGAGAAGATGTCGCAACAATGTCTGCAGGCTCTATGTCTGTATCTACACACAAAGACTATGGGTCATTTATTAATGGTCCATTATCAATCTCTTCTCCTCCGACATCTATTACAATTGGCGGATTCTACAAATTCAATCCGGTAGCCTTATCTGGTATGCCGTCAACAATTATAACTCCAGTTCCAACATTTGAAGTGACAGTACCAGTTAAAAATATAGCAACACAAAATATTATTAATGGGATCGTTACAAGCACTATAACAGGGCTGTTTTAATATGCTAATAGATACAATAACAAGAGACATTTCTCAAGATAAATATGGAGATCTAATTTTTAATGGGTCTGACATAGTTACATCTTATAATAAAGATGAAATAGCAAAAATGAATGCAGCCCATAGAGTGTTTTCAGCAAATGGAGATTTGTTTAAATATAAACTATACGGCGCGAATCTTATAAATTATATTGGTAAACAATTAACAGATGAAACAATAGACGAAATGGCAAGATCCATTAGACAATCATTGACATCTGACCTGTTTCTATCTGCATACGAAATAATGATTGTTCCAGTAAGAAATGGGGTAGACTCTGTATATTTTAAAATATCAGTTGGGACATCTGAAGGATTCACAAGAGAAAAAATTCAAGAAATCAATGTAGAATTTACAACTACAGGCGGAGTTAGATATGTATAGCGAAATATCAAATCCAGAATTATTTAAGAACCAAGTCTTAACAGAGCTTGGAAAAAGTACAGGGCTAAATAATACATCTAGATCCTCTGTATTGACACAACTAGTAGATGCAGTATCAGAATCAATGGTTAATGTATCAAAGTATAATGCATCTTTGATTAATTCAACTTTTACAGAATTAGCATCTGGAGATTTGTTAACAGATAATGCGTATGAATTTGGGATATTAAGAAATGTTTATTCTGACCTATACGTAAAGGCAGAAGACCAAATTGTGGTATTATCAACTGACGATGGGAACACGTTTCCAAAATTTTCTCATGGCAAACTTGCCATTCCGAAAGGGAAAAGATACACAATAGGAAACACTACTATCGAAGTTCTTACCGATGTGTATCTGCAATCTGATTTATATGAGATTCCTTTATCTATAAGAGTGATATCATCATCCACAACAGACATTAAAAACGGCGCGGCAATAGATATAACTGATAAGAAAAATATTAATACATCTGGTCTTAAAATAAAATTTAAAGAACCAGTGTATAACCAATTAACAGAAGAAGATGATAATTCTCTTCGCTCAAGAACTATGTCCGCAAAAATGAAAGTTCATGGTTCAAGCATAGATTCTATTACCGGCATTGTTCAATATACGCCGCTCGTTAAGGCATTCTTTATTGATGAAGATCAATCTAGTGGTGTTGTAAGAATCTATATTGCAACAGACAAAACATTAAAAGGCGAAGAAGATAGTTCATTCCCCAATATCAGATCTAAACTCTTAAATACATTTGATGCAATCGGCTCGGCAGAGCAATCATTTCAAATTCTTCAGCCACAAATCTTAAAAGTTTATCCTACATTCACTTACTCAAATACGACAGAGGTAATGGCGCTAGGAGCTATTAACCAGTCATTCTATTCTACATACACACCTTTCTCGAAAATAATAGACGTAGATGCAATTAAGACAGAATTAACGTCATATGGCTTAAATGTAAAAATTGACGCACTAAGTTTAAAATCTGAAACATATGGAACATCGGAATCTGCTAGCAGCGGAGTTATTGAAATCCCCGATGGATACATAATTTACTTCTCAGCGGCAGACGCATTAGGAATAGAAGAATGAAACAGAATTTATCTACAAATATCATAACAAGATATTTTGCTAAATGGTCAACTCCATATAAGAGCAGATATTCAAATATGGCAAGAGTAATCTTGCCTTTTTCTTCTATTGTAAATTCGTCTATGGAGAAAGCCATTAATACAATGGCGATGAGATATAGAGATACAAAATTAGAAGTAACTGACGAGCTTCATATTCTTGATGTATATGGAGAACATAAGGAAATAAAAGCTGAAGGATCAAGGATCGAGTATAAAGACGGAACATACAAGACTATCGGTTCTCGTGTTCTTGAAAACGTTGGACATTATTTATATTCTGATTATTCTCAATTTCCATCAGACGGAGTTATTCTTACTGAATCAGATACAGACTGGATAGAGGACGTATATGATTTGATCATAAGCGCCGGCCAGACAAGGATTAACCACAGATTCGTAAAAGAAAACAGACTATATATTAAATTACCACAGACATATGATGAAAGTTTCACGGTAACTGTTTTGGGGTATGATAAGAATTTCAAATATATAACTGAGCATATACATATAAGATACGAAGGCGTATATGAGACATTCAAAAAATTTATATACATTGATTCAGTTTCATCACCGGTAGAAATTATATTAACCAACTATGTTAACTGCTCTATTGATCACTTTATCTACCCTAAACATATTCCATTAAAAAGAATAACAAATACGGAAGGAGAATTTATCTTTCCGCATATAACAAAAGATGAATCATCTGTTTACATATATGATATGTCTGGCACAACATTCGATCCATTAATACAAATTGACTTAGACAATAAACCTAAATATCTATTTGTATCAAATAATTCAGATGTATTTTCTGTAGATGCAAATAACTGGCTAACAATATCTAAGCCAACCTATAACTTAACAACAGAAACAGAATCAAATGGGTCTGCAAATAACAACCATTTTATATTCTTAGAGGATGAGGAGAATAGAATCGGTACAACAATAAGATGCACAGTTATGGCTCATGATCTTGCAAGAAGATCATCTTCTCCAAATATTAGAATCTCAGTTAAAAATAACGGTTTCACATACTATGTAAATAGATATGGTCAACTTGTAGAAGATAATAACACTTGGATCAATACACTTAATTCAGAGAGTATTATAACTATCCCAGTTATATGTGATAATAAGCTTCCATATGTCTTCTCAGTAAGAAATGAAGATGGAGAACTGTATCAGGCGATATCTGCGCAAGGAATATCTCAATCATCTATGGTTCTGCCAAAAGTTAAAACAATGCATCTTTATAATTCTGAGTTATACGTTAATTACGAAGGAAAGGTCTTTAAGGTTAAACCAGTAAGACATGTTTATTCAAGATATTCTCCAAGATCGCTGTCATTAGATTCTCTATATAAGGAGATTAGATTAAAATGATCAATACAAAAAATATAAGTATTAATCCCTTTGAAAGAGCAGAATTCTTTCCTTCTTATAAAAAGAATATTGGGGAGCTGTATCCAGCATTTCTTATTAAGAATACAGATAAGATAATTTCTATATATGATGGAATTCTTACAATTGGAGATTTAGAAATTCCTATGTATGAATTGTCACTTGCTGATGTATTCTTTAAAATCAAAGAAACCGGAGTGGATGTCAAAATGTTTACACCTGGAATGGAAACTGTAACTGCTCTACCACTTGTTGATTTCTCAAATGTTGATGTATCAGAAGTTGAGTTAGTTTCATCTCCAATGAGTGCCGCCGCGGCAGTATCTAATAACATCGCACCAAACATTCCAGGTGCGTATCTTGACATGGTAGATATCTCTATTGATCAAACTCAAAATGTAAAACTCTACAATGGATTAATCATCTCAAATTCAAATCTTCATAATACAAAAATAAACGTAAAGCATTTCGCAAAAACATTTATTCTCTATATCTCAGAATCCAACATTATTCGGAACATAAAAGATTCTTATAAACTTCCACAAGTAAGAAACGCAGTAATCAATTACAATCTAGAAACATTCGGAGCAGAAAGATGAAGACATTAAAGTATTCAATTAGAGTTGGCACATTTTCTTTAAGTGCAAAGCTCTCACATAATGTTCATATAAGGAAATCCGAAATTAACTACGACAGAATGGAGACATTAGAGATATTATCTGATGATCCAGATAAATCAGAATTTGGATGGGGAAACGAGATATCAACATCTCAAGAGTATGGAAGTGTAAATATTCCAAATGAGGTGTTCGTTCTTGATGGAGCTAGAATCTCTGGGACAGGGTGCTATAATATTCCTGTAAGAGAAAGAACAACTTGGCTTGGTGATTCAGACGTTATAGAATCAATATCTATTTTATCAAGAAAAAACGGATACATAGATTCATTTGTAACTTATAAAAAAGATGGCAAATCAAAATTCTCATATACTGGGATGACAGAATATGCCACTGAATTCTTGGATGATGATGATTTTATTAAAGCATATAATAAAAATAGGAAAATCTTTATTCCTAAACCAGAAACGTATACTCGTCATGTAGTAATTGATAAGACAGCTATTCCGAGACAAGAGCTTAAGAGTTCGAATGATAAGGAACTTTGCCAAACAGAGAGAGATGGGAACAAAACAATCGTATATACAGAGTTTCTAAATATTTCTGAATATGAATTCTTTGATTCATCTAATTCTAAAATAGTTCCAGAAAAAGAAGATAGCTATGGCGGCATATTTGTTTTTAATGGTAATCTTGATAAGGTCTACGCTGAATACAAGGTCTCTCCAATTGTGCAGGTAAGTGGAAAACCTATTTACTATGCGAATAAAGTAAATCCTGCCGCAGAGATAAATTTATTTCAATTATCGAGTCCAGATATAAGAGCAGAAACAGTAGAGACTGTGGAAGATCTTTCTATTGATAATGGCTCAACAATTTCAGAATTAGTTCTTTATGCACCAGACTATAGAGAATCAATTTTTATAGAGCCAGATGCAAATATCTTTGTAAATGGGGACCTAGTAAAAGCTGGAGATAAATATGAAATATCAAACCAGGGAACAAATTCTCTAACTATTTCTGCTCCAACATCCGCTATTGATTTACTAACACCAGTTGTTAATACGGCTGGCAAATATGAGTTAACTGGATATATACAGGGGACTCTAGCAGCAATATATGGGGAATTCAGAGACGGCGATACGTCATCTATACAGCATATTTCGTTTAACAAGAAATCAGAAAAGTTATCTGATTATTTAAGCGGAACATTGAATATGTCAAACTCTGGGCTATACACCGTAAGACAAACAGGTCCAGGATTAGATATAGCGTTTAATACTGATACGGCCGGGATGTCTTTAGCATTACCCGCATTGTCCACTAAAGAAGCTATTACAGTTTATAAAGAGACATATGGTGTGATGGCCGAATATAGTGATTGGGAGTATACAATACCAGGAATAGTAACAGTCAAAGAAAGCGGCGTTTACAAAGTTTCATACACACCTATTGTAAGTCCAGATGAGACGACAATTAGAATCACAGATAAAAAACTTCAGCAATCTTTTATAGACAAATTATCAGTATTCAGAGATAATTTAGTTAATCTATATTCAATATATTCTCGTATTGTTAATCTTAAAATTGGATACATTACAAATGATAGTGTGTCATATTCAGACAAAAATATCTCATTCAATCTAAATATTTCTCCATCTGCGATAAGAAGGATGGTTTCAGAAAGTAAAAATATAATCCTTTAAAGGTTAAATATGAAAAAATTAAATTTATTATCTGGAGGAGCAGTTTCGCCAGAAGATACGTTTAAAGCAATTAATGGTGTAATAGGAGCCATGAATTCTTTAAGCGATGATATCGGTGATATTAATAATCACTCTGGGACCACATCTAGTTCTTTCAATAGCAGTGTTATTGGGACAATAGGTGATGTAGAAAAATTAGCACCGAATGTTCCAACTGGAGAAACACTTACAAACTTCACAGAAACGTTCGCGCCATCTGTTAATTCTGATTACTATCTAACATTGACACCAATAACTGATATTACAATTGTAGACGGCACAAACACCTATACTAAGGTCGATAAAACTCTTTTAACAGACGCCACACATTATGCAATTGACGGCCGCAAGTTGATATTCTTCAAAAGTCCAGCAAATAATTTTACAGTCAACTATAAAGGAAAATTCCCAACTGTATTAGGCTTAGAAAAATATACTCCCAATACCTATCCTTCTATTGATAATGTAAGATCTGGTAATCAGCAAAAGTCTACAGTAACAAAAATCTCTGATAAACTATACGAAGTAGATATTAAACAAACAAACAAAGTTGGAAATATGAATATTCCAAATGGTATTTATGCTTCACTTCCAGACAAAGTGAGAAACTTTGTTAGTGCATCAGGATCAATTAAGGCCCCTGTATCAGATGTATCAGTTTGGATCTATTACAATAATATGTTCCAAAAAATTGATGATGCATCGGTTTACTTAATGTCTGATCAAAAATTCAGATTCCAAACAGAATTAACAATTCCGGCAGATGCGTTTATAGTTCTATCTGTTAATAGCTGGACAATCGCCGATTCCGTTAAATTCTTGATGGATTTTGCTATCAATCATTCTCATAATGGAGAAGAATTAGGCTCCGTTATTTCTCATAGTAATCTATCTGGATTGAGATCAGAAAGATATGTTCACGGTAAAGAATATGGCGTATCTAAATTCAGTGGAGATGACCATCCTCAATACTTCAATAGAGATGGGTATGTAGCAGATAACCCGGGCAACTTCAATAACGCTATTATTGGAGATGTGCTGATTGGTTCTTCTAATGAGTATAATCTGCACAATAATGTATTAGATAACTCTAGAAAATTGTTCTTTGGGTCTATTTCAGACGGCTCATCTTTAATGTATGATTATGCATCAAAAGGATTAAAACTATTTGGCGCAGAAAACGGTCTTAAAATTTCTACACATGCTCCACAAAGTTCTACTGATAATCTATATGGCAAAGGCCTAGAGATAGACGGAAACTCTATCTACTCAACTGGAGATAAAGGCGGCGCAGATAATATATTTAACATTGAGGCAAAAACAGGTGCAATTAAATTTCCATCTGCACTTGGCGGACTTTCAGAACTATTTGCCAAGGCTCTTAATGTGCAAGATGTTAATCTTAGTGGAATATTAACAGCTAGAAATGATGCTGGCATTAAAATTGGAGACGTTTCATTCATTGCCAAAGATGGCTCAGTAGAGGTCTCATCTGATAACGCCGCGGCCGGTGTAAAATATACCACTCCAGTAAGTATTAAAAATCTTACAACTGAAACTATTACACCTAAAGATATTAGAATAAGAGACGACGGTAAAATAAGTTTCGGCGACACAGATAAAGACGGGTCTATTTCTGCAAAAGATGGCCACATAACAGTATCTGGCAATTACCCTATTGATATAACTAATTCTGGTAAAAATACTGGCATTAGATACCATAAAGATGGTTCAAGTGTATATGCAAATATGTACACATCGGCAGAGAATGGCGGTACATCGACAGAAACAGACCATGACACGTATTTGGAATCTGGAAACGGCAAAGTTTACCTTCTTAAAGACACAACAAAAGTTCAAACTTTAAATGGCAAAAAATACGGATTTGGAGATCTAGCTGGACAAGGTTCGGATACAACTAGAGTTGACAATCTTAAATTAATGCCAAGGGCAAGCCTTAATGCTGGTTCAGGCGACTTCTATGATCTAAGAGTTGAATCATCTAGTTTAAAAGATAGACGAGGAATTAATCTCGGCGATACATCTGCCATTTATGTAACAGGAACTGATACAGAATGTCCTCCAGGTTGGCTTGTTGTTGAAAGTAAAAATGGTGTTGTGTTTGTAGATGCACGAGTAGGCGCAATTGATTGTCAAACAATCGTATACAGCGAAGTTACAACCGGGAACTTAAAAACATTTGGTACTGCATCAATAGATAAATCACTTGGTGTTTCAGAAAATATAGATGCCGGTGGAACTATTGGCGGCAAAGAATTAAATATCAAAAACAAGGCAACTATAGGAAGCATAGAAGTTAAAGATGAATCCAGATTTACTGGCTCCGTATCATTTACTGAAAATGTATCTATTAACTCGAGTCTTGATGTCGGCGGGTCTATTGTATCTAAAAACAGATTGACAACAAATGAATTGCAAGTTGATTCAAGTTCAATCTTTAACGGTCCAGTATCTATTCTTAAATCTGCACGTATTGATGGTAACATCGTAGCCAATGGATCATTTAACACTGGTGGCGATCTTACTGTAGGAGGTAAGCTTGCTGCAGAGGGTGGTAGATTTGAAGATGTATCAATCTCCAAATTGAGAACTGTAAATATTATTGATGCTAAAGGCGGCATTGAATCATCTAGCAAAATAACAGCAACAGGGAACATTGAAACTGATGCAGACATTGTTGCAGATGGAGGTAGATTCTCTACTCAGGTTAAAACAAATAACCTTATTGTTGACAGAGACACAACTATCGGCGGCGAGGCATATGTCAAAGGAAGACTGCAAGTCTCTGGAGACGTAACACTTGGTGAAAGTAAAAATAATAAGCTCTCAGTTAATGCCGATACAATCTTTAATAACAATAAAACATCCTTTATTGGTGTAGCAGACTTCGCAGATGAAGCAACATTCAAATCAGAAATGAATGTCGGCGGGCAATCTAAATTCATGTCTCTATTAACAGCAAAAGCCGGAATAGAAATGGATGGGCCATTAACATCAAGATCAACAGCGGAGTTTAAATCTTTAAATGTTAAAGAGTCTACATATCTAAATGGGGATGTCTCTGTATCTGGTGGAATTGCCATATCAAAAACAATCCGCGGGGACAAAGGTGCCAACATTTCTGGCGATCTACAATTAGGCAGTGCAGGATCAAATGCCATTATCTCTGCTGATACACACTTCAGTAATCAGAAAAACATCTTCGGCGGAGAAATCTTAGCAACAGAGAAAATGACTGTTTCTGGCGATGCAGTATTTAACTCTAAGATTTCTATTGAAGGCGCATTGAATGCAGCAGGCAATATTAATGCCGGCGGTGTATCAACTCTTAATACACTTAAAGTTCAAGGTTCAGCAGAATTCCTTAACGGGTTCAGGGCAGAGAAGCAAGCGCAATTCCAAAACATATATGCAACAGGAAAAACTATCCTTGCTGGAGATGTATCAACAGATGGCGACGTTCATATCAACGGAAGTTTGACATCTCTTCCAGGCGCTATTGCAACTCTTGGCGTAGTATCCGTATTAGGGTCTGTATCTCAAACAGATAACAAAACTACTAACCAATTTGCTGGCGACACATTCTTCAACAACAAGGTTTCTGTAGCTGGAGCGCTTAATGTTAATGGGACATTTAAAACTGGATCAGATGATGCTGGTGTGGTGATTGAAGGAAACTCTGTAAGGATTAACGGCGAGACATCTTTCATATCGTCTAAAAGAGCATCTATCGATGCATTAGAAGGCAAAACAAGAAAAGTAGTTCAGTTAGCTAATAACAGGTCTCAAAGAGCGTCTCAAGCTGCGATAGCATTAAGCACTAAGCAGTATACAACAATAAATAATGCATTCATTGAGGACTCAATAGTTTCTTCTGGTGACATGCTTTGCCAAGGAACGCTATTCATAAATGACTTGGTAATTATGGATTCGTCAGGAAGAATGCTTGATTCATCTTCCCCAGTATTAGAAGTAATTGCAAGAAGGGCTAGATACGCACCATGAAAACTATAACTTACGATCTAAGTATTGTAGGATATGATTCTGGCGTTACAGTTAGACATGCAAAGGATAGCAGAAATGCTATCCTTGCCGTTGATACGAGTAAATTTGAAGGATCAAAATACAATATTAATTATAAGGACCATTCTGATAGAACTAGGTTCGCAAAGGTTGAAGAGAAATCAATACGAGGAATAAGAATTAGGTCAAATTCTCCAGAGATTCTAATAACAGATATTATTAAAGATGGAGTTCCTTTTTATTATAAAACATTAAATAGGTATCCAGGCGCCGAATTTATTACTGTAAATGGACACATTTCTCCTATTGATAATAATTTTGTATACAGCAGGGAAAAGATCGGCATTGTAAAATATAAATTAAGAAATGGGACAGAGCTAGAATCATTCGAGGAATTTGTTCCAGTCTATATAAATGAAAATAATCACTTTAATAAACCTATATCGGATATAGATAATAAACTCTACACCTATATTCAGGATACAAATAAGGATTTTATAATTTCATGTCCAAATCCAGAAGTCGCATTTACAGCTATCCCTGGAGAACTAATCCTAGTAGAGCAATATTCAAAATCCAACAAAGACCACCTGTCTTTTGTTTTAAAAGACTTCTATAAAGAAAAGAAAGTTTCATTGCTAAATAAAGAATTACTTTTAGCATATAAACAAGAGCCAAGAGTTTCTGAGGTAGTAAAAATAATAAATGAAACTGCTTTCTTATCTAATGATATAATTCAATTAAATAATTCAAATATAATTCCAGAACATTTAAGTTTGGATTTTAAAACTCAGTCTGGTGTCAGAACAATCAGAGTAAATAAAGAAGCTATTATCAATAATAAGGGCCAGGTAAATATTCAATTTCTAAATGAATCAATTCCAAATGAATTTGAATATATTAAAGCCTCTTATAGCTACATCTCTCCTAAAATAAATAATATTGAAATTCCAATTAGAATTGTTAATAATTCTAGCTTTATTAAATTGTATATCAAGCCAACTCAAAATGGATCGAAAATATGTGTCGCAGCATTTGATAAATTTGGAGTGTGTGTATATAACACAATGGGGATAGATATTCAACAAGGAATCGTAAATATTAAAAATGAAGAAGGAAAATATATAGACAAATCTTGGAATACATTAGCATCTATTTCTAATATCGGAAGTATAATAGATGACAAAGCAATCTTCTTAGAAGTTGCAACAGTGTTCAAAAAGGATATTCAACCAGACTTTGCATTTAGTGGAAGAATCTCAAGACCTAAAAAAGATTCTACTACTTTGCACAGGATTATCGTTCCAAAGATGTCCTATTTAAAAATTGTACTAGGCAAAGATTATGAAGAGTCTGTAAATTCCGGTGTAGCTGTTATTAGGGCAGGGTTATCAACAAACGCGACAATAACCAAATACTCAAGCACAGATACAACTACAACATATAAAATAGACATCAGTAAAGATAAGTATTCTGGCAATCCGATTGATTATGTGGAAGATGAAGATCTTTTAAGATTTGTTAAATATAAAGTTCCATCATTTTTAAAAACTAATACAGATGGATACAAGATCATATTTAATGAGGCCGGAGAAAAAACATTTGCCAGAGAAACAAAAAGAGTTCTTGATGGAAATGATCTTTATATAACAGTAGATACATCAACTGTTGAATACCTAGATTCTGTATCGGTAGGTTTTAATTCCATTTTTAATACAATAGAGATAAAAGAATGAAGAAGTTTATAGAGAACCAACAGTTTAATTATATAAATGATGTGCTAAGAGTTCCACAACAGGCCGTACTAGACGAACTGTCTTTTGAACTATTAACACAAGAAATAGACAGATTTGCATCTACTGCTAATACATCTGTTGATTTCTTGGTTGAATCTATGGGAGATATAGAAGATGATCTTGAGAGATGGCATAAATCTTATATAGAAAAGATTGCAATGGTAAAAAACGGCGCGGCATTTATACAAGGAAATAATCTAGCATCAGAAGATCCAGGGCACTATGGAATAATGGAAATAGATACATCTATAAATAATTCTGTTGTATTCTCTATTGATGATGCTGGATATACAATGCCCCCATATGACGAAAGATATGCAAAATGAGTGAATTAAAAAAGATAGTGTCATCAGACTCAGTATTCTTTAATAGGGTTGTATTAAAACCCAATGTCTCAGAAGTGTTTATTAAATCTGTTACTGCAATAAATTCAAATGGTACAGCTATTAGTTTGTCTAATATCCCGTTCGTATTGGAAGATACCGTTATTCTTAAAAATAAAAATAAGAATGCAATAGCAGTAGAAATCATTATTGAGCATCCATTTATAACGAATGGAGACGACATCTCTAGATATGTCGATGTAGATGTTAATAGAGTTTCAATGTCTAGAACTGCGAGAATAGAAACAAAGTCTGTTCAAGTTCTAAATAAGGGTTCACTTCATGTCGTGTCTAAAATGGAAGACGCCGAATCATTAATTGTGTCTGCTAATGTAGGGATAACTGGATATGGTAATGACGGTAGAATCATCCTTAGCGAGTTTGTAAGAATTGGATTAGGAAATACTAGAGAACTTATCTCAAATGGAGACAAAGTTGATCATACGCCAATAAGCATTGTAAGATATAAGGACGGAATTGTTTCTAAAGACAAAATAGGAATCAAAGACGGAATTATCCAAGAGTACGATGATTCGTGTCTATATATCTATAAGCCAGATTATCTAGAAAAACAAAAAGATATTAGTGAAGATGTGGTAATAGATCCATCAAACTCTATAATTATTAAAAATAAAGATGTAGTAAGATTAGAGTGCAGACTAGGTGCAGATATTCTAGATATAGACGGATCAGAACCAGTAATAAAATACATAGGAATTATATCAAAATGATTTTAGATTTTATGTCATCTCTTGCAAGATATACTAAAAGAGAATTGGGATGGAAATCTGCATTGGTTTCTGATATTAAAAACAGGGCAGATAAACTGGCAGAAGATAATAACAATCTTAATAATGAAATGTCAAACTCTGTTGCTAAGTTTGCAGAAGGAATTGTAGATATTAGAAAGAGAATGCAGTCTGTTTCTGATATTTATTTAACCATTTCTACAATAAGTGGTAATTCAAACACCGAATACAACTTATCTAGAATGCAGATTTATTCAAAAGAGAATATTATTATTTCTGGCAATACAATAAGACTTGAATCTGGCGTGAATGTTCCACTGCCAATAGTTGATATTGACATCTTAACAAATGGTGCTCTTGGTAATCACAATGATTATGATGATGTTCGTAATAACAATAAGGAAACATTAATAACGGATTCGCCAGTTGAGGTTGAAAGAATTGACGGCGCAATTAATATGTCAATCATTGCAACTATTCGTGACAGATCGAGTGTAAATGCAATAGGTTTCACACTTTCTGATTTTGGTGTTTCTCATGCAGATGTTTCTTATGTAGAGATTTCTGAAGATGGTAAATCATTCCGACGCGTTAATTTTGATTTAGAAAAAACAGGAAATAACTTTACTGTAACAATTCAAAATTCAGCAGCAAAAGCAATTAGAATTTCTCTAATTCAAAATAATCCATATATAGCAAAGAATGGCAAATCAAGATATGCAATAGGCGTATCTAATTTCTCTATTGGCCTATCATCTTCTGCTGAATCTGGCAATATAGTATTCGGACCTATAAATAGTAATTCAGAGGTTATTAAAGCATCTATTCAAGCGAATATGCCTATGGATGGATATTCATTCAATAATACTCAAATGGAAATAAGCCCAGATAATGAAAACTGGGAGAGAGTTTCAATTCCATTTTCTGTATCAGAATATCCAAAACATTTGGATTTCAATACACTATCAGAGAAATCAGTTAAAACTAAGAACCCAGTTAAAACACTATTCTTAAAATTAACTCTTCATGGTTCTGATGCTAAAAATAATTACACATCAGATAATATAAATAGACATGTACAACAGTTAATGTCTGCTAATCCCTATATAACAATTCCATTTGCATTAAGTGATAAATATATTATTGGCAAAATGCATGGTTATCCATATGGAGAAAGATTTACATATAGTAGTTTCTCCGATGATCTAAATGTGCTTGATACATTAACATCAATAAAAAGTGAGTCAGATTATGTTATTAAATCTCTCGCGCCGATGGGAAACATATTAAAAGCAACTACAAGATCCTTTTATCATAAGTGCGCAATTGAAAAGAATGATCTGTTTAGAATTATTCCGTCTCAACAAATGGACACTGGTACGGTAAAAGCGTTTAAGATTTCTAACCCAATTAAACGTCCAATGAGAATTATTGATTCTAACAATGTGATTCTCCCATTCTCTAACGATGCCGGCGTATACACTCTTACAGATGGGGCAATAAGTAGAAAAATAGATTTAAGATCGGGATTCTTTTCTTCTGCTTATCAATGGATATATAAGGTGCATAATAAGGACAGCTATCTAATAGATCCATTAGGATTTAAGGTTCATACATTTGAAAAAGAGAAAATAATAAATCTTTTGGATTATTTCCAAATCGAGACACCTATTCAAAATGCAGACACGCCGACTGGTGTAGTTTTCAATAAGAACTATCCGGCCGTGCCATTATTGGACGGAGAATTCTCTATTGTTGATAATAAACTATACTCAACAAGTTCTTCTGCTATTGTAGATACATATACATTTACTAAGGAAGAAATAAATCTAATCTTCAAAGCTAATTTGAATTCAGTCTCTATCTACACAGATAATGCTAAATTCTCAAAGACATCTGAACGTCTAACAAAATATGATGGACTTAAAATAGCAAAACTATCTAAATCAGGAATATTAAAAGGTTCACTTGTTTTTAAAAATAAGAATGCTTCATTAGTATCATTTATTAAAGAAGTAGAATATAAAAACGGCATAGACGAATTCAGAGTTGGTGACAAATTAGAAATATCAATCCCTAAAAGAGTTAACAGATTTTCATTGGGCAGAAAAGTAGATCACTTCTCGGATTTAAACATTATAGGCTACACAGAAGTCTTTAAATCAAAAGTATTCTCAAGAGATGAATTAATCTTCGCCGGCGATTACATGATGGAAGATATAGGTAATGAAACATTTATTCAGTTTCCAGGTGGAGTATTTACACATGACCTTATTGAGACTTCTATCATAATCAATACAGATACCAGCTCAGCTGCTAATGGGTATTATTCTATTGACTATAATAATGGAATATTGTATTCTCAATCTATTATAAGTGGCGAAACAGAAGTTGAATATATAAGTTCAAATGTTTATATAACTGGAAATATGATAGAGCCGGTAAGCAAATCAGAATACACTGTCGCCGGATCTCAAATTCAAATTAAGAATATCTCTGACGGAGATAAATTTGTTGTCTTGTCTCCGGCAACAGAAGATAAGTCATCTGAAATATTGAAATCACCTATTGTTAAAAATCTAACATTAAATACGGTAACAATCTAAAATGAGTAAATTAGAGCAAATAATGAATTCTTTAAACTCATACAGAAAGGTTGGAACAAAAACATCAGGCCCTGCTATCACTATAAATCGGAGTAATCCTTTTTATACGAGGCAGGGTCTCAATGCTATGTTGTATCAATGGTATACAAAATTGTTTCATAACCAAGATAAACTGAATGAATTAAAGATACGTTCAAATAAATTTAAACAGAAATCTAAAGATTATATCAAGGATATTAAAATTAGATTGAACGAAGCATCATCAGAAGCCAAAGCTGCGAACATAGCAGACAGATCAATTTCTTCTTATACGACAGCAATCTATTACACTCCCAATAAAGTTTCTTACAATAAAGATGAAACAACTGCTAAAGTTGAAGGAAATAAAATTTACGGAGTCCAAGAATCAGATACATTCTTAGACGATTCTAAAATATCGTCATTTAAAATTCCTTTAGAATCTATTTCTATTTATCATATTGATGATTCAGATAAAAGAAATGCAATCTGGGTTAATCAAGATGGATCTCCAATAGTTGATTCAGCTATTAATAAAATTGCAAAAACAAAAATGGAATTCTATTCAAGAAGTCCTGGTAAACAAGATTTAGTAATTGATATTGATAGACTTCAGTATGGTTCATACAACAATATTCAATTAAAAACAGCGCGGGCATATATTTATACTATCTATACAAGTAAGGATGGGAATGAGTATAATAAGATTGTAGATAAAGAATTAACAAACAGTCTCAATGTCTCCGTCCCGGACAACAATGAAAGATATATCAGAATTTATATAAACATCTCCAAAGAAGAATTTATTAAAAATGCTGAATACCTGTACAGAGTTGATATTGAAAAATTCTTTATAGCAACTAAAAAATATTCTACACCAACCACCTGTGTTACTGGAGAAATTCCAATCAACGCAATCGGTGAATTTATTGGCATTGACACATGTGACAATTATCAAAATTCAAATGTAGAAATGAATTACTCAGTTTCAATTAATGGCGGACCATTTAAAGATATTAAACCATTGAGAAAGTTGAACACAAGAAATCCATCAATAAGAGCAATCATTCCAATAAATGATTATCTAGATAACAATATAGTTAGACTAGATGATTACACTCCAACAGTAGATGGAAATGTGTTCAAATCAGAAATCAATTCTGAACTTCTTGAAACTAATCTCTTTAAATATTACGATTGCACAAATCCAATACAAGAATTTGGAAACTATGTTGTAACAACTGGAATCAATACAGAAGAAAAAGAAGTAGAGTTTTATGATACATATTTCGTGAATGGAATACCGTTTGTTGGGAAAACAAAAGTACAGGCCGGCGTCAATACTTTTATGTTTCCATCTAAAAACTATTCAAAATTGTTTGACACCTATCAGACTAAAATTATTTCTGTATTGGATGGGACAATAAAATATAAAACAGAAGATGGAAAAGAATTAGAAATATCAGATCCAACATATAGAGTAAATCCATTTTATAAAATAGTCTCAGTATGTAAATATATTCTCGGCAAAGAAATTGACCAAGATGACGTAAAAATAAAAACAACAGATGATAAATATCAAATAGTCGTTAATAACGACATAGAAAGAATTTACGTTTCAGCTAGAAGAAAAATAACAAACGTAGATAATGTCAGATTTAAAATCGACATGAAAACATTAGATGGATATACAATCCCATATGTATCAAGAATACTAATTAAGGTAGCATAACACATGGAAATTAAGATTAAATTAAAAGAAGCCAAAAGATTCTTTGCAAACTGGATAGACGCAACAAGAGAATGGAAATCTTTCAAGGTCGGCGAAGGTGATTTTCGCACCATTAAAGCAATTGTTGCAGGCGCAGAAGATAAGCAAATCGAATGCGTTCCAGGCGCAGAAGTTTTAAGAGTCTATATCACTAGGGGTGGCTCAGGATCAGGCGGATCAGGAGGCGGTTCAGGAGCTCCAGGCCCAGCGGGAAAAGATGGCGAAGATGGCAAATCAGCTTATCAGATTGCTGTAGCAAATGGGTTTACAGGTTCAGAACAAGCCTGGTTAGCATCATTAAGGGGTCCACGTGGAGAAAAGGGACAACAGGGACAACAAGGTGATCAGGGCCCAGCAGGGCAGCAAGGCCCTCAGGGTGAACAAGGTAAAACTGGTCAGCAGGGTCCAAGAGGCATTCAAGGCGAACAAGGTATCCCAGGACCACAAGGTTCACAAGGAGAAAGAGGTCTCAAAGGCGATCGAGGAGATCGCGGAGAACAAGGTCCTGCCGGTATTCAAGGTGCTCAAGGCCCTGCTGGTGCTATTGGTCCTAAAGGGGAAAACGGTGCCAATGGTAAATCAGCTTACGAACTAGCAGTGCAAAATGGATATATTGGATCACTATCTCAATGGTTAGCGTCTCTAAAAGGACAACAAGGTGAACAGGGATTGCAAGGTCCAATTGGAGCAACAGGCCCAGCTGGTCCACAGGGCGAACAAGGTCCTCAAGGATTGCAAGGTTTACAAGGTGTTGAAGGCCCACAAGGACAAAAAGGTGAAAAAGGTGAAGACGGCAAGGACGGTAAATCAGCCTATGAAGTTGCTGTTCAAAATGGATTCACTGGCACAGTTCAAGAATGGTTGCAAAGTCTAAAAGGTTCAGGTTCAGGTGGCGGTTCAGGTGGCGCAATTCCAGTTCCAGGACCGAAAGGAGACAAAGGCGAACCTGGAAAAGATGGAGTACAAGGTCCAGTTGGTCCAGTGGGTCCACAGGGTCCGACAGGCGAAGCCGGCCCACAAGGCCCACAGGGCATTCCAGGTCCAACGGGTCCTCAAGGTTTAACTGGAGAAAAAGGCGCACCTGGTGAACGTGGTGAGCAGGGACCCAAAGGTGATCCCGGTGCCAATGGCAAATCAGCATACGAATTAGCCAAAGAAGAAGGATTTACTGGTTCACAAACTGAATGGTTGGCATCCTTAAAAGGTCAAGATGGTCAAAAAGGCGAGCGAGGAGAACCAGGTTTACAGGGCCCGGTGGGACCTAAAGGCGAACAGGGACAACAAGGTGCTCAAGGCCCTATTGGTCAACAAGGTGTACAAGGCGAACAGGGTCCAATCGGCCCAAAAGGAGAAACCGGAGCTCAAGGTCCACAAGGAGATGTAGGCCCCAAAGGTGATACAGGACCTCGTGGCGAAAAAGGTGAAAAAGGTAGCGATGGACTTCCGGGTGCAGCAGGTGCGAACGGCAAATCGGCTTATGAGTTAGCACAGGATAACGGGTTTACCGGAACACTTCAAGAGTGGTTAGCGTCACTTAAAGGAAAAGACGGCAAAACTGGCGAGGCATCAGAACAAAAATTGACACCTCAGTCACTAACTTCTATAGCGAAAGAAGTAGAAAAACTGACATCTGATGATTCAAAACCGGTGACATATGGCCCAGCAGTATATGGATTAAGCACTGTGTTCTGGAAAGTTCCAAACACATCAGTGTATATAAATGCATCGGAATTTACAAGAATAGGCGATGCAATAAGCGGAGACGTTAGATCAGCAAATAAAGCAGCCGGATCGGCAATAGCTACAATAGTTCCAACAATAAGTAATAGCGCTCTTGCAGCTGTGCCACAATCAAGAGGACTTGTAACAGAATACAACGGTCTTGAATATACATTAAGATCAACTGGCGGTATATATAAATCTATCTCAGAAAAAGTTCCAAGCGGCAAATTGGAAATGGTTAGAACCATTAATAAATCCGACACAGAAGACGGAGCATATAGATTTGTATTAAAAGATGGTGAATTAGATGGATTCATAACACCGTATTCGACTTTTGGATTATCTTCAGATGTACCAGATGTTACAATGACAAATGGAGCCACTATCAAAGGGTTCAAATTCAGCAAAGCATTGGCAAATGTAATTTCAAATCAAGAAGCAGTGTACAATGCTCTGTCTAATACAGATCTTCCTACATTATCTGGTGAAATTTCATATACCCAAACATCCTCAAGCAGCTATGAATTAACGTACACAGGAGACAGCGAAAAAGATAAGACTGAAGCATATCCAGGGCTAATAGCATGTGGATTGGGCACTTATTATGTAGCTTTAGATATTTATGGCGTATTGGATGACGGCAGAGAAATAGAAATTGGCGATGGATACATGTATTTCGAACCGAAATTAATAATTCGAGGAAGAATGTCTAAAATAAGAGATTGGAAAAATTCAGCAGAGGGAAGAGGCTATAATGGCAAAATGAAATTCAAACCATATGTTAAAACTAAATATGATGGCTCCGATAGAAAACCATTTTGGAGCAATATTCTAGTAAAAGAATTTGAATGGATTGGATACTCATAATAAATAAGGAAAGATAATAATGGCATACAGGGTTATAGCAATAATTATGATCCTGCTTTCCATTGCTCTATCTGTAAATCAATACGGTGAGTATAAATATAAAAAAGGAAAAGAGGCCGCCCTTGAAGAATATAGGACAGCCTCTATGGAAACTGAAAATCGTATTTTAAAGATGGAGCAAAGACTTCATGAGAGCTTTGCTGAACAAAAAAGAGAGCTCTCAGATAAACTGGAGCAGGAGAATATAAGCTTAAGGGAAAACATTAAAAAAGATTATTATAGTAGAGCCTGTATTCAAGATGACGTTAGAAATAGTTTAAACAAAAAGGCTAGATAAGATGAATAAAAAAATACTTCAGCTTAGCTTGATTGCCTTTATAATTGCAGGATGTTCTACTCATAAACCACCAATAAAACCACCACAAATAACAATACCAAAAAACATACAAACAGGTGAATGTGAGAGAAAAATCACAGAATTAAAAGGTAATTCAGCACGAGAATTAGTTTTGTATGCATCATTACTTATTGATAAGGTGAAATACTGCAGACTTGAAAAGGCATCTATAATAAAGCAGATCCAGAAATATAACGAGGAAATAGGAAAATGATTCAAAAGAATTTTTCCATTGAAGGTAATGGGCATAATCTTTTTGAAATGCCTGAGCCATATATTTATGGAACTGTATCAACAGGAACTTCTGGTTATGTTGTAACTGAGATAGCACCACGACCAAACGAAAGTGGAGGCGCGGGATATATATTAGTTAAACCAAATCTTCCTATTGGTGAAACATTAAATTTAACTTACAAAGTTAAAGAACAAGATACATCTTTAAGACGTTTAGAAAAGAACGCATTTAAAGAGACAGTATCAAATAGAGCCTTAATTGAGATAATTGCAATTCTAAAAGATATTATTGAAACACAAGATAATTTATTAAAAGAAATGAAACAACGTGTTACATATAGTCAATTAGATACAGCAGTATATCCAATAAAGGAAAAAATAGATCTAATAGAAAAAACATTAGAACTTAAGGCTAAGAAAAAGCCGTAAAAGCAGCCCCTAGGTTAGAGCCTAGGGGTTTTATTTATATAAAGAAGAATCGTATTCATCCAATTCAAAAAAATCTAATGGATTAAGTCTTCCAGATAATCCTAATCCAACATCTTTTTGAGTGCGCACTTCAAAATGGAGATGTGAACCAGTATCCATAGTTTTCATAGTTCTTGCATTACCTGTACTTCCAGTCAGGCCAACAACATCGCCAGCTTTAACTTTTTGTCCAGGTTTAACTTTAATTCCACTTAAATGTGCATAAAATACATATTCAGGACGATCATCTAGTTTAATCAATATTGTTTTACCATAATCGCCAAGTCCCTCTGTATTAGTGCGAATAACAGTTCCATCATCAACAGCATAACAGCGATAACCATTAGGAACAGCAATATCAACTCCCTGATGAGGTCTCGGCTTTCCATTCGCACCAATGCGAACTAAACCAAATGTAGCAGATTTCTTACTAGCTAATCCTGCCCAACGTAAAACATTAAGGCCATCTTTTAATGGTTTATGTGGAAACACATATTTTTCAGGCTTATTAGGTTTTACATCTTCGGCGACAGAACTTTCTTCTATTGGTTTAAGTTCTGTTTCAGGCTCATTATTATCAGAATCCTGTAAATCAATATCTGCGCTAACTTCAGGTTGTACTTCTTGTTTGGACTCTTCGACTGGAACAAGTTCTACAGCTGTTTCTTCTTCAATTTTAATATCACGAACAACAGGTTCGTTTTTAATAGCAATAGGTTTTTTATTAATGCTCATCGTAACATTCCTTACAAATCATCTTCGCTTCTAAATCCAATAAACACTGGATGTCTAGGCGCATCTTTAACACCTATATCGAAGCTTTTAAATTTCACTAGTTTTCCAAGATAAGATTCTTTATTATTCCAAATTTCTTGTCTTTCAGATTCTTTAAATCCTGTTCCAATATTAAACTGGATTCCGTTCATTTCACAAATTAGCGCACCAAGTGTATTGCCGGGTTCTAAATTTTCCATAGATGAAGATCTAGATGTTTTTCCATAAGCATCTTTTTCAGCTTCATTATGATTTATCATCAATTCGGTAAAGCCAATTATCTTAGCTTCATAATCTGAATAACGTTTAACCTTAACAAGTTCGCCGCCCTTAATAGTCGCGCGCCCATGCTTATACGGAACATCAATTTTATTAATCATTAAACCTTCATAACCAAGATTTAAATAATCTTTCTCGTATTGATTAACACATTCAACAATATTGTCATTGTTAGGATTAAGAACAATTCCAAAATTAGCTAAGAAGAAAACTTTAATATTAAAATCAGTAAAATCAATTCCAGATCTACAAATATTTTCTAACGGCGAATTAGGATTAAAACCATCTCTACTAATAGTATCAAATACACAAAAGACAACATCAAAACCATTTTCAGGAACACCATCAATAGAATTGATATAAGACGAAGTTCTTCTATAACAATCTTCATCATTAATAAGATCAGGAATAACACCTTTTGAATTGTTAAAAGTCTTACAAACTAAAACTTCTCCATCAAAAAAAATCCAGTATCTAAAATTGGATTAATCAAATCTAAGAAATGTTTATTTCTAAATGGCTTACCAGAGCGACTATAAACTTGGCCTTCATTTATAATTGCCCTAACGCCATCTATTTTTGGAGTAATCCAAATAGGATAATCAATAGAGGATAGATAGGCATCTACATCTCCATTAATTGATGCTGCTAACATGGGTCTTACAATGCCCATTTATTGAACCTCGATAAAAATTCAATCGCTAATAATCTCCGCGGGTGATATATTTCGCCATCACTCATTAATTCGCTTTTATGCACTTCTTTTATTGGAAAGAATGTTTGTTTTTCAAATTCTATCTTAGCAAGCTTTTCTGGTCTTCGAAACTCCAAAAATTCTTTCTGATAACAATCAGGAAAAATCGCATTAAAATATGTTGCAAATTTGAGGTCATATTCTTTGTCGAATGTAGGCATAGCCCATGTCATAAATTTCTTTAAAGCATTAGTTAAAATAAGTTCCCAGTTATTATCAATAATCTGTTTACTTAATTTACTTTTATTATATCCGCATTTAGATAAAGCATGATTCATAGCAGGATCAATATATCCATTTTCTACAAATGCATCATAAATATCTTTATTGCGATAAACAGACAATATATAAGATATAAGTCTATTTTTATCTCTGAGCTTACTTAAACGCTCCATGATCCTTGTATCATACAAGGTCATAATAAGAGAAAGGTCTTTTTTATTCTCTCGAATCAAATACCATCGAGAGACCAACTGTTTTTTACCTTTCTTTTTATAATAACTTTTATATGCCATAGTATTCTAGATTATTTCAAAATCTGGAACAGCTGTTCTATTGTAGCTTTTAATCATTTGCTGTTTCTTGCTTGTTACAACATCCAGACAATAATTAATAATACGTTTGGCAACAATAAGCATAGCTTGAAAAGTTAAAATCCCAAAAAACTTAGTAAAGGACAACATTTCATAATACCGCGATTACTTTGGTTAATTCTTTCTAAATGGATTAAAAGTGGTGAATCGTATAACCACTAATAATACCATCGGAATTTATTTGGGGTCTTATATTAAAAATGACGCCACAACTAGTGGCTGTTCCATAAATAATAGGTCTCTCAAGTGTTTCGGACCATTTTGTTTTTAAATCCCATTCTAGAGGAGTCCCGCATAAATGACATTTAGTCATTATGGCATCCTCTATTGTATCGAATTCAATTCCATCTTCAGCATCAAGATATTGATCAATCATCTTAATTGCTCCATATATGGAATAAGAATTTCTTTAAGGGAACTTATATAATTAGATGTAAAATCATTAAAGATTTCAATTCTTGGGTCAAGATTTCCAACAATAGAAATCATTTCAGATTCATGTTCAAAGAATTTAGATTTCTTATATTCTTGACTGTCGGCAATTACATTTAAAACAATGCCGCCACGATTAATAATATATTCAATCTCATTTTGAAATCTACAATCAGAAATAACAATAACATTAGCTTCAGCAAGAAATGAACTATCGTTGATTCTTTTATTAAGAATATTCACCCAAAAATTATCACCAAAAATATGTCTTCCCCAGTCGGTTCCAAGACTTTGCATAAGCTCTCTTAATGAAATTCCCAGTCCCTCAATTGGCTCTTCTTTTTTATTCAATTTGTAAATAGCATCAACATCAACAATGCCTTTAAGCATATTTCTTACTGCATCAGCATAAGCAATTTTATAAATTTTTAAATCTGGAAATAATTGTTTAATGGCATCAGCAGTGAAATCTTTTCCGCTGTATGCTTTTCCAGAAATACCAATGAGAAATGGTTTTTTCATTCTTCTACTTCCTATTCTTCAACTTTATGACCGTTTACGGCTATTATTTTACAGAAACCCCAAGTATCATCAATATCAATAGTAACATTTATATTATTAAATGCTCTGGATATTGCATATTGTTGTTCTTCATTAAAATTAACGGCGCAACCTTCTAATTTAGGAAGCTCGCCGTTAACTATTTTGTATTGGCAATCTACTATCATAATTTTATTATTATTATTCTATTTCAATAGCCAATAAACGGCCATCTAGTTTATCAAATATTTACAACTACAGCACAGTTATTAAACACATAAGAAGGATTACCCTCAAACAGATCCGCAAAGTAATAATCTTCTTCGCATTCTGCTGGTGGAACATCTTCACAATCATAGTCATTAGACATACCTTCAAGTGTATAGTCTTCTACAAAACTTGCAAAATCGTTTTCGTCATCTGTGTAATAACAAGTATAACCATCGCCATCTAGCAGATTGACACTAACGAGCATACTCTTAATGTTATAAGGAGACTCGCTAGGCAAATCAGCAAATGATTTACGGACAGCGGGTTTTGTATAAGTATCTTTTAGTTTATCATATCCTCTTTGCATTTCCTTCAATTTAGCAAAGAGTTCACCATCAAATTTTTTAATTTCCATCACAATTTACACGATTCACAATCGTCTTCATCACTGCTTGTAACAATTGTAACATCGCCGCCGGAGATAATGTCTTTACCGTCCATAAATGACTGCGATTGTCCATCATAATTATTATTGTAATAAAGAGTTTTACCACCTAATGCTTTATGCAAAAAGATATCATAATTAATAATCTCATTTGGAATTTTACCAGATGGATAATTGCTCTTATTATAATAGGTGTTACAAGAAATTGCTTGATCTGTATACTTCTGGATTACTCCATAAGTCTTAATAAGGCTTGTATTATCTAAATTATCCCAAACCCTATCGTATTTATTTTTTAGTCGTTTTAGTTCAGGCACGACAAATATAGCCCGTTTATTTTTGCCACCTTTGGCAATCAATAATTCTCTTATTGGTTCAATACCATTTGTAGTTCCGGAACCAGAAACCTTAGCAGATGTCTCAGCAGGAAACATGGCTAACAAAGAAGCATTGCGAATACCATATTTAGACAATTTAGCTCTTAAAGAATCCCAATCAACATGATCAATATGGGGCATAAATTTCTCATAGTAATCATTAACCATATCCATTGGCAATTTACCTTCAGACCATTTAGTGTCTTCATATCCAAGACATTTACCACGCTCTTTAGCTAATTCAATAGAAGCATTAATAGCGGCATAACTAAAATATTGCATCCATTTATCAAGATCATGATAACAGTTTGAATAATTCAAATCATGTCGCGCCATCCAATATGCCAATCCAGTAATACCAATACCAAGAGGTCTAAACAATTCATTATGACGTCTAGCAGCAGGGAAAGGATGTTCTTGGTAACTTAGCAAATTATCCAATGCACGATGGCCAACTTTAACAATGCGCAACAAGTCTTCTGGTTTATCAACTGCACCAAAATTCACGCCGCCAAGGTTACATAAAGCAATCAAGCCTTCTTGAGTATATGTTTCTGTTTCAGGATTATACACTTTTCTTATTGGTTCAGTTGGTAAGACGATTTCCATACATAAATTTGACTGTGTAATCTGATACTTATCATTTTTATACATTGACTGCTTATTAATATTATCAGTAAAAGCAATATATACCCGGCCGGTATTAAACCGTTCTGAAATCAATGAATCCCAATATGTTCTTGCATTGATAATGCTTCTTGGCAAATCAGATTCAACTGCTTTTTTATATTCAGTTAAAAACCATTCATCATCATCAGAATAAAATGATTTATACAATTCAGGAACATCATTAGGATTAAAACAATGCAATTCTTGATTATTACGAACAGCATCAAGAATAAATCCATTAATGAAAATAGTATGATCAGAATGCTTCATAGATTCTGAATCTTTTTTCATATTGTTTTTATATGTAAGAATTTCTTCAATATCTTTATGCAATCCCCACCAATTGAATGTCAAACTGCCTTTTCGCACACTACCCTGTGAACATGACAAAGCAGCTTCTTCAATTGATTTACTATGATACAAAGCACCAGTATTAATAGCAACACCACCACGAATAGGAGCATTCCTAGACCTTAGTCTTGACACATCAACACCAAGACCAGCACCTAATGTAGCATATCTTCTAGCAGCCACAGAGGCCTCAGAGATCGATTCAATATCGTCTCCTACTGGTAGTAGCACACATGAGCTAAATGCCTTTGTAGGAGTTCTTAAGCGTGCTAAATGAGGTGTTGGAATGTTCCAGTAACCAAGAGAAAGCAAATCATACATCTCTTTAATGAATCCAATACGATCAGTAACGCCATCGCCTTTATCATCAATGAAATACATCATTGATACAAGCATATAAGACACTTGCGGAGATTCAAATTTCTGACCAGTAGAAGCATTCTTAATAAGATATTTAGATTCCCATTCGCGCATCCCTGAAATTGAATACATCAAATCACGATCATGATCAATATAATCATTTAATTCATTAATTTCATCTTCGGAAAACTTTTCAAGAATAGCTGGATCATACCATCCTAACTCTGTATTGTCCCTAATAATAGATAACAAATCTACCGGTTCGAAATCTCCATAAACTTCTTTCCGAATGTCGCAAACAAGAATGCGGCCGGCAACAATAGCATAATCAGGAGTGTCCTCTGAGATCAAATTGTGAGCACTTTCTAACAATGCCTTATTGATATCTGAAGTAGAAATGCCGTCATGGATCATCAATCCGCTATTTAAAGCAATCTCAGAAACGCTAACGTTATCTAATCCATCACATACAAATTCAAGAAAAGTATTAATGCGCTCAGGGTTATAAGGGACGATTTTGCCACCGCGCTTAATAACATTGATACTCATAGCGCTTTTACCAATTCAGACAATTTTGACATCAAATTCTTAAATTCAATATATTCATACTGATCATCTTCTTCATTCTTAAAGAAGATAACCGGCGCGGATCTTGGTTTTGGCGTATTGGTTTCAATTAGCATTACATTCAATTTTTCCATTCCATCACCTTGATCAACATAGATAGTGTCAGAATAGAATGAATCCAATTTAGATCCATATTGTTGTCCAAAATTGGTAATAGCATTTTTAGCTTGTACACAATTAGAACAATTATTTTTAGAAAAGATTACAAATTTCATATTTATCCTTCGGTACCGAATAAAGGAATATTGGCAAGTTTAGCATATCCATCGGATGTCTTATCAATAATGCCTTTTTCGTAATCAGTTTTCTCAATTTCTTGTGGAGCAACCTGATCTTTGCGTTCGCCATTCCAATTTGAAATCCAAGGAATAGGATTTTCATAAACAGATTCCAGTCCACACAATTCTTCCAATGAAGGAAGATTATTTTTCTGCAAACGAGCAGTAGCAACATATCTTAGATATTGCATAGCAATCTTTTTATTGAAGGCAAAGATATCGCCTTTTATAAATAGGTAATCACCCCATGCATATTCTTCCATAATAGCATCGCGCCATACTTCTTTAACTTTTTCTTTAGTTTCTTCCTCTTTTGCAACAATAGCAAAATCAGGATCATCAACAGGAAGAATGGCCAATAGATTATTAGTTATAGCAACATGATAGTTCTCATCCATTATGTTCAAGATGTGTCGTTAATACATCCCCGCGGCATAAACCGCTGCTGCATGTCGCCATGCAGATCAGACTATATCACGATCTTATTTATATAAGACCCTCAACATTTCGAATCACTTGATCCTACCTTACTCACGACAAATGTCGCTTTCTTTAGTCGTTGCACTACTTATTTTTTATATTTGTTAGATTTAGGAAATTCTGGATAACAAGAAACGACATGCTTCCATCTTTTCTTTCCTCTTATAAGAGAAACATATCTTGGATGTATATCAAATCTTTTAGCTATTGATTCATTATCTAATCCAAATAGCATCATATCGCAAATAGAAATGATGTCAGCTTCTTTTAATTTTGACATTCCATTTCTTTCACCCTTAGCTGTATCAACCAGGCCAAGTCGATGAGCATGCCTTATATTTTCAGATTTAGATACAATTTCAAGATTTGAAATATCATTATTCAATTTATTTCCATCTTTATGGTTAACTTCAAAACCATTTGGTATTTTACCAATAAAAGTTTTAACAATTAATCTATACACAAAGCCTAATTTAGATCCGAGTATGTAATATCCAGAATTGGTTAAAGTCTGTTTTAAAAATTTCTTAGAAATTTTTGACCACATTTTCCCATTTGAATACACAACATATTTTCCAATATCTTTTTTCATAAAAAATAAATAGCTCAGGATTTTCTCCGTAGAGACTTTCCCTGAATTAATTGAGTTATTCAACAAGTGTCACCACTTGAGGCCGCAATTTACGGTTAATGAGTTTAATAATATTTGCTAAACCAGGAAGCTTACCATTTTGACCAAATACAAAACTGCATGCAAAGCTTAACTGGAATCGAATTGATTCCAGCGCATTAGCTGTATTTAATGCAAGCCAAATAGCCCGCGCGGCCTCTAATCTTATAACTTCACCTTTATAATATTTTTCAATCTTATCAATACAATTATCATAGTATTTGATAATAGAATTTTTACAATCAACAATTTCTTGAATATCCATAACTTCATCTAATGTCTTAGTGGGATTTACAAAACTTTGTTGAATAATATGTGTATATGAAAAGCTATGAAGTGCTTCCATTGATGCCCACCAAGAAACACACACTTCTAATGTTGGATCACCAATGGCAGGTCCAAATACAAGAGTAGGCGCGCGGCCCATAATTGAGTCCAGAAGAATCTGTCGTTTAATGTTTGACATAACAACATGTTCTTCAGCTTCACTTAAATTAGGCATATTAGTTCTATCATGACCCATATCTACCTCATTAGGGTGCCAGACAGATTCCAATTGCACTTCAAGCAATTTTAAGATTTGACTATATTTGGGATTATCAAATCTCTGAATAGAAGCCCCCTGGGCCTCGTTCAGAAACAAGGTCTCAGGGGTTAAACTTTGACTAAAAGTTGTATAAGACATTTTTAGTTTCCTTTTCTTCTTTATTGTTATTATTATCGGCTATATGCCGTGAAGATCGTAGATGAAAACTACGCTAAAAATTTGTTGTTCCCGGGGGAAACACGTAGCCTCTGGCTTAGTGAGGACCGCAGGCCGGAACGAGCCGGAGGACGCAGTGTTTCCGTGGGGAACTGAATTTTTTAGAATTCATAAAGAAATTCCTTAGAATTCCATACAAATGAACGATTTAAACTTAAATTTGAACTACCTTTAAAAGGTGGAAACTGGCAGGTAACTGCTATCTTTATAGAAATATAAAGAATTAGTTTCCTAAAATTACGTATCTGTACCAGATAGTAATTTCTAAATAACAATAAGATTTCCTTGAAAATCTAAAACGGGTGCTACTTATTTTTCACACCACGTTGTTTTTTATATTCTAAATAACGCTTAGCTCTTATTTCTTTTGCTATTTGATTTGTTTTATTTTCTTGTTTGCGTTCTATTGATTCGTAATCATATTCCGCATCAGGATAGGGAACTGAATCAAGAATCTTTTTCAATTCTTCTGAAGTTTTAGGACAATCTTTTTGAGCAATCCTAACCAATTTGATTCCAAGCTCTTCGGCTATAGAATCTTTTTTACGATCTTTAAAGATCTGTTTAAGAAAACCATTTTCATCTTTGTGAAAATGTTCAACAAAATCAATATGCTGACGGCCATCAGTTTCAACAACTACCCCAATCTGCTTTACAAAACAGTCAAATCTCATTCCATTTGGAAGGACTGCCTCATATATAACATCACAAGTTGGAAATAATTCACAAAGTTGACGATAGATAATTCTTTGCTCCTCAGATCCTCTGTTATCAATCCCACTCATTATTTTTTAAGACTTCCTGTTCGTGCTAGTCTCATACCATCTAAGACTTGACCTAAACCATTATCATAAAAGAACTGTTCATAAGTATCAAATGCTTCATCTGATTCAATTTTAGCAAAATTAGCAGAACGGAACTTCCAAATAGCATTTTTATCAATTACCTTATTGATATAGTATTTACCGGTTGAAGTATCAACAATAAGGGCAATTTCATCGCCGCCATCTTCTAATACTGATACCACTACCTGTGTTTCTAAGCTGTCTTCTACTACAAAGCCAAATTTTTCAGGTGCCATGTGTTTTATAATCACAACATTCTCCTTCGCCTCCAAATAATAAATGTACTAAATAAAGGCCAAAAATAAAGAAAGAAAAAATAAGGAACATCCCGCCCATGAATATTAATGGAGACATAATTACGAACGCCCATGATATAAATGTAGACATCGTCAAAACTTTTATTATGAGCAGAATAGACCAAAAGAAAGCAAAAAATCCTATAAATGGATAAGCTAAATCAATATTAATCATCTGACAGCGAACCAAATTAGGAATTAATTTTCCATGTCCCTTTTCATTTGTTTTAGTTTCCATGAAGTGTTACCTCATATTGGTACAATAGGAATCATATCGCTATATGTACATTGTTTGTTATAACTACAGGTTCTACAATTTGTTAAATTTGAATTATTCAAATTGTCATTTTGGAAAAACCGGTAAGCATATTTAAGCATCACTGGATTATTTCCATATTGTTTTAAGATACCTGTATCTCCCATTTTAAATGGGATTAGGATTTCATGATAGCCTTTAACTTTAACTCCGATTTCATCGAAATGCTTCATTATTCCAAGAATTCTAATGTTTAAAGTTCTAGATGAGGCATGTTGAACATGTTCACTATTAATAGGGGTTAAAATAACTACCTCTACACCATCTTCATGAGCAATGATTAGATCGATGTCTATATAATATGTTCTTCTTGGTTTTCTTCCAAATGAAAAATAAATTCTTTCATTAGAAATAGTGCCAATACAATTCTCGACTAATTTTGATACATAATCCATTTTTTGATTCATATCAATAAAGAGTTTAGAAGAATATTTAAGATCATCGTTATCAATTTTTTTTAGCTTAATCAGTTTATTATAAAAAGCAGTTAAAGTCCCGGCGGGAATATTTAAATCATTAAAATATTCTTTAACAGTTAAATAATAAACTAATCCAATATATTCCCTATTGGTAAGATTACGATCTTTAATTTTATAAGGACTAAAACTTAAAACCTTATCAGCATGAACATAAGGATAATCTTTATAATTAGGGACATTTCTACAAAACAAAGAAGCAGCTAAATGATCAATGCTAAGCTTATTAATATTTGTAATATCTTTAAAGAATGTAACCTCTGGAAAGCTAATAGTGCCTTCCAGAGCTAATTCTTCTAGTTCGTTATACATCATTGTACTCATATTCAACAGACCTTTCAGCTAAAGCTTTATTCTGTTCAACAAGCGCCTTGTATTGGGTTTCGGTCATTTCAGCAAAGAATGCTTTCTCTGGCCATGAACGACAATAGATATCACCTTTAAAAGATGCAATCTTATTCTTGCCTACACCCCAAACAACAATAGGACGTTTAACATGATCTTCATCTTCGTGATAAGCAACAGCTTTTTCTCTTAGTCCGTGAAGTTCATTCCATCCATGCATAATAAGATTACTATCATAGACAAGACTATTTGATTCAGCAATGTTATTATTATTAGGACGTTCATTCATAGGCATCTTAGTATATTCAACAGTTGAAATCAAAGTTGCATCATATTCAACAACCATTGCCTTCATTTCATGAGAAAGAGTTTGGAACTTTTCTCTACCAGATTTATCATCTTCAAGTTGAGTTAAATGGAAATTATCCAAAAACAAATAAATATTTCTTTGTGGATATTTTTCTCTATAATTTCTTAACAAGGTTCTAATAAAACCAAGCGATCTTCCATCTGCACTATCATAAAGAATGAATCTATCATCTCTTGCATATTGAAGATATTTCTTAAAGAAGATATCTCTTTGCTCATTGATAGCGGCATATTCTCTACTATCTTTGTACAATTCAGGTTTAGCAAACTTGTTAATATTTAAAGCATTGAATAAATCAAAATCCTGATTATCCCAAGCACGTTGAGAAGAATCATAACAAGCAATCCTTGGTAATAGTTCTTTTGCGCTATCATCAATAGAAAGCATAATTACCATATCATTTGGATTATGCTCAACAATTCTCCAAGCTAGATTTACTTCCCATGAGGTCTTACCAACATTTGATCCGCCGCCGATAAATAACACTTTAGCCTTCATATCTCCTTCTGTAGCAGCAGAAAGAGTTGGCATATCTCCGCCCCAATTAATATAGGTGCTGTTTTCTGTATCTTCTTGATATTCTTTAATGCTTAAGATATTATTAATCCTAGTAGATGTTTCCATCAGTCCTGCATTATGAGATTGATTAATTTGATGAAGATTCGATAGAGCTTCGTTAAGAATCAATTCTGGATCTTTAGATTCAGAAGATTCTAATTCCATTAGCAGTTTTTCAATAACATGCCGCCGGCTACTTTCCACTCTTCTATCTTTTTCAAGTGTAGATTTATTAACTTCATCCCTAATAATCTTATCACTATAACCAGTAAACACAGACAATTCAGAAATCATTCTTTCTCTACGAATAGGACTAGGTTCACTAGTTATAATAGGGACCATTTTAAGTACAACAGATTCAGGATCATAGTCGTCATCATTAAACTGAGATAGCCGCCATGCAAATGAATCTATTTTCTCTATTGATTTAAATTCTTCAATACCATATTTACGAATAAATTCATCAGGGTCAATTTTAACTTTAACACCATCTACATATTCGTCCGGAAGAAATATAAATCTAAATCGAATATCATGAGTCTTGGCAATAACTGTATCAAGCATCTTTTTAGCTTTTTCAGTTCCTGCATTATCATTATCAAGACACATAACAATGTCATAAATACCATTTCTGCGAAGAGTGTCCATATGAGAATCAGAGAAATCTAATCCACAAATCCCAACAGCATTTGTTATTCCGTGATTATGCAAAGAAAGAGCGTCAGAATTACCTTCAACAATAATCAGAGATTCATGAGACTTCTTAGCCTTATCCAACAGATAAAGACGTTCATTCTTTTTATAAATATTCTTTTTTAAACCACTTCTAGATGCAATAAATTTAGGACCATTAATAAATTTACCATTCTCATCTGTAACACCGTCATAGGTTAAGTTACGAGCCTGGAAAGCAACTGGTCTACCATTATCGTCAGAAATAGTATAAATAATATTTCTAGGATTAAAGATATTAGGATTGCACAAATCTATTTCATCAATAAAGGATGACATATAGCCAAGTGTTTTTAACTTCTCGCGTAGATCATTTACATTATTACAAATACCAACTCTATATTGACGCATAAATTCTTTTGAGAACCCGCGTTTTTCCATTTCAGCAATTTGCAATTCATTAAAATCTTCTTGATGAGAAATATACTTAGCAACATCTTCATATGCGCGATACATATTAAGTTCATAAATCTCATCTTCAGTCATCTTGCGATAGGTTAATTCAATCCCATATTTATCAGCTAAATAAGAAACTGTATTATCAATAAATCCTGGGCCCATTAATGGACGATCTTCCAATACATTTACTGCATTAAAAATATCCATTGTAGTTCCACAACCCATACATTTAACAAGGGGATAGCCTTGTTCAGCCATAAACATAGACATAGATGGGTTATGGTCGTCATGATCAGGATTTAAACAGCGGATCTTTTTACCGCCCGTAATATCGAGACCATGATCTCTAAGATATGTAGGAAGATACATCCTAATCTTGTCAAGTTGTGAATCAAAATCAGTGAGTTTTTTATAAGACATCCGCTGTTCCTTTTATTATTATTGTTCAGCTTTTATTTTTTAGCTTTAGAAGATTTAGTTTGTGCTTCAGGCTCTTTAACTTCCTTGGCTGATGCAGCTTGTTTTTCTTGCATTTGCTTTTGAGCTTCTTCACAAACACGGATTGTGATTTCTTCAATATCTTCTTCTTTGATTCCTAATTTTTCGGTTAGGATAGCAAACAAGACATTATTAACTAGTCCCAAACCATTGAGATTCTGTTCAATATAATTGGCCCAACCGCGTTGTTGTTGCATCATAAAGGTGAGTTGTTCATTGGTTAGAACTTCTTGTCTTTGTTTTTGAGTCATTTTAATTATAACCTTCTTCTTCTTTTTGTTGTTTACATAGAGTCTTATAATTACAATAGGAGCACTGCCAATCACCTATAGGATTTTTTACTTTATCCTTGCTCCAGGCTTTATATTTAGTTTCAGCAATCTCGCCGGCTTCATATAAACGAATAACCTTTTCATCATTATAAATATGTTCATAATCAGGCTTAGGGGCTTCTTCTGCGCCACTAATAAGATGATCAAGTAATTCCTTATATCTTGCAAATACACCCTCTATTGATACACCAGGCATATCATAAGAATGAGAATTTCCCTTAATATCTTTGCAATCAATATGAATACGAGTAACACCTTCAGATTCAGGATTAAAAGAAATCCAGAACTCTTGATTGTTTTCAGGTCCACCACAGGAGCGATCAAAATAAGTTAATAAAACCCTTTTGACTCCACCATTTTCAGGTTTACCAAAATAATAAAGATAAAGTGCAGCTTGTAATAAATTCTGAACTTTAGGCATAGGGACACGAGTAGCGCCACCTCTAGCGGGCATACCAAGCAAATCTACCTTAGCCTGATAATTTGCACTACTATATGTTTTAGATTCTACAATAATGATTTCATGTGTCTCTGGATCACGAATAGCAATATCAATCTCACCAGATAGGTAATATTCGGGTATTGACCACTTATAATTGGACGTATAGTACCATCCGTTCAATTTAGTTTGCTCGATAATCCATTTTTCCCACATAACACCTGCAGCAAATATATATTGAGAATACAATCCAGAAGGATCACTTTCTGCATATTCCTTAATGCGATACCATTGGGCGCGATTACATGCGCCTTGTACATCACCAATAGATGTTGTTCCAAAATTAGAATCACTTCTACAAGAAGCCGCACTAGGATAAAGAGTCGGCAATCTTTTGGCTTTAAGTGCCGGCTCTTCCAACAGTTTTTCTCCTATTGATTTAAAAAATTCAATTGTCATAAATTTTTATCACCACCAATTAGTATAATACAGACAAACATCTTCACCTTTAAGAGCATTTCTACTTCGTCTAATAAATAATAATAAATCTTTTATTTCATTTAATGGCAAATTTAACCCATATGAATATTTAATATCGCTAGACCAAAAATCTTTTTGTAAGGATTTAACAACTTTTTCATTATCAATATTTTCAATAGAAACATCTTCAACAAGATTGCTAAGAACATTAATATTGGAATCATAAGATAATTTATCAATGTCTCTTCTTGTTAATCTAACGGCGGCGCAATTAAATTCACCTGTTCCACCTTTTTCATAAAACAGATCTTTCATCCAGTTGTCTAATTCATAGAATTTTCTCCAATAGAAAAAATCTCTATCAAGCTTTTTAAATTCCCTATTATCATCTGCTTCTAAAAAATCTTTATCCATTACATCTTTAGAAGTTGTAAAGGCATACATATCTAATCCAATAATGGACTCCAATATTTGTCTATATTATTTTAAAAATTAAAAGCCACCACATTTAGTGATGGCCTTTGTTTATCTGGTAAAAATTGTAACTTCCGGAATCTCATTTAGCATTCGTATTGAATCAACTGTAAGTGGTTCAGTATAAAACGGACCAAACTTAATTTCGGAATCATTTTTTAATAACGATCCATCATAATTTATATAATCGTTTTTGTTGTTTTTAATTATCACAAATACATTGCTACCATCATCATATTTAGATTCAGATTTAATAGAATTGATTTTATTGATAACAGATTTAAATCTCACAGTGCTAGGAATGCCGTCTAGAGAAATGTATGCTTCTTTTATTTTAGAAACTTTTTCCTCTTTAGCCGCCTGCAATGCAGATGCTGACAAATCTATTACAGAATTAATAATACAATCTATTGAACCATCTTTTTTGTAACTGGGTTTAGCAGTTAAATAACATTGAAGATATTTTCCAATCGCAAAGGAATCTTTATTTGGAGCGAACACATTTGCAAATGCGGTCATTCTGATAGGATTACCTTTATGGTCTACACCCTCAATAAATGCCATTTCTGACCCTGCTTTAGTTTTAAGCTTTTTAATATTGGCTACAGCACAAATAACTGAACCAGCAAAGCTACCTTTGATTTCTATAGCTCTTTCTATTTCTTTAGATGTGAAAACTTTTTCTTGCACTATTTTGGATACAATATCCATTGGGTTTCCAGAAATATGTACTCCAATGAGAGCTTTTTCTGCATCAAGAATTTCCAATAGAGAAAACTCTTTAAATAATGGATCATTAAAATATTCAGCTTCTTTTTTACTGAATTCTTTAATTTCTTTTTCAACATTCTTAGCAATAGATTTCGCCGCGGCACATTCTTTTTTCAGCGTTAATTTAGGATCAAAATCTAAAATAAATTTATTATAAGATCTCATAACAACTGAACGTTTATATCCAAAGCAATCAACTGCACCAGACATAATTAGGGCGTCAATAATTTTCTTATTGATCTTAGTGCCTAACAAATGCGCCTTAAAAAGAAAATCAGACAAACTGGTAAATGGTCTCAAGGCAAGGATTTGATCAACGGCAGAAGAGCCAACCCCTTTAATGCCACTTAAGCCATAAATAATATCGTTATTTCTATTTAAGCCAAATGTTAAATCAGATTCATTAATATCCGGCGGTAATATTTGTATTCCATGATTTCTAGCATCTTCCATATAAATACGTTGAGAATCTAAATTATCTTCACAACTAATAATAGAACAGTAGAACTCATTTTGATAATTAGCCTTCAACCAGGCTGTATAATAAGTAAGATGACCATATGAGTATGCGTGACTCAATATGTTATCGTAGAGCTTTTTATCCCTACTTCTGTATTCACTGTTATCGGCAAATACAGTTCGGCGTACATTTTAATCTTTAAATTCGCTTAGAAAGTTAATCAAATCAAATGGCATAAATGGTCTTAAATCAAACTCATGATAAAATGAATTTTCATCTTCATCCTTAATAGATGTTCTATACCATAATCTTAATTCATCATCTTGATCGCGAGAAATGACAATACCATCAGGATTACCAATTTCACTTTCTGAACAATCGGCAAATATTACCGCGCGATGAATAACTTTCTTATATTGAATCATCATCATAATAGCTTCTTTAAGAATCTTTCTATTGATTGAAACATAAAGAACAATTCCATTATCAGGAATATACTCAGGATCAATAGTCAAACCATTAAACAGATCAGATAAATTATTATCATCTCTATAAAATGTAGTCTTAAAAATATAATTATCACAACTATCAATGTAAAATTCTTTTCGCATTTAAAAAGATCCTCCGGACTCTTGGGTTCTTATATTCTCTTAACGAGGTTCATAACCTACGCTCTACATCTGTGCCATACTTTTAGATATGGCTTACAGACTCGGTATTAGTATATCAAAAATTAACAAAAACATTTTCATACATATTGATTGTTTTATTAATCAAGACAAATAACAAACCTTCACCGATAGCCTTGTGTTACTATTTTAACACATAGACCCCTGATAAACAGGCTTCCAGAGTTCATTCTGCACATCACTGCACAGACGGCCAATTTACAAATTAAAAAAATTTATTAATTTTTTAACTTTAAAATCTGGGCCAATACTATTTTACAAACAGAATTTAATAAAATAGATATATTGGCTGGCTCAGCAGAATTTATTTCATACATTAATCTAGATTCATCTGCAATTCTAAAATTTATATTTCTCATACCTAATAACCCAAATGAATAAAATAGGTAATCTATAAAGCATTTCGAATAAGAAATAATTCTAAAATAAACAGATTTGTCGGAATTAGATGGAAATCCAAATGTTCCAGATGAGTCTAAGACTCCCTTTAAAATACTAGACGTATAATATAATTCTATTTGACTTAAATCTGGACTAAATATATTTCTCATAGAGGAATTGCTAATTCCCATTTTTTGAAACAAAAGTTCAGATTGCTCTCCAAAATCGAATAAATAACATTTATTTTTAATGCCGGGATACATAGATAAATTAAAAATATCAGATGTTTTGGATTCAGAAAAATTAACATTCATAATGTCCTTTATAAATAATGCTATTTCTAAATCATAGCAAATATACTTCAAAGAATTATCTTTTCTAAACCCATCGCACAGAAATAAGCCAAATAAATATGCCTTAAAATCAGAATCTATATTTAATAAATTCTCAAAATTATAGCCATAAAATTTAGATGTATACTGATTTTAATTTATTCTAATTTCTATACCTGATTTTCTAAATTTATCTGCAATACTTTTATGGGTTTTATATCCATAAATATTAGCAATTTCAGATAAAGTCATGCCAGAGTTATAAAGTTTCTTAGCTTCTAAAATATCAAATTTTTTCTTTTCGTTATTATTTAGCGTTAACATTTTTGTTCCATAATATTCGCAAATTATTATGCGGTTTAAACCAGCTTTATGTTACCATAAAGATCAGACTATATCATATCCTTCAGCATTACCTGGTAAGGCACTTAATGTGTCGGCATAGAGGACAATTTCCACTGCCGAATCCCTTATTTTCAGATGTCATTAGCTTACACCTTACGGGTTTCCCCTAGTCGTTGAGCCTCACATATAGTGTTGGCTGCTGATTATCTAAATAAGATGTCCCAGCAATTAAAAGGGTTTTCATTTATATATTTCTATATAACGGCGCTAACGTTAACGCATACCTAGCAAACTCCATCAATTCTTCCCAGAATCGACTTAGTTTACGCTCATCTTCTCCAGAGGCAACACCTCCAGAAATAAAATCATCTCTCAAGCTTTTTAGTTTCTCAGAGTCCTTTTTGCCAACCGCTTTGCGTAAGACATCTGCTTTCACCGGAGAAAATCCACACATTTCCATTGATAACGCAAGGCATTGTGTTATCGTAAAAGCTTTTTATCTTTTACATCTATTACTACTAGCAATCTCATAATAGTTCGGCATACATTTTATCCATATCTATTAAAATAGACTTAGGACTGGTCACTCGTGGGAATATTTTATTCTTTTTGAAAAATCAAAAAGTTTCAATTCCTATGCTCTACAATGTCAAAGTTCCTTTAGTCACTTTGATTATCTCGGTATTCCAAATTTATATTTGCCATTGGTTCACCGATTTTGACCAATTTTTCATGCATATTTCTATACAGGGGATCCTATTTTATAAAACTATAGTTTTCGACAAATCTAGAAAATTTTCTTTGCAAATAAATATTTGAATCTCTATAACAATATTCATAAAATTCTTTACAATATTCTTTTCTAGTGCAGCATAAATTTACAACAACATCAGTAGCTTTAATTTTTTCAATTCTAAAATTCGGATTTATATTATTACCAAACATATTTGCAAATTCAATGCCACAACATATTCTAATATGGCCTCTTTTAGATACACAACCGTCACCGTCAAAATAGCCTCTTATAAAATGATGAATTAATTCATCTGGAATTAATCCAAATGGAATAATTTCTTTTCCAGATTTTCTTTCGGAAAAGCCATACTTAATTAAATCTTCATAAATCTTTTTTGAACCAACGGATATACATAAAGATCCCTTATTTTCAAAAATAGAGCCATCGAAATTTAAAAATCTTCTAAAAGAATAAATTGCATCACCATCTTTGATTTGTAATGAAAATTTTAAATAATGCCCACCAGAAGATTTAGAAATATTGCCATCGGCCATTAAAAATCCTAACCAATAGGCTTTTTCTTCTGTATCAATTATTTCAAAAATATCTTCATTGCAAGATGTTTTTAATCCTCTACCTCTGGATATATCTCTTTTGGCAAGATGATATTGCAAAATCCCGAATTTTAAATCAAACTTTTTTGAAACATCTTTAATTGATTCTTTATGATCCAAATAATACTTAATGGCTGAATTAATTAAATCATCTGAATATTTTTGTTGTAATTTATTTCCCTTTAAAAACATAGTTTTGCACCAGTAAATCCTTCTTGGAAAATCAATTCGTTATGTGAATTTTTAAAAAGATGATTATACTTAGGAAACAGAAAATCTGTTTTCCCAATTTTACCAGATATTTTTCCAATAATACGTTCAACAAGACCTGGTATACCAAGTGGTCCCAAATTGCAATTATTTACTTTATTCAAAAAATATTTCATAATAAAAAATAAAAAGGAAAAATATGAAATATACAAAAGAAGAAATCTCAAATATTTTAATATCTCTAAATGCGCAATATGGCGGTATAAATGAAACAATTTTAAGAGAATCTAAAATAATTTCAAGAAGACCTGTAAGAACTCATTTCGGAAATATATCAAATGCTATAAAAGAATTGGGACTAAATCATATTGTTAAATCATCAATTTCAAGAAAAGGATTAAGTAGAAAAATTTACACTAAAAACGAAATATTACCGATAGTAAAAGAAATAGAATCCAAATATGGATATTTTTCAAAAGGGTTAATAGATTTAAATGGACCAGAATATGGAAAAATAAATCATAAGGTAATAGTAAGATTATAGGGTTCATTTTCCAATTTATATCAACAAGAAAATGTAGCCCAAAAACCTTCTCAAAAGGGTGTAAAAATTAATCCAAATCAATACTACATAAATCTTTTAAAAGAATATATAAATAAATATTCTATAACAGAATTATCTACATCATCTTTAAGAAGAATATGCTCAGATTTAAATATATCAACTCAAACACTAGATGAAAGAGGTTTAACAACCAGAATTATTTCTAATATATTAAAAATAAAATATTCAAAAAGAAGATTTCTAAATGAAGAAAATAGAATAAAAGTAGTTTCAAAAATATTAAATGAAAAACCAATAAAGCAATATAGATGCGATAAAATTAAAAATAAGCGTAAACTTCCAATAGATGCTTATTTCCCTAAATCAAATATTGCATTGGAATATAATGGAAAACAACATTATATTTTTGTAAGCAAATTTCATAAATCCCAAAAAGACCTATATAAACAAATTAAAAGAGATAAAAGGAAATATAAAAAGATTTATAAATCAGGAATAAAACTTCTAATTATTAAATATTCTGATAATCTTCAAATAATATTAAATAAAATAAATAAACTTATGTTTCCATAAGGATTGGACTATATCATCACCATATCAAAAAGATTTAGGTGTTGGGCGTTAATTCTGGTTATTAAGAGGACTTTACCTCTCCAGTAGTCTCTGCACCTGCTTTTAGTGTACTAAAAGATTGGCTCAGGATTAGCATATCTATATAGATTTAGCCTTCCCTGAATTAACCCAATTATCATTTATCTATTTCTAGATAAAGCCCCAGACCTGGCTAGGGCGCCATGTTGAAACAATTACCGCAATATCATGTATTGTTTTTGGTTTACAAGCATTCACAAACCCGGACATACCAGCCTCTTCAAACTGAAATATCCCGTAATTTCTTTCATTCCAAAGCACTTTATATGCTTTTTCATCATCCATTGGTAAATTGTACCAATCAATATCTACACCATGACGGCGCTTAATTAAATCTCGCGCGAATGCTAGTAATTCAAGCGTTTTTAAACCAAGCAGGTCTAGCTTAACAACATTTGCCTGTTCTTCAATCTTATTTCCTTCCCATTGAATTACTGGAGCTCCTTTACTATCCCATAATGGAACATCTTCCCACAATGGGCGATCAGAAATAGCAACTCCACATGCGTGAATTCCCGTTGCTCCGATACAATCACTCAATGCGATAGCATCATTATAAATTTCTCTAATTTCAGGATCTTCATCATAAATCTTTTTAAGTTCTTTATGCTCCTGAAGCAAATCTTTTAAATGAGGGCATCCAATATCAGGCATCATAGATGATATCTTATTTGCTTTTGTAAAATCTAATCCATGAATCCTTGCTGCACTTTTCCAAGCATTCTTACCGCCGGTATATGTTAAAGTACCAAGATGTGCAAATCCATCTCCATATCGCTTTTTAAGGTCTTCAAAAACCTCTTCTCGTTTATTTCTAGCGATGTCGCTATCAATCCTATATGTTCAGTTCAAGTCGTTAATTTGAACCCGGATTATTAATCCAGCTCTGCATTACTGCAGAGAGCAGACTATCTCATCATCTTTCTATACTAACAGTTAAGATGTCTTGCGCTTCGCTCTCACTTGAGGCTACTCCCTCCCCAGGGATAGTCGTTACACGTTCTTCTATTATAGAAGCTTCGCTCGGTATTGCCATTCGTAAATGATTTTTACCGAATTCACAAGATTTTCTATTGTCAATTTCTTGACAACGGGACAATAATTTTAAATTTTATCCGGGAACCCGCCACCTTTAGTGTGAATCTTTCCATGTGGCTCTTGATTTGTCATTCCGAGAAGAAAAGCAATATTAGAATTGTTTTTATTATCAAGGTCTTTAACACCTTTGTTATGTAAATTTAGGAGATAATTATCTAAATGATGAAGCTCTAAATGATTCAACTCGAACATAATATTCTTTTTGTTTGCTTTAAACCATTCAGTTTCAGATTTAGATAATACAGCATCTCTTAAAGTTTCTTTACGTTTTGTCATTTTCCATTGCCTCCAATTCTTTTCTATAATAATACATTAGAGGATTGATGATATATGAAAATCTTTCCTTAGCAGTTGAAGATTTAGGTAGTAAATCAATAATCAACGCGAAACCTTCTCCATTAATTTCTGCAGAATGTTCTTGTGTGCAGTCAAATACTAATTGACCATCTTCAAGATTATGGATTTTATCTCCGATAACAACCTCGCCGGTAATTTTATTTTCATCATCATTTATTTGAACAGGAAGAAATATTCTTATTCTTCTATTGTCAAAATTAATATGATCTTTATGTGTAGATACATCGCAATTATTAAAATAATCTAATTCAATGCCAGCAACAAAATAATTATGATGTTTTTCAAATTCTTCGACATCAAGTAACAAGTGCTCAATTAAAGGAATAAATCGATCATATTTAATAAATTTAGCATTCACTATTCCTGGTCCAATAATAAAATCAGATTTCCATACACCCTCATATTTGTCCATTGTATTGTTATACATAGCATCTACAAATGAATCTTTATTATTTTTTAAAACCTCAATAGCTTCTTCAGATAATTTAAATTTATATTTATCAGGTTCTTGAGAATGCTTAATAAGCAATTCATCTAAACAAATTTTATGTATATTATATCTAGCTAATATGTCTTTAGCATAAAGTAAAATATCGTTTTTAGAAGAATCATTTTTAAATTTATCGCAAATTAAATAAAATCCATTCCCTTCTAGCTGTTTAAAACTATGAGATTCATACGGATGAAATGATGTTATATTCATCGAAAGAAAACTGGATTCAATTATTTTATTATTGAACTCATATTTCTGTAATCCAATAGGGATAATGTATCTTGATTCAACAACATCTAAATGTGATTCATCATCTTTATATGTATGTACATATGTTCCATTTTTAAATTTGACAATAGAAACCATATCAACGTTCAAACCTAAACAATCTTTGATTGTAGATATTAGCCCGCCGGTATTTTCTACTGCTTTAGATTTCAATATATCTCTAATCTCAACTGGACATACTGCAAAATCATAATCAGATCCAAAGGAACCAGTTAAAGATCCATCACTAAATTGAAGCTTTAATCCATTAACATCTCGCATTGATTTATTAAACAAATCAATATCGAAATCATCTTGTATATTTATACGTTGCATTTTCTTATTCCATAAAATACACCAAAATCATTCCAAGTTGGAAACCATTCTTTAGAAATGTGGACTTCTTCAACTTCAAATAAAAGAATAGGGGATTCCTGTAAAAATTGATTGTAGTCTAACCCACCATATCCAATTAAAGTTCCATGTGGACGTAAGAGTTTATCAAAAACTTTAGACATATAAATATTATCTATATCAGCAGCAAGCTCATCAATAAGGTCAATAACAATCAGATCATATGTTTCATCAACTTCTTCAACAAATTCTTGAATAGTCTTTTCAACAACTCTTAAAAATGCCTTATTTTTATAAGCATACATTTGAGATTTATATTGAACAGGAAATTTAGTTTTCTGTTTTTCCAACTCTTCAAAATAATTTGAAATATTTGGATCAACAATTGTTATTCGATTATCATATGAAAGAAAATTGCTATCTGCGATCAGTTGAAAATCTCCGCCGCCGATAACTAAAATATTACACCACTCTTTAGGGGACTTATTCTCAGGAAACATTTTAATATACGTTCTATTAAAAGCATTTGCATATCTAAAATAGTCCTTACCAGTTGCCCATTGAATAGCATCATTTATATAAAAGCCGCTAACACGGCCTTCTTTCTTAAATTCTTGTTTCATATTTTTATCTTTCATCAAATGCAAAACAATAATTGCTGTCAATATCAGTAACATTAAAACGATCAATTATTTCTTTTGCCTCAGGAAACTTATCCTTAGTACAGAACATAATTCGATAAGTATCATAAATCTTATACTCTTCAAATTTAGGAATAATCGCTTTAACAGTTGAAACAATAAGGGGATGCCAAGTATTCAATTCTACTTTGTCGTATTGATCTATAATCAGAACGCCTCTAATTGTCATTGCTTTAACAAGTTTAAGAATAGACATTTTACATGAACGAGGATGAACCCAGGCTGTTCCGCCAAATGTAGAATTATTTTCATCTTCATCTTGAGTGAAAAATCCAATATCCTTTTGTCCATTATTAACAATAAAGATTTGTTTATTGGAACTGTTAGGAAGCAAGTACATTAACAAAAACTGAAAATAGTTTTTATCATCGTATTCCATATCGGCCGGCAATATCTTTTTAAAATCCTCCATCCAGTTAGAAAATGCCTCAGCTTTATCATTTATTGACCAATCTTTATTTACACAAGCAATAAGAAATTGTAAATCATGATGAGTAGCTAATCTAATTAAAACCATTATTAAGCCTCTTTCATTTTATTGAAGAACCATTTTTTAGCTTTATTGCCAATCAACTTTGGAATACCTTTTTCACTTAAACCATTTTCTCGAATTGTATCAATTTCTTCTTTCATAACATCACTTACGATCCATTTTATAAATGTTCCAATATTTTTTGTATCCAATTCAAGATGATTCTCTTTTAAATATTCTAAACCTTGATTTAAGCGATTTTCAGTAACAGTATATTCAATGAATTCTTGTTCTTTACGATTTTTTTCAACATCTATAGACGCAATAGTTTTAACCTTACTAGTAGAATGAAGCATTCCTTTAGATTTAAAATTCAAATGCAGGAATTTAGATTCCAAAGGTTTATGAAGTTGAATGTGTCCTTCTTCAACTGAATAGAATTTCAAGGTATTTATAGATGTAAATACAATCCCTTCACCAATGCCATTAACGCCAAAATATTTTCCAACAGGACATTCATCTTCAATTTTTAAAGTAAGATCTACAATTTGTTGTTGTGCATCAGAAACATTATCCATATCCAATTCAACTTTATAAGTTGGAAACACTGTAATCGGAAAACAACGAACTTCTTCATTAAAAAGAATTTCTTTGATTTTGTTTTCAAATTTATAAAATCCAGTTCCGAAATCAATACGATCAACAACAGTATCTTCTTTTACAAAAGTAACTTGGAATGGAGAGAAAAATCTTTCCACAGCAGATAATGCGATGCCTTTTTGGATTCCCTGTCCAACCCATTCGCCATAAATATAAATCTTGTCTAATTTACATGATTCATGACATTCATTCTGATAAATACTCATAACTTCTTTAATAGAATTCTTATAGAAGTCATAATTATCTGTAGCGTATTGGGCAAAACCTGCATTATCATTGCCAACTGCAATAATATTATTACGAGATTGAAAGAAAAGCTTATCTTCTTTAATGTCATAAGCGATACAGGCATTTGTTCCGTGAATTTTAACAGTGCCATGAAGAGTAATTTTATCTAATTGAGGGCGTAGCTCCTCTGGTTGTAAAGCAAGAATATCGCGCCAATAATTTGCATCTTTAAGATAATTGCGAAACTGATCAATTGATGGATACTTTAAAAATTTCATTTGCGTCTTCTTTCATTAAATATTTAGTAACAGTTTCAGAATAGGTTAACATATCATTATAAGCTTCTTTTCGCTTATTATCTAAAACCTGAATAGCTCGATAAAGAGGCTCTATATATAATTTTTGAACTTCATCTTCCAACCAATAGAGACTTCCATCTACTTTGGAATCTCTATATTGGATATTCTTAACAGGGCAAGGAGTTAAATTATTTTCATTTTGTTCAATAACAGGAAAAGATTCATTATTATTTTTAAAGTTATTCTTATTCAAGAACTGAATAACCTTTGGACTGTAAAATAACTCTTCTTCATTAGCAGCGTGATCTCTGCACATGTAGACATTGCCGCGCGGAGATATCGCTCTTACCATTTTAGAACATTGAGTACGTTCACCTTGATTAAACCATTTAGAAGAAAGTAATTCTTTTGCTACAAACAAATATGTATCATCTGGATAATTTTCTATTGAATCCTGAAATATTCTATTTATCTGAATAAGAAACTCTTTAAAAAATTCTTTTGGAATCACAACAGGTTTATTATCATTATAAATAGTTAAAGGTTCATAACTGAAATAATTTACACCGATAGCGCGAAACAGTTTGTAATTATTGAACATGTTTTCAAATTTAGCGCGGCCGTATAAAACTGTACTAATTCCTAAAAAAGTAGAAGTAGTCAAAACAGTTTTAATGTTCTTCATCACCTGATTAAATTCATCTTCAGTTTCAAATCTTTGTTTATTCTCTTCAAATGTAAAACCATCTAAAGAGATAAGAGTTTCACTTATCCTATTGGATATAGAAACAATTTCTTCATCAGTCCAATTTTTAAACATCCCATTTGTATAAAGACGTGTATAAACTTCAACATCTAAAGAATCAATATAATCAAGAATTTCTTTTATAAGGTCTTTATGCAATGTAGGTTCACCACCATAGAATTCTATACACGATTCGTCTTCTACATATTGATCAATAAATTCTTTAATTTGTTTAAAATCTGTATTTACTGGAGATAAATTTTTGGACTGCACGCAACAATACGTACAGTCCAAATCACAATGATTACTAAAAACAATGGTTAGCAATCTCATATAAATTCCTATTCTTCTGGCTCTTCGATTAAAGCAGAAATGCCAAGCCCCAAAGGAACTTTTTTCATAGAAACATAATCTTCTTTTTCTGAAGTATCATTCGCATAAGCCAACAATTGTTTAATAAGAATAGATTTAATTTCTTTTCGATTACAATCAAACATATACAATGGGTGATCAACAGCATCATAATTATCAAGATAACCTTTAGTTTCACTAATTAAGTCTTTAGCCATTTGCCAATAGCGATCAGTTTCATAATCATAAATAAATTGATATTTAAGATCTCTAAAATCGGATTCATTAATACCATTAAGAAAATCATAAAGGCTCAAAAATGATGACACATAAGAGCGAACTTGTTTTTCAGAAGCACCACGCAATTCTTCTAAATCTTCAGGAATCTTAAATATTTCAAGAAAATATTTAGAAAGTCCAATTAATGCTCGAATTGATTTAAGACCATCAACAGAAATCTCTGACTCAAGTTGAGAAACTTGAATATTGAAATCATTTATAACTTTGCCGACTTTTAAATAGATTTCATCATTAAATTCACCATCTTCAAGTTCAAAACAGATTCCAAAAATCTTCTCTGCTTTAATATGTAAAGCATTAGTAGTTTCTAAATCCTGAAAGATGCTTTCTGGACTTCCAGCATTATCCGCTAAGAATTGATTATATTCTAAATGATTCATATATTATTCCTTCTTTTAAAATATTATTTGACCTATTCCGCAATCATAATATTTGAGGAATCCCAGTCTTTGCATATATGTGGACTCTGTATCATTGTCCAATAATGGTTCATTAAAATGTTTTTCTAATAAATGTTTCTGACAATGATTTCGATGATAATATTTTAGAGTTGTTTTATTAACCCAAAAATATCTAGGGCCTATGTATTGATACTCAAAGTTGTCAATAGTAGAGGCACCAAAAGACATAGTGAAATCGTATTTAAATGTCCCATATTTATTTTTAAGAAACTTCAATAATTTTGTTAGTCCGCCAACAACAGTTGTATTTAATTCTGTTGAAATCCTATTTACTTTTGCTTCAAATTTTTTAGAAGACTGATTATAAATATAACCAATAGAAACACACATAATAAGATCTCCATTATAGAATAAGCCATATGATTCTTGGTCTTTATATTTAAATCCCGCGCCCTCTATATGAGTGCGATTATAAAAAATGTTGGCAACTTCATTTGAAATTTCAATAATATTGCATTTTCTAGCAAATACACGTTCATCCATTTTTAGATAATGTTTAATTTTATTTTTAATTATCTCTTTCTTTTCAGGAATAACCCAATAGAAATCTGGAATACTAATTAGCGTAATGCCTTTATTTTTGCAATCAATAAGTTTTCTGTAATGGTAATTTTTATCTCTATACATTTGAGATAAAAACTTATCATCTAAGTCTTTTGAACTGTGATGAAAGGCAATGCCATTAAACTCAATAGCAAGATTGTATTCGGGGATATAGAAATCCAATTCTCTGCCATTCAATACAGAGCGATCTTGAATAATTATTTCACCGTCATAAACAGATTTAAGAAATTCGTAAATTTCATTTTCAAATCTATTCATTCCTGTTTCTTTTGAACATAGTTCACATCCATAGCCTTGGAATAATTTCCCAGCAAATCTAGATTGCTTACCGTGCACAGGACATTTAAATTCAATAGGATTATCATATCCATTGTAAACTGATTCGCTAAAGTCGAGATTAGGATGCAATTCAATTAATCGTGGCCGCCATTCTTCTTCATTTAACAGACTTCTTTCACCAACAGATTCTTGTGAACATCTTAAACAGCCATATTCCTGAATTAATAATTTATAAGGAGTAGTTTCAATATCTCCATGTTTAGAACAAGTAACAATGCATGAATAATTCATGCCAGAATATTTAAACTTGGAATAATTAAACTTGTCCCCATGTTTTAATTTAATCAGCTCAAGAACTTTATCGCCATCATTCATAGAGTTCTCTCGTTTGCACTCTTTACACCCAGCAGATTCAACATTTAAACAATTAAATGGAAGATATTCATACTCACCATGTTTACTACAAAAAAATCGCGCGGGAAATTTCATTCCATTATAACTATCTTCAACAATAGAATATTTATCACCATGACGATTAAATAATCTTTGTTTAAATTCTTCTATTGATACCTTTTCTCTATCTTTGGAACATTTAGGACAATCAGAACGTAAGTGAATTCTACCAGTAGTAGTGAACATTCCATGTTTAGGACAAATAATATTTACCGCACTGATAATATTTTTATAATCAAGTTGAGAATAATCAAATTTATCACCATGAACTTGTCTAGCTCTAGAAATAAATTCTTCTTCAGAAATAACCTTTTTCTCAGATTTGCAACCAGGACAACCATGTCCACCTAAATGATCATTAGGTTTTTGTAAAAAATCACCATGTTTAGGACAAGTTATCAAAACCTTAGTTTGATTATTAATATATTCAACATGTTTATATGAATAAAATCCATTATGAATAGAAGTAGCATTAATAACAAATTCAGATTGAGATTTATCAGAAAACTCTTTTTTCTGCAATTCTCTAGGAAGTGAACCTTTTAAATGATTAACAATTCTTTGTTCATAATTGTCATTAGTAACAGGATCAAAAAATTTAATACTCCCCCTAGTATTTGTATAACTAGAGGGATCGTATTGAAAGCGGTTATGATGAATTATATCAGCCTGTCTTTTGAATTCTTCAAATCCTATTGCGGCGGTCATATCCATAACCTTCATGTAATTTATGTCGATGATGTACGTGAGATATAAGATTATTTAAACGGTTCATGATTAACAGCTCCCCATGTCATCTACGTACGAATGTCGGTGCACAGCAAGGCCTTCTACCATGCGACGAAGGTCATTTATATCATCGACCCTAATGTCATCATTTGTTGTAACTCGTCTAGCCTGACTTCCTCCAAATGGAGATACTTCAGTTTTCCCTCCAGTTGACCAAGTAGGAAAATTTATATTAGGTGGATCAGTTACAGTTGTCTTTGTACCCATAATTAAACCTTTCATTATCTAGCAATGTTCTGCATTGCATTTAAATTTTATCATGGTTTTAAAAAATTGTTTACTTTTAAAATTAATCTATATTTTGCGAACACTTAAAACAATTTCATCGCCAATATAATTAAATACATAGCCGGCAGTAAAATCTGATAATCGATCTAAATAGAAATTCAGATTGGTTAGAACAATATTCATATCGCCGGGCATATTTGAAATGATATCTTCAATCCAAATACAAAGGGAATCACCTTCTTCTAAATCTTCAATTTGATTCCAATTATTAACAATCTTTTTAAAAATTTGCTTAACAATTAAATCTTCAGTTTTCATAATTCCATTCCCCTATTGGATAACCTTCAAATTCGATTAAAGGAATTTTTGCACGACCAGCATTTAAATAACGACTGAACAATAAACCATATGGAATAGGGTCAATAGCGGTAATGCCTAACGCATAGGAAAGTAAAGATCCCGCGGCGCTATTATGGGTAATAAAAGAATGAATATTCAAATCATCATCTTGATACGCAACAGTATACGAATGCCCATTATTAACAGTTAAATCATAAACATATTTATAATTATGATTTGTAATAATTTTCTTATCAGTCACTTCGTGACCAAAGCTATCATAATATTCATTTAATTTTGGATTTAATATTTTTTCTTTTAAAAGATCGCCAATTTCCAAATCCTTAGCTTGAATCCATTTCCAATCGTCTTTATTTGGATCTTCTTTGTCACGAACAAGAGTATAATGCATATGATCAAGAGTAGATACAACACCGTTAATGCTAACTAATGGTTCTCCATTAATTTCGTATTTACAAAAGCGATTAATCTCTACCCATTTCCCATTATGATTTAGAACAGAAACATTTTTCCAACTATTATTTATACCTAAATCCTCTATTGGAATATACTGAATTTGTTTGCCATGGCCAATAACATTTGGCATAGAGTTTTTATTTTCAATATAATCAAGATAAACAGATAATGGAACTGTTTCTCGTTTAAATCCAATACCGTTTTTATAAATGGGTGCTTTATAATCCAAATAAAGAGTCCTGCATTTTATAAGCGTAGAGCCGCAAATACAGCCTCTTCCCGGGCCCGTCATTATCCCTTTAGAGCGCGCATTTTCAAGAATTTCTTGCAACACCAATGGATAAGAACTGAATCCCATTTTTTCATACATAACTAATTCTTCATTCAGACGATCAAGATATTCTTTTTTCTTTTCATCTGTAAAATCTTTGGTATATGTGTCATACCATTGCATTGCTTTAGCTTTAAGAACTGCATCAGGATCTTCATATGGTTGAGGATAAATAATGTCATCAGATTTCTCCAATGTTACATTGCACATATCTGCAATCTTATTTGTATTCTCAAATGCTATTTGATCTTCTTCTGTATTGTAATATTCACCATGAAGTACATGCCAAGGTTTAACATAATACTGAGATGGTTGATAAAACATAGAGTTGTTATCTACATCGCTATCATCTTTATCAGTGTCGGTTAAAGCAACATCTTTAGTCTTCTTATTTAATTGTCCGCCGGTATTTACCAATACAAGCTTAGCATGGTCATCAGATTGCCAAGGATAAACATAATGACTATCACAAGTGATGATCATAGGAATATTATGCTTACGACTTATCTCAGACAGGTTCTTATTTGCGATATCCTGCTCTTCTAGACCTGTATAAGTCTTTTCCAGATAGAATCTATCTCCAAAGATTGATTTCAATTTGAGAGCAATCTGTTCGGCTTCTTCGGGCTTTTCATCTAAATATAGTTGATTAATAGGTCCACCTAAACAAGCGGAAGTGCAAATGATCCCTTCTGAGCATTCTTCTAACAATGCTAAATCAAATCGCGGCTTATAATACTTATACCGCGTCCAAGCAATAGAAGTAGCCTTCATAAGATTTTTATAACCAACATTATTCATAGCAATCAAGAGAATATGATAATTAGCTTTATAGCCTTCAATCTTTTCCTTTATTGATCCGCTATGCAATGTCATATAGCCTTCATTAGCAAAGATAGGCTTAATACCATGCTTCTTACATATAGCAGCCTGTTCATGATGTCCAAACATATTCCCATGCTCAGATAAACACAAACCTCGCATACCTAATGCTTTAACACGTTCACAATACTCTTCTAGTTTTCCAAATCCATCAAGAGGACTAAAAACACTATGAGCATGAAGATTTGTATATTTACCAATATCAACTGGCATAATATCGCCATTAGGATTTTCTTTTGTAGAAATATATTCAGACATCTTTCACCTTTTATTTTTTATAATAACAGAGACTTTAATTCTTCAGCAAACTCATCATCAATATCATTTAATTCATAAAGGATATTGTAATTTGTCACTTTACAAATCTTTTCCTTTAATTCACTAATTGCATCACTATACAATTCTTCAACTACAATTCCGCGAGATTGATTAAACTTCTTAGTCCATTCTTCAAGCTCTTCAGCCTTCTTAACAAAATCTTCTGGATAAATCATTTTAGCATGATAAAGATTGCGAGATGCATACATTAAATCGAGAACAGATTCAGACTGGACAGAATTGATGATTTCTTTAACTTTTTCACCACATTGAGATTTGTGCTCTTTAGTTAATTCTTTGATTTCTGACGTATCAGTAACGTAGAGATCATCAAGTTTTTCTGCAATTTTTTAACCAAAAGATTTATAGTTGATTTAGACAATTTCTTAGCCATTTTATTTTATCCTAACAGAGTCTTTAGCTCTTCTACAAATTCATCATCAACTTGGCCTAATTCTGCAAGAGCATTGTAATTGACTAGCTTAGTTTCCAAAGCTTGAAGCCTTCTTAATTCTTCTTCGGCAGCCACTCTTTTGGATTCAATTTCAGCATTTTTAAATTTATTAATAATTTTAATTACTTTAATACAAAAATCAAAATCTGAATCATTCAATTTTAATTTATTTTTAAGTTCGTATTTACTTAAAAAAGAATAAGAAATTGCAACAAACAATTTTAAAGGATCTTTAATTTGATATTCGTTACATAATTGATTCATCTCTTTTTCATATTCTGAATTCATCTTAATTAAAATTGCACGAGATTGAGGTGTTTCAATCGTTGTAATATTATTCCTGCGCTCAATAATTTTACGCTGGAACATATCAATTGTTTTTTGCGACATCTTTTTAGTCATACTAAATCCAATCTTAAAAATCAATGTCTTCATCAAGAATCGGCGGCACCCATTCTTTTGAACGAACTGTTCCATTAACAAACCAATAACGGACAGGATACATTTCATCTTCTCCTATCACGTCAATGATAAACGCTTCGTCAGTATACATCTTAGATAAATAAGTAAAATCTTCTTCAATATGATAACATTTACCAAAATACCCGCCGTCCATAAGGATTTCTTCTAACACTTCAGGATCCTTGAAAACCTTTTGAGGATGTTTAAAATTATCAAGATTCTCTATTGGTGCTTCTAGAAGTTCAACTCTACATTCATAACCCATTTTATTTACTCCCAAATAATTTGAAAAGAAGATGTGCCAGGAGTAATTTCTACTTTAAATCCCTGTCCAATAAACATATTTCTGATATCATTTAACTCTTTGGCATTGAATTTTTTAAATGATTCATCACGAACTAATGTATACATTTTGCCAAGATCAGCTGCTTTAGATATCTTGCTTTCAATTATAAACAAAGCAGAACTAATATTATTTTTAGAAGCTTTTAATGCCTTCTCTTTCGCCTCTTTTGCATCGATCATTTTTGATTCCAACTTATTTCAATAGTTTTAGAAAAAATATCATTTTTAATATGATACCCGAGATTTTTTAAATATTCTACTTTCTTCATAGAACAAACGGAATTGTATAGTTGCTTATCCATTCTTTCGCTGATATACAAATAAGTAAATCCATGAGAAGCCTTTTCTCGAATTTTATCGAATACTAGTTTTAAATAAGTTGACATAGTGTTTAAATGATTCATAGCAATCCTATAGGCATCTTTTGTTGTTATTTCGTTCATTTTGGTTCTTTCCATTTTTTAAATTCAACAATGCCGCCAATTATTCTAATCTTCCAAGGATTAAGTTTAGATGGTTCTCTCACAACAGAAATGAAATAATTAAAAACAAATTCTTTTTTAGGATTTAATAAGGAAATCAAAATTAAAGATTCAAAAATGTCATTAAAATAAACGTCTACCCAACGTAATATAAATAAATTTTCTAAATCATCTTTATAATACTTACAATGATCAAAATTGTAATTAACGTCAGAAAGATTATTTGTATCATTAATCAATAATCCTTTTGAACTAGGAATTTTATTTTTGACTTTGACAGAATATTTTTGTTTCCCAGTTTCAATTTTTATATATTCATCAAAATCTTCATATTCAATTTTTAAAACAAAGCATTCGTTACGATAAAGCTTAGAAAGATATTCAAAACATTCCACAATAATTTTCGAATTTACATTTTCACTGTAAAAATCATTTTTAGAAAATTCTAAATATTCCGAAGATTTAACTAAATCAATATCACCTTCATAATGTCCTTCTGCTTTACACTTATCAAAATTATAGGGTTTATGAATTAATTCAATACTTAAAGTTTTCATTTTAATTTCCCATTTATAAAGATGAAAGACTTTTCTTCATCGCCTAACTCAAACGAAGAAACAGTAATTTTAAATTCTCGGCCAGAAAATATTTTAGAAATATCTTTCATATCTTCAATAAAATTTGGCCATCTGATATGAACTGGATCATCATAATCATCAAAAAGTCTTAATGCTTCTACAGACTCTATTTTATTTAAATCCAATTTAGAATAATTTCCGTTCAATTCAAACATTAACACTTCTTGAAAATCCATAATGAACACCATAAAAATCTGGGCAGGGTTTCCTGCCCAGGATCTATTAATACAATCCAGATAAATCTGGTTCTTTATAATTAGGACCTTTCATAACTTTGCCGGCAGCATTTTTAATAGCTTTACCGTCAACAAATTTAGAAAAGTTAGAATCCATAACGCGTTTGAAGCCTTCTGGAGAATCAAATCCAAATGTTACCGCTGTGCCTGTATTGACAACTTCAATATCAATAATAGCATCTAAGGCTTCTTTCATGTCAACTTTACCTTTTAATGGCCCTCCAGATTCAATGAATTCTTCAAGATCATTTCTAGCCAAGGCAAAATTTTGTAATACGCTATTGAGCAATTTAGATTCTCTAGATGAATCAATTAAACATGCTTCAGTAAATTCAAATGCTTCTTCAAGTAGAAGTTTAACACGAAGCAATACATCTTTATCAGATGGAACTGTAGGCATTCCATTCACTGTTTGACCTGCAATTTCCATCCAATGTTTAATTAAATCATAATGTTGTTGGGACATTATTATTCCTTTACTCTAAAGATCCAATACAGAAATAAATATTTAAATATTTTGGATCGTGAATTATTTTTTCTCTAATTTTTATTTTTTGAATAGCTGATAATTTATCCAAATCAACTAACAAAATTAAATTTTTCATGCCGCGAAGATTTTCAATTTCATGATCATTTGAAATAAAGAAAACTTTTTCATCTGGATATTCCGCATCAAGATATCCCTCTAATCGAGCAAGACATGTTGTTTTACCAATTTGCCGCGGCAATCTTAATTCAGAGAATAAAAAATCTCTCTGAATGAGACCTTCTGGAACTTCTCTATTGGCCTTTAATTCAATATAACGATTACGATGATAAATTTGATACTCAATCAATTCTTTAGCAAATTTAAACATCTTTTTAAATAATTTTTCATTGTTCATCTGTAGGCTCCATTTCTGATTCTGCAACATCTTCATCAGATATAACAGCTTTATCGAAAATATCAACACCATTTCTAATGAGATTTCTAAGCCATTCTACATCTTCTAGATGATTAATTAGATAATCATAAACACCATTTTTACCTTGGCAAGAAATTTCTTCTTTTCCTTCTGGAACAAATTTAAACCAGGATCCACTTTGATTAATAACCTTATTTTTAAGGCCAAGTTCAATCAATTCTTTGATAGGGTCAAAACCTTTCCAGAACATTAAATCAGATTCAGCTACACCAAATGGATCACCAACTTTATTTTTAACAACAGTGAATTCAACAGTTTGACCGATATACTTATCGTCATCATCTTTAATGCGCATTGATGGCGTAGAGTTCACTTTAATTCTAGTAGAAGAATAAAAAGGTACAGCACGGCCTCCGGGAGTTACCACTCCACCCCACATATCCATCTTATCTCGAACTTGATTTACAAAGACCAATGCAGTATTTGCCTTTCTTAAGGATTCCAATAATTTAGGAATTGATTTTGAAAGAAATCTGGCTTTTTCAGCCATAGTTTCTTTTTCAAAATCGCCCTTTAACTCTCGCTCAGTTAACATTGCGGGAATCGAATCTACAACAACTAAGCTGAATCCACCTGTTTTAACGGCATTATCAACAATATCAAATACCTCTTCAGCTTTTTGTGTTTGAACAAATACAACGCCTTTGTCATTAGCACAATCAAGGCCAAGAGCCTTCATATATCGGAAATTTTGACTTTGCTCAGCATCAATATATAATACAAATTTATCTGGATACTGTTTTCTAGCATTTGCACAAAGAAGCGTAACTAAAGTGCTTTTACCACTAGCGCTCTGTCCATGTATTTCGTGCACTCTACCTAGTGTTAATCCACCATTGCCTATTAATGCATTAAGGACTTCTGAACCAGTAGAAATAGATGGATAATCTCTTATTTCACCATCTGCAAATACAGGTTCATCTTTGCCATACTTTTTATTCATTGCTGTTTTAAACGAAGTGATAGCTCGTTTAAGATCTGGATTGATATCCATTTTAATTTTTTCTGACATTTTATTCTTCTTATTATTTTATCAGTTTGTCAATTTGCTCTAAATTGATACTTTTCTTCTGTGTTTAATACAAATCCAAGGTTTGTTAATCTTGAATCAAAATATTTTATCTTGTCATGTTGAGTTTGCCAAAACAATAGAAAGGCTTCTGCGATACCCATAGAGATCCATTCTTGTATACATCGATTTTGAGCTACATTATTTATAGTATCCGCGCCGGGGACTCTTTTCCCAGGATTTTCATCTTTGTATTGTTCAAGAATTTCGATTCTAACTTGTTGCATTTTTCTTTCATAATGCATTTCACAAACCTTTAAAGTCGATTTTGCATAAGAAAGATTAGATACAATAAGTCTCAACATTTTTATGTATTTAATATTGGCCAAACGTAAATCTTCAATATTAGAAGATTCATTAAGGACCGGTAATTCAATTTCTTTTTCCCAGTTCTCTAATGTTTTTCCTTTGAATAAGGCATTCTTCATAAATGAATTGGCATACTCATCATAAGAACTATATCCAATAGAGAGCGTCCCAAGAACATCATTCATCTGTAAACCTTTCTGACAGTTTTAACAGTACATGAACCTGTAACATTAATTGCAATCCAATATTATCAGGATTTGCATAACAAGCAGATTCCACTACAAAGCTATCATCTAGATTTAATTCTTTAAGATTTTCATCTTTAATAATATGAGCAATGGCAAATACCCTAAGAAGATTGGCGACAAAGACGATATACTCAGAACTTGTTGGCACATCATTGTTTAGTACCTCGTTTACGTTTTCTAACAACTTTAGAATTCTGTTTTTGTTCATCTTCACTCTCCGCAGAGCCTTGTTCCGCTTTTTGTTCGGAAATCTTTTCAATCATCAGTAATCCATATGCAATTGCAACTGCTACTGCATCAGATTCATCATAATTCTCCCAATTAATTTCATCATAATTAACAAGGAAATTTCTTAATCCTTCTCTAACTGTCTCTTTATCAGATCGACCATTGCCAGTTATTTGCTTTTTAACAGTTTGCGGCGGGATTAAATCAAATCCTTTTTTAAGGCCTTCAGATATATAATATTTATACAATCCGCCTAATTCTGCTAAATCAGTAATCCGGCCGGGTGAACCAAAGCTATAATTCTCGATAACAAAGAATTTGCATTTTTGAATTTCTTCAAAAGTTGCACAAGCAAGCTTAAATGTTTCTATTGAATCAACCCTTCTGTCAAAGCCTTTTAAAGGCAATCTTGGAGCAATAGTTTTCTTGGTGATCAATCTAAATTTTCGATCACCAAGAAATTCCACAACAGCTAATCCAGTTGAAGTTATAGAAAGATCAAGTCCACAATACCAAACTGATTCCATTATTGTAAAACCATACGAATCTGACCGAGTGCATGTTGGATTTCTTGCATCCGTTCAGGTAGATTGGTTCGATCTTTTAACTTAAATACAGTTAATTCCAATGCTCCAATAGCATCAAGAAGAGTCCATTCACCTTCCATATCCCAACTAATATTTCCGTTTTCAGATACAATACGGATAACTTTCTTTTTATCTTCTTCAGCAGCTTGAACTTCTGGACTAAGCTGTACATCAATATTAGAAGGCTTCTTGGGAATCACTGCCTTAGGAGTAAACATAGGACCACTTGTGCTTGTCCCATTTTTATTTTGTTCAGTTTGCATTTTTATGTCCTTTTTATATAAAAGTCAATTTTTTCTGCGTCTGATATTAGTGCCATTTTAATAATAGAGCACATATCTTTAAAGCTAATATGTACGCCGCCGAGTTCTTCTTTTATCACATTGGTAGGATAAATATTAATTCTACCATTAGGAGTATGAAGAACAATCATATCTGTAAGTTTAAGAGATTTACCCAATCCAGGGTCACTTAATTTCAAATCATTAACAACTGAATCAATAATTTGACTTACATCAACAGAAACTTTATCAGACTCAATTCCCATTTCAGTAGAATCTGTAGTTTCAATAATAGGCTCCGGCGCAACAGTTTTAACTTTTTCTTCAGCGGGTTGTTTATCCTTATCAAATTCTTCTTCAAGGGAATCTTTGGGCAATTCTTCTATTGGTTCAACAGATTTAGCGCCCATAATAACAGGATAATATTCAATCAATTTAGCTTTAATACCTTGAATAATGTTCCATAAAGTAACCTTATCCTCATCAATACAATGAGGCATAGCATATTGAGAAATAGATCCAGATAAACCAAACAAAAGCATTTTGTTTTTGTCGTCTGTTAAGTTCCCACGAAGAAGAGAGCTACTTGGATAGCCACGTTCCTTAATAAGTTGTTGTCCAATATTAGAAAACAAACCATTAAAACAAAGGAACATAGATTTACCAACAATGTTAAATTCCGTCGACTCTAAATCAACAATTTTATAAGCAGCTTCATTTATCTCGGCGAAAGATAAAACTGCTTTAATGGCATCAACCTCTTTCGAGGTTATGCCTTTCCCTAAAATATATAAAACATTATTCATATTTATTGTTCCTTTATTTAAAACGCAACTTCTTGTGTGTCTTCTAATTCACCTAGATTTAATAAAACATTACGACTTCTTTTTTCATAATGGAATGAAGTCACATTCATTTTTGAAACTAAATCATGTGGTACAAATACCTGTACACTAACTGGAATCCATTTTGGCTTATTAGGATTTGTAGTAACAAAAGTTAAAACATTTCCTCGGACACCCTCTCTCTCTGTTGGATTAAATATTTTTTCAATTTTATATTTAATATTCCCAATAGAAAGAAACTCTCCTATTAAGGATATCGCCGCCAACCATTTAGGTTTTGACATATATTTATAACTGTTATAATAAGGCTCATATATTTTACTGTTTAATCTAGTAAACCTAATAGTATGAATAAATTCTTTATAACAAATATCTGGCTTGCCAATAGAAATATCAACATCTTTAATATGGTCAAAACCATGATCATAAATTAAAAACTCATGACCCGCGATAAAATTCTCGTCACTTAAATTATCAAAAAATGCTTTTTTATGATTAAATCCATAATGCATTAATACATCCGCATTGGAGCCTCTAGCAGAAAGACCATAATTAAGTTTACCTATCAATCTAAGATCAGTTGGAATAACAGAAGGATCCAAATCTGAAATCAGATCAATTAATTCTTTGCGATATTTCGCATTAAGGCGAACAGAACCATCTTGAACATTATAAGAATATCCTAGCGCGCTAAGATTCCCTTTATCAGAATGCTGAATACATGTTTTATCATATTTTAAATACAGCCCATACTTGTTATAAATCTTTTCAATAGCCTTTGCATATTTAAAAAGATTTCTATCATTATCAGATGTGATTGTTAAATCATCTAAATAACGATATCCAAACAAATCTTTATTGTACAAAAAATTAGAAATTTCAATGTCAGCTTGATGAATAAAGATATTTGACAAAATAGGGCTATATGACATTCCAGTTGGAATAGAGTTATTATGTGTCAAAAATGAAACCATATAAATCAACATACGATAATTCATATGACGAATATGTTTAAGTGTTTCAAAACTAACCAAATATTTATTATAATTTCTATCAAATGATACTTGTTGAAACATAAAACCTAATGTTTCTGGAACATATCTTTCACATTCTTCACATAATTTATTATGCACATTATTAAGGCTTCTTGCTACAGCATTATCTGGAATATCGCCGCCTTGAAAAATAAACGGTGCAAACGATTTATTTTTAATAAATTTGCCACATGTAACAGAATTAAAAAACTTACCAATATCAATTTTTAAAAGAGACACAGGTTTTACACCGTAACCATTATCACAAGATACAGATTGTACATGTCTAAAGACTTTCATTGTATCACTTGTAAATCTTCTATCTGGAATAGGTAATATATTTTCAACTCTATCTCGAGACCCTACACTGAAATTAGGCAAATTTTTAATAACAAAAAAATATCGAAAGAAATTTAAATAACTCTCGTGGATTATTTTGATACTTAATAATGAATCTTCATCTAAAGATTTATTTAAAAATGTAATCTTACGCCCCTTTTTATTGGTATAATCCCTAAAAAGAATTGTATTATTAAAATTACCAATAAGGTCGGCCAATTGTTGATATTTAGAAATATTTCCATGATTAGGAAGCAAATCATAAATATCACATGAGCCAATAATAAAACCTTTTAATTCTACTAAATTGGCATAACCAGCTTTTTGAACTACTTTATTAACAAGAGCTTTCATTTTATCGCTCCCGTTTTCGTTTATTCGTTCCATTATTAAAACAGCTTCATAAGCATAGTTATAAAACAAAATAGCTAATCTAATACCCATAGAGGCTTGTCTGACTATTGAAGAATGATATCTTTCATTATCCATTTGTGTTCCTTAAAACAAACCTCAGACAGAGATACACCTCTGTCTGAGGTTTTTCAATCAAGAAAACGCATTTACTAAACAAATACGAAACTTCTTGTCTTTGCTAAGCATTTTAGCAAATTCAATGCCTTCATCTGTAAATGAAGAACTGCGATCAGATGCCGCACGTTCAATTGTTTCTTTTAAAATTGTCAAATTCAAAGAACCATCTCGATATGGAGTTCTTGCAATTATGTCATTCAAGAAATAATTTAAATCATAAGGCTTAGCAACTTCATGTACTGTTATATGCGGCATAGGAATGGACGTGAACGAAATATATTTAGGCCATTCGCGTCGATGCTCCATAAATGAACATAGCCAATTATGAGCTAACGTAGCTGCGCTGTCATTAGCAACAAGAAACTGGTCTTGTTTAGCTTCGTCCACATCCGCCTCTGCACATGAATAAATCTTAACTTCTTCGTCATTTCCCCACGCCTCAGTATTCCAATCAAAGAAATTATTTTCAAAAAAATTGTAATATTTGTCATAAAAACTTGCATACAGTTGACCAAATGTATCTTCATTTCCAACGTCAGCAATTATAATATTTGATCTATTGGAAAGATAACTTGCCGAACAATGTAAACTTTTACGGGCATTATCATTATCAACGAGATTGAAGATAATAGTGGCAGTATTTTCTCCTATAAAGCCAGATAAAAATGAGTCGGTATTAACAAAATTATTTTTATCTTTGCCTTCAAGATTTTCTTTAATCTTAGTCAAATATTTATCAAGATAAACAGTTGAAATACCTTCATTCAAATGTGGCGAATAGCGATCTGCCATAACTGCAGCTTTGTTTTTGCCAATATCTTGTTCAATAAAATTCTGCCGGATCAAATTTTTCGGTTCGACCGTGTCGCCATCAACAAGCGCCAAAGTAAAATCTTTTGTAATCAGGTTTTTACGCTTCATATCATTGATGGTTTTTACAAGTTTTGGGACAAGCCAAGAGCCAGTGCCGCCGCAACCAATAACAACGATTGCCTTAACAGGCCAGTTATGAGTTCTTTTTAAATTTCTACCACTGAAAAGACTAACATTTTCCTTTCCAGCAATAATTTGTTCAAATTCAAATTTCTTCCACGCTTCAAAGAAACGGTCAACAACTGGTTTAATTTTTTCTTTAAATTCTTTATTTAAAATGTCCAATGAAAGATTTTTGAATTTTAAGGTATCAATATATTCCATTTATTTTATTCCCTTAAGAATTCCAAAACATTGATTTAGCAGATTCCTCAATAGTAGGAATGCCTTCATCAATTGGATTTATTAAATTAGTATCGGCGTAAATATTTGCAAAAGCATAATGCATAGCATATAATCCTGCACCAGACAAATATTCAATAGTGGCATCATACTGACCAGAAGAATCTTCTGAAAACTCTTCTTCAAGGCTAAAAGAAGGAGCTTTGTTCTTGGCAAAATAATTCAACAAACCTTCGAACATATGTGGAATAGCTTCATTAATAATGAAATTATCCATATTAGTATATTTACCTAATGCATATTGAAAGTTTTCAAATGCTTTTACAATATGTTCTTCTACTTTATTGGATTCCCAAACTGGTTCAGTTGTAACATCAGAATGACTATGTTCAAAGGCTTTTTGAAAGAATGGCTGAACAATTTCTACATCTGTAGTCTTCAAATTTAAACCAGGATATTTAACATTAATATCCGCAGCCACATCTTCAATTTTTGTGAATATTAAACCCAAATCAATAGCAGTATTTGTAGAATATTTACTGCCGCCATAATTACTACTGTAATCACGTCCATTCCCTACTTGGTCATATTTATTATCATATCCAGAATATGCATTATAATAATCAGAATAATCATCATAATAAGGATAACCACCCGATCCTGTATTGGTCCAAGGCTTAGCTCTAGAAGTACTAATAGAAGAGCTTCCAGTATAATAATTATGAGCAGGATAACTTTTAGTTGTAGTAATAACAGGCGCGCGTTCTGTAATATTTAAATACAGTTCTTCTGGAACTTCATAATGACCTTCGGCAGAAAAATCAAAAATATCATCAATATTCAAATTGATGAATGTGTCCTTATAACAAACACGTTGAACAGTTGTATAATTAAATGTTCCGTCGCCATTTTCTTTCAGTCCGCCGAATACAAATGAATACTGACCATCACGACCTTTTTCATCTGTATTATCAGTACCACTGTAAAATGCACCCATTGTATGATGTGAATGGCTTGTCAATACACAGGTTAAATCAGGATTAGTATAAAACACACCTTCTTTGTCATATGAAATAGACGCGCCAGATACACGTTGAACTGGAACCTCAACAAGATATTCTTGTTTAGACTTATCCCACCAAATTTGTGCCATCACCTCGTTCTTATTAGTTTTATAAATATTTCGATAAAAACGAATAATACCTTGAAATAGATATCCAGGAATCTTTGGTAAATCACCATTAGGAACAAACTTCGCATCAATTTCAGGCATCAATGGAATAGGATCTTTAAATTTTTCTTTCAAAGACCAAAAGTTACCAATAACCTTTTTCTTAAATTCATAAATGCCATCTCGGGCAACAAAAAGATCGCCATCCTCAATGTTATCTTCTTCAATAGACAATACAGTACGAGGGGGCTTAGCTTCTGGAATCATGAATGACATGAGACTATCTAAATCCATACCAGGTTCTTGAACCTGTTTATTGACATAATTAACAGTCATTTTAAACTCCTAATTGACGAACATTAAAGGTATTAATAAAAGAAGAAATCGTATCTGATTTTTTATACTGTTTAGCATTTTTTAAATACATGCTAAAATCAGAACTCATTTCGGGATGTGCTCCGAGATATTTAAACATCAAATAAGTTGGAACATAATAATCATCATTATCTGGTGTACTGCCACGGATTGATCCAAATCCAGGCCATTTTTTAAGATGATTTTCAAAAAAATCGTTATCATAATAATAACTATTATTTAAATCACCATTAAAATTGGAATTTAAAAATAAATATGGCAAAGAGGCTATTTCATTAATATCCTGAGTAGCAATAATATCTCTTGCAGTTCGACTATTTTCGCCCCAACAAATACCATAGCTATCAGAATAATTATTGTAAAGAAATTTATATAGCGGCGCGTCAAAGTGAAAATTTTCACTACCAATCAAATTAATTTCACCAATTAAACTACTTCCAGAAAGAGAAAAACTAAATAGCATATGTGGATAACGAACAGTTTGTGATTCTCCATCTCTAAATTCAACATCATACATATGAAGAATCTTGGTTACAAAAGATGGTACATAAATATGTACACATTTTTTATTGCCAAATGTTGAAACATTAACAATATTCGGCGCAATCATTCCCGTGTCAAAACGTTCAATATTAGATGATAATGCTGATATAATTCCTTGTATTGATGTTGTCTTAGTTCTAGAAGAAACACCATTATTAACAGTAATTTTACCAATTTGATCGTCCAAAAGTTCAATCAAAATTTTTTTATTATCCATTTGAAACCTCGTTTCTAAAAATTCCATTAACAATTTCAGATAATTCTGTAGTACAAGCTATAAGTTTATCAGGATCAATAATGTCTTTTACATCCACTTTAAAAAATATTTTCTTACTGTCATAAACTTTAATTTTAAAGGGATTTAATAAACTTTCAAAAAAGCCAATAGTGAGCATCTGTCCATCTTCAAGCGTTATTCCAACAGAGAATCCATTAAACATACCTCTAATATAAGAATAAAAGAAACTTTCCAAATGAGCATCATCTGAATTCAAAAGATTTCTTAAAAATTCAATAGTTTTATTTTTAGCGCCGATTAATTCTAATTGATCAGCAAGTGCTGTAGCCCACGCCTTACAAATGTACATAGTATTGATAGTATTGTTATTATAAACAATATCTTCTAATTTATATCCATTTGCATCAGATGGCGGAGTGTATGAATCATAATCAAGTTTCATCACAGAAAACTGGTATGAAGATTGCGCTAGACTAAAATAATCAAAACCATAATAATTAGAGTATCTAGGATCTCTAAAGTCATATTTTATAAGTTGAGAAACATCATAAACACTATTTATATTTAAAAATACACCATTTTGATTCGACAAATTGGCAACAGGACCTACTCCGGAAAAGTATCTAAAACTATTTCTGTCATTAGGATTATATGATTTCCAAAATATTGTTATTTCGGCTTCATTGCCAAATTTTTCATTCAAAAATGCTTCAGCAGATGAAGAATTTGGAAAAATTCCAATATCATAAAATTTAATATAATCTGTGCGTTTTTGTACCACAAAGAGCATAAGACAGTACATAACAAAATCATCACTGTAATCAAGTTTAAAACACTCTTTTACATAAGGAACAAATCTATTGATATTAAGATTAGTTAATGCTACATATGTTCTGCCAATATCACCAAATCCAGACTGGAATTTGATATCATTCAATTCATTATGAAATCCCGTATTGTAATACAAATCAGCTGCAACTTTAGCAAAAGCGCGGACAGGATTCAAAAGAAATGTAAGATTTAATAATTCTTTTGAGCTAATTTCACCAAAAGCAACATCTGCAATTACATCAGAAGTATCAATTAATTCAGATTTAAGCATATAACTAGAAGAACGATGTGTGTCGACTAATGTATTATATCTTCTGGGATAAACTTTATCAGATAAATATTCATTAAAATATCTAACAAATGTTGAAGGAATTCGATCTTGATTCCCATCAAATCTAAATTTACGAGGTGTTAAATTTTCTTCTTCCTTAGCAATGCTTAAAGATGTTGCCAAGGCTTTATAAGTATACAATTCTTTTTCATTCATTTAAAAATACCCCGCGCTAATACAAACAGACGGTATCAATTTCAAAGTGCCAGTTATTCTGTTTATAAAACTATCAGAAAGACGAAATTCTTTGGCATTGATAATATATTCAAAATCAGTAGCTAAAAACAATTTCAAATCTTCTTTAGATAAAAACTTAGAAGTTTTTGCTTCTTCAAGTTTTTTAGCGTAAGGAGACTTTTGATATATAGGAGTTGCTACATTCTCAAATAAATAATCAAATCTTTCTTGCCAAGTTTCTCCAGCTTCCGCAACAGCCTTTTCAGCAGACTCTTTTTTTTCATCTTCTTTAGGCTCTTCGGAACCTTCTGGAAACAATAAATTCAATATAGAATCATGATCCATATGTTTTAACCTCCGAAAAGAAAAGGCTTCCTACTTAATAGGAAGCCTACATATTTTACAGCCTACTATCTAGGCGTTATTGCGGAAATGTCCGCCTTTTGCATTTAATTTGTATAAAAAAGCTAAATTAAGCTTTGCTACCAGTACGGTTAGCCAATTGCAGAACGCCGCCTACAACTGTAGCAGTATATTTGCTAGGATCGGAGAAAGTCGCATCTTGAGTTTGCAAAACACGCAATACATCAGCCACAGTGGCAGTGCGAGGGAAAGTACGAGTAACACCATTGTAAGTGTAGCCAGTTACCAATTCAGTCATTTGAGCAGACATTGTTTTTACCTTTTAAAATTAACGATTGTACACGGCGACGATATCGCCAAAAGCATCTTGGAGTTCGATACGATCGCCCTCTTCGATATTAGCAGAAACCCACAGAGTGAAGTCATTAGGCGAATCAAATACAAGATATTCATCACCATTTGCGAAATTTGCTACATCCTCTGCAGTCATAGCGGATGTTCCATTCAGATAGCGTGTCAATGATTCAGCATCCATTCCAGCCGCAGCTTCAGTAATCGCCTCGCGTCCATAAATGAATGATGAAAGTTCACCTGTGTCCATTGCAAATCGAGCAGGAATAAATTCGGCGACAGCTTCTGAGGGAAACAATACAGAACTGAGTTCAGCTGCACTCATAGGTTCCTCAGATACAATAGGAGGAATAATGGCAGCATCTACAGATCCAATAACAAGATGGTTCCCAAACACACGTTTGAGTTCGTTCATATCGAGAACACCATCAATGCGAACTTTTACAGTAGCCATGATTTGTTACCAATTTAAAATTGTTGGAATTGCACTTTCAATCAGTTTACTGATCGCAAATGCCTCTGGAGCGGAAACAGGTATCGAAACCGATGATTTCTCACCTTTGTTGTTTTGATTAACTGTTAAAAAGTATGGAGATTTTCCTTCAGTCCGCTTAAGCTGAATACCTTTGGTTATGCCATTAAATTCATGGAACAAATTACATTCTGATCCACGAGATAATGCATATCCAATTTCTTGTAAATCAGACATTCCTATTTTTACGCCAATTTTATCAGTTTCCCATTTGTAGCTTTTGGCTTCATTTGTAAACTCTTTAACTGGTGCAATTTCTAAATAGCAAAAACCTTCTTCAAGAAAATCACGATCTCCATTTTTTACAACACGAGGGCGAATAAGTTTAATACGCATTGCTGCGGATTTTTTATAAACGCCATAATGTTTTGTATCCAATAAAGGATTGTATTTTACTTCTTCAGACATTTTGTTGTTTTCACTTTACCAGGGGGCTTTACCAACTGCAGGCTGGACTGCTGGTTCAATATTAATTGACTCTGTTACATCTTCTGTTTTCTTAGGTGCAGGTTTTGATTCTGCTTTGCTAGTTTGTATTCTAGCTCGCTGAACTGCATCTAGAATTGCTTCTCTTACTTCTTTGTTAACTGGCCCGGCTGATTCTTGCCATTTGCCATCCTGTTTTTTATAACCAGGATAAGAAATAAAGTAGCCACGAGAGTCGTCTCCCCATAAAGTGATATTAATCTGGATTGCATCATTTACAATTACATATCCAGCCGCAACATGTTTGTCATTAGGACGTTTGTCCCACAAGTGAACTTTAACTGTTAATGCCATTTTATTTTCCTTTCGGACTGTAATCAACTACACGGCGGATAACATTTGCACTTTTTAAGGTTTTGGCGGTTGTATTATACACATGTGTAACATCTGTATAAATGCGAGTAATATAACCTTTTGCGGCCAATTTGGCCATTGCATTAGACATAGTCCCAAATAGATCTACGCCGGCAAAGGTTAAATTATATTCTTCTGGCGGCAAGATAAAATCAAAGTCACCAGCATTTACATCTTTAACATCGCCATCAACCGTATTAAGGTGTAAAACATTATCAACACCTAACCAATTATCAGTTTTAATTTCCCAATTAATTGTTTTGTATTTACCATAACCGTTAATATTATTCCATTTGCTATTGGTTGATCCTGTATAATCTACCAACACAAGAGCATCATGTTTAACCTTGCCCTTAACAAGTGAATCTTGAATTTTGTCCAAGGTCACATTGGCATTTTTAATATATCGGCTATGATTTTCATCAGTAGTTTGATCATTTAGCATCGAAACAACTAAAAGCTCTTTTTTCTTATTTCCCATTTCAGGAATCCGTTTCTTTATTATAATTATTATCGAACGGATTTAATTTGGAGATACTCCATCACATTCAAATATTGTTTTACCATATTCCATTAATTCTCCTATTGTAGGAGGATTATCAGAACACGTAGAAAAAGAAAATGCAATGTGATTCATTTCTGGAAATGTGTGCCAAGCAAAATGACTTGTGCTTAATAAAAGCACTCCAGTATTTTCAGATTCATCATTAAAAATATAGTGGCATTCATTAACAATTTTCATGCCAAGTTTTTCCATTAATAACAATGATCTTGCATTGATATCTTTAAAAGACATTCTTTCTTTTTGATTATTAAAATACCAATATTTAAAATTGTAATTATGTATCTTCATTTCAATCCAACCTTTGTCAAAATCCGATTAAGATCGGAAAAACCGCGAGTTACAAAAGTAATAGCGCTTATCTAGGTCAGACCTAGTCATAATATAGAAACGGAACTTATTCCGCAATCCAGTTACTTAAACAGCCAAAGGGAATTTAACAACTCCAACAGGATTATAATCTTCCAATACAAACATCCCTTCATTGAGTTTACAAACCATCTCTAAGGCTTCTGCAACATTGCATTTGCCTATTTGAGGATCTAATTTCAATTGGGGGTAGTTAATATTAGAAATTAAATGAGCATTATGAATAACTTCTTTAGCACCACCTATATGATTACTGTAAATGTGAGTATCCCCAGTTACATATACTAGTTCGCCAGGTTTGTAACCACAAACTCTCGCTAAGAAATAAATCCATAACCCCATTTGTGCAATATTACTGCTCGATCCGATGCAAACGTCTGCGGACCGCTGATACAGAAGTCCACTCAGTACTCCATCTTCAACGTTGAATTGATATAATAGGTGACATGGAGGTAACACTGCTCTACCATTTTCAACGTTTTCTTTATGGGTTCTTGTTTCATTAGGAACTACAGCAGGATTGAAATATGTAAACATATGTCGTCTGCTATTAGGTCTATTTTGTAAACCATCAATAAGAAGGGCGAGTTGATCTACACCCTGGTTATTGAAGTTCCTCAATTGTGCTCCATATACAGGACCGAGTTCACCGGTCTCAGGATGTGCAAACTCTTCCCAATATTTGCAATTCCGTTCTCGGAGCCAATTGTTATTTGTGAAACCATTTAAAAAGAAAATAAATTCATTTACTACAGATTTCCAGGGAATGCGGCGGGACAATAACATTGGGAATGATTCTGAAATATCAATACGAATCATATTCCCAAAGATTTTCCATGTCCCTACCCCAGTTCTATCTTGGATCATAGGTGTCGTTTCAGACTTTTTAACGAGTTCCTCTAGAACTCGACAATATTCAAGATCTAGATTACTCATAATAATTAAGCCGTTTCTTCCAAAACGCGTTTTACAGCAGCTTGTGGAACAACTTTCAAACGGCGTTTAGCAACAATTTGAATAGGTTCACCAGTGCGAGGATTGCGTCCAGTGCGCGCAGAAGACATTTTAGAGGTTATAGTGAACAAAGGTCCAAAGTGAACACGAGAACTTGGGTCTTCAGCCAATGCGCGAGTGGCATTTTCTAGCCATACACCACAAATTTCTTCAATTCGACGACCAGCTTCTGTTTTTGTAATCTCAGCTTTTTCAGCATATGCTGCAATGAATTCTTCTTTGTTAAACATTTTTATTTCCTTAAAATAAGAAAGATAGTAGATTACCGTCTACATTTATTTTGTTTTATCATCTATATGAAATTTATCAAGATGGAAGACATAAATAGGAGATTTAATAGATTCATCAAATTTGTTATGATAAATTTTAACCACATTCAACAAATCATTTGTTGTTTTTTGATTTTCAGGCGAATGTGCTTGTCTTAACATTTCCAAATTGAGATTATCTAAATCATGAAACTTATGCTCCATTTCATTAATTAATGCGCGAAATGTATAAATAAAAAACACATTAATGGCAATTGATACAATTAATACAAACGTTCCCATGTTATTTCCTTTCGGCAACAATTTGGCAAATTAAACCAGCATCATCTGTTAAGGCTTCAAATTTGTTGATGATCCTAAAACCTTCTTCTGAACGGTTATAAAACTTAGTAAACTGTTTTTTAGTTTTAACATCCATAAAAACATTTTCAATAAAAAGCTCTACTCTTGGATTTTTAAATGCTTCTTCATAAATTCCTTGGCCGCCACAAATTAAAAGTTTTTTATCTCGTGCCAAAACAAAATTGATAGGTTCATCTAGAATATTGAAATCGCCATTCCCACTTCTTGAAATAATAAAGAATTTTTCCTGATATCTTTTGGGCATGGAATTATAAGTATTCCTGCCGCATACTTTCATATAGCGATCATCAAAAACAAATTCTTCAAGAAATTTACGATCATGAATAGAACGCAATGGCAATTCTTTTTCAGGATAACAACCAATACCATGTGTCTTATTATCATAAGCGACAATAGAAACAATCCTATGATCAGAAATGAATTTTGGAATATCATAAATTTTAGACATTATCCAATCCTATCAATTAAATATTTAATTGTTTCAGACATATCAATACCGGGTGTTTCAAATTCGATATAGAAAAAATTCTGATCAAAAATATTTATCCGCCGGCCATTAATAAATGCTAATGTATTTAAAATATCACCTTGAATATAATTCAAAACATCCAAAACTGCCATATTGAATATATCCGTATTGATTCCATTTTGGACAAACGGGACTTCAATAGGAATTGATAGGACAATTTTATTGTTCTTAGTCAATCTAACATTAACAAAAAGTTTTAAATAATTCATACCAACAACAGGATGTTCAAAAATTGGAAATGCATCTTCTTCTAAAATATAGATGCCACCCTTATCAAATGCTTTAATCTTTATTACTGTATTATCAATAATAGAAAAACACTCTGTCTTATATATATTTAAAACATTATCAAAAACTTTCAGACGTTTAATCATTTTTGACCTCAAAAATAAATGGGCGAGAATAAAATGATAGAGCGCATAGATATCTAATTATCTACAAACACTATTCAAAATAATAAGTTCATTAATAGTATTTAATGTATAAGTTTTTTAAATACTCTCGCCGCTAAACTTTAAAAATAAGATTGAGGAACACTGGTAAGATATGCTGCTACTTCTATATTCGCCATAGACACGATAATATATCTGTCTATATACACATCTAAACAAAAGCATTCA